ATCGTATGCTTCAGTGTCCGAAACCGCGATAACACGAATATCATTAAGAGATAATGAACTTGTACTGATATCTAGGTTTGTCCAAGCGGATTGCCCTGCAATTCTGTATTGTAGGACAGGAGTGAGCGTGTTGCCGGATATACTGCTTACAGAACCTTTGGCAACGATTTTAGCATGATCTCCGGTATCGTCTGATACGAAATTATTGGTAGTTGTTCCAGTACCACGAGATGCTGTGATAGAAGCGGATGGGAGACTATAATCAACTACCGTAACATCTAATGCAACAAATGCAGAACGACCTCTACTATCGGTAGCAGATACTTTGACAACTTTTGTTCCTGTCTTTGTAAACGCATCGAATGTATATTCCGTTCCGCTTGATGCTGTTTTATCTGACATATCAGTAACGGATATCTTCAGTGTTTTTATGGATGACCCGTACACACCAGAAGCAGTAGGTTTTACCTTAACTCCAGAAAGCAACTTCGCATAACATCCAAACGTATTATTCGTATTGGAAAGCGATGCAATATTGCATGTAGGAACTACGGATGCCGGGAGATAAGCAGTAACTGACACAGTTTTCGTACCAATCTTTGTGCTTCCATTCATCGTATCAACAGTGAATGTTAATGTTCCGCTTGTCGCATTCGGTATCTGACCAGCATATTTTGCTATCGTAAATCCATTCCATACGACATTATCCACACAAGAGTTCGTTACTACTTCTGACTTATTTCCGAATGTAGCTGTTACCTTATGTGTAAAGTTCGCTTTCTTGTTCATATGTATGGTTATTTGATCGCCAATGTTTACCGAAGATACGCTTGAAGGCCAGTTGTTTACAGATGGCTGCGATGCTCTTGGTATGGTGTCAAGAGACCAACTACCACTTCCGTTTCCAGTACCATCTGCGTAATAGTAAATAGCACTAGAAATACTTGCTGAAAAAGATTGCGTACCATTACTGTTATGACTAACAGTAACAGATCCACTACACAGCTTTCCTTTATATTGTTTCCATCGACCAGTGTTGTTATAAACTATGTTCCCGGCAACAACTACCTTACATGGCCCAGTCATATACCATCCAGCACTACCTCCTATAGCTTCGACAGTATAAGAGATTGTAGATGTATTTGCGCCAACATTTTGTGAAGCAGTCCAGCTAAATTTCCAGCATCTTCCTTCGTATCCACTGGTCGTAAAACTTCCGCTTAAAGCCATACAATACCACCTCCTTTATGGCTAAGAATTTATTGCCACCCAAAGTACCTAAATGACAGGTTGCCATTTGAACGTGGGATAAAAGCAAACTTTCCAAGTTGCAATCTATCTAAGATTTCAGCATCCGTTACATACAGCTTATTGTTACTGAAATAAGCAACTTCATCTGTTCCTTGGTAGAAACTTAACTTTTGCTCGCTCAACAGCATTGATAACTGCATAGACGGATCTTGGCTAGAAATCTTTCTTGTAATACGCAGTCCGGCATCTTCCATAGAGAAACATTCAGTCGTTTGCTCTATACTTTCAACTCTTCCGTTTATGGCATCAACACGAACAATGTATGTATTGACATCAGTTTGTACCTTATCAACTTGTTGTTGTGTCGTGACATTACTTTTCCGGATTTCTTCTATACGCCCATCTTCGCCGACCAAATCATCAAAGTCTTTTCTATTTGAAACAACATCGTTAATTACATCAGAGATAATCTTCTTCAATTCGTCAGACATATCACCAGTAATCTTATCTGTGTAATCTGTTAAATCTTCTGGAGCAGGGTAGTAGTCTGTGGGACGGTTTCCTTTTTCCAACTGGATATAATCAATTGCATAATAGTCATTACTATTCATGTTATCTGTAATTCTAAGCACATTTGATGTCACCCCAACATTGCCAGTAGAAATCAACTGACCTGAAGATGTAACGAATATGTCACGATTGTCAGATACAATATCAAACTCTGTATCTTCTAAAGTCAGGACGGTGTAAACCTTGTTCCATCCAGATGTAAGCTGTATCTGTTGCATATCAGTTGTCTGCATTACACCATTCGTATTTGCAAGGCAAACATTGAGTGTCATATTTTGACGAGAATATACATTCATTGATACCGTCAGTTTCGTTCCAAGTTCCGTAGCAACCAAATTGTCCGTATATACTTCGTAGTACACAGCCTTGGCAGCATTTGAGCCAGTTCCAGGCTGTACCTTGATTACACGCTTTGCATCAATTTCAGCTTCAGAAATAGAATATACTTTGTCAGTTCCATAATAATGACAACCTTCAAGCTGGTTCGATTTCTTCAACAGGTTTCTTGCTCCGATAAGCATGTTTGAACTATCAACTAAGATAGGAACTGTCTGAATATCAAGTAGATTATCTTCAGTTGGAATTTGATTAGCTTTGTGCATTTCTATAGTGTAAAAAGCTGGCATGTTAGCCTCACCATAAATAGTAAATATTTGTTCGGAAATATTATTTGATGAACTTATAATTTCTTCTGTACGATTATCACTATAAGTTTTTGATATAATAAAACGGCATGGGTAAACAACTCGATCACCATCCCCATCTCTATAATATCCTTTTGCTTTTATCGTATCTGGTGTGATAATATTATTTCCGTCAATTTTTACAGCACTTGTATCAAGTTCTAAGAAATAAGTTCTTCCGGCATCACCAACATCACCTTGTTTTGCATTGGTATATGAGACAGTAGAATTGCCATCTGAATATTGAACGGTTGTTCTTGTCCAAAGGTACATGCCATCTACTAAATCAGGGATTTCATCTGACCATTTATTCGTTACGAATAAATTAGAAGAATTATCAATCAATGATTTTCCATCATTTGTAACAAGCTCAACTGATTCTGGAGGAACAGAAGAATTTTCTGTTGTGGTGATATATTCTACTTTAGTAGAAGTGATAGTAACATCATCACCCTTGATTTTTGACCAAGTGTAATCTGTGGGATTTTTACTATCTGTCTCAATATTGTCAGTATATTGTCCGATATATTTTTTATTTGTTCCATTAACTGTATCAAAACCAGTTTTACCGTCAGAGGAATCGGCATAAGCTATATGAATATATCCGTTTTCACCAGGAACGCCATTTTCACCTACATATTTAGACCACTTATATTCGCTTGATTTTGTTGGTGCGGTTGAAGTGGTAGTTGATGCTATACCAACATATTTTGTCGTTGATGATGGAGTTGCAGTCATTCCAGTACCATTTGCATCAGTAGCATAACGTACCCAAAGATAAGAAGATGTACCATCGAAATAATCTACACCCTTAATAGGTGTCTTTCCGTCCGTTCCTTTAATTAAAGTCCACGTATATTTTGTCGAATCATCACTATCGGCTTCAATATTATCGGTATATTGACCAATGTATTTTTTACCCGTTCCAACTGTTTTACTAAATCCAGTTTTGCCATCGGCAGAGTCAGCATAAGCAATATGAACATATCCATTCTTTCCAGGAGTTCCGTTTTCACCTACATATTTAGACCACTTATAATTGCTTATTGTAGTTGGCGCAGTGTTTGTTGTGGTAGTCGCAGTACCTATATATTTTGTATCTGCACTTGGAGTCGTAGTCATACCACTTCCATCAGAATTAGCGGAGTAACGAATCCATAAATATGAAGATGTACCGTCAAAATAGTCAACACCTTTTACTGGTGTTTTACCATCATCACCCTTGATTTTTGACCAAGTGTAATCCTTATAATTTCCACTGTCTGCTTGTGTATTGTCTGAATATACTCCAATATAAATTGCACCAGTAAATTCGGATTTAGAGAATCCTTCCTTACCATCAGCACTCATGGCATAAGCAAAATGAACATAACCATTTTTACCTGGAATACCATCTTCACCATCTTTACCAGCGAACTTAGACCATACATAAGAACTTGCAGAGTCAGGATCTTTTATTACATCGTTGACGCAAATACCTATATAATCAGAAGGAATTTCTGAAATTTGGTCATCTGTAGGATTTGGATAAGCAGAATATTTTATATGGACATAATTACTTGAACCATCTCTACCATCACGTCCATTGATACCGTCTTTACCGTCAGTTCCATCAATACCTTGTCTCGATACACTGTATGTGACGGTCGAATTTCCGTCTGAATAATTTACAGTAGTTCTCGTCCAAAGATAAGAACCTTCAATTACATATGGAATAGAAGATAACCATTTATTCGTTGCAATTTCATTTCCATTACTATCAACAATATTTTTGCCATCACTGGTAGCAAGAGAATTTGCTTGCGGTGGTATAATTCCGTTATCGCTAGGAATATATACAACTTCCGTAGAAGTAATATATATACTATCTCCGTCTTTACCATCATCGCCCTTAAATTTTGACCATGCATATTTTTTATAATCTGTACTGTCTGCTTTGATATTGTCAGTATATACGCCTATATAGGTTGCACCTTCATACTCACAAACGTTAAAGTTTACACTTCCATCGGCAGATTGAGCATATGCGAAATGCACAAAAGAATCTTCACCATCTTTTCCATCTAAACCAGGTGTTCCATCAGCACCGTCCTTACCTGAAAAACGACTCCAAGTATAAGAACTTGCAGTAATAGGATCGTTTAAATTTGTATCAACACAAATACCAATGTACGCAGCCGGAACTTCTGTCAACATATCATCAGTAGGATTTGCTACAGAACTATATTTAATATGAATATAAGTGCTAATACCATCCTTACCATCTTTTCCTGGAATACCTTGTATTCCTTGTCCACCAGTTGCACCAGCTTTAAGTTTTGCAATACGCAGCTTTTTACTTATGGCAATTTTACCCATATAAATGAGATCAAATACTACTTCTCCACGGTCGGTAGACAGTCCCTTTAAGGTATAGCGATATTTAGTTTTATCCCATTCACCGGTAACACCACTTGTTGCAGTGATTGTCCAAGATAAGTCTGATGACTTTGTGATATCAGTGCTTCCAGAAAATACAGTTACATTTGTATAGCAATCCGTAAAATTACCACCATTACCATTGGAATCAGTCGTAATGCCTATATATTCATTGTCAAGTTGAACCACAAGAGCAGATGCTTCTTGCTTGATTGTTTTATCAATATAAGAGCCAAGATCATCACTGGTTGTCATCTGAATATGTTTGCCGTTAATTTTGATATTTCCATCATCATCGACATATACATATTTAGTGTAAGATCCATCTTCGTTCTTTCGCTGCAAAGTAAACAAATCTTTATTTGTATCGTTTGCGTCCGAAGTAACAGTAAAACCATTTTCGTCAATTTTTACTGAACCAGAAGTGTTATAGATTCCAACTTTATTTCCGAGAATAATGTTACCGACAATTTTATGAGCGATAATTCCATAGTCCTCTTTGTATGTACCAGATTCAGGATCAAAGTAAATATACTTACCAAGTCCAGTTTGAACAGTCTTCCAACCATCGTTTGTATAGTAAAAGCCATGATTGATTATTTTTGTTTGCTCAGAACTGTAATCATCACCAAACTCATTTTTTTCACGCATGAGCAAACCAGTCTCATCCACAACCATATTTTGATTGTCTGCAGCATTTACAATTTTCTTGTTAGTAAGGTTTAATCCATTTTCAACCATATCCATGATTTGTTTGTTGGCATTATTACCCTTATTCGCTTGATGCTGCACCATTGAATATGATGTTGACATAGACTGAGCTTGTGATAAGATACTCTGGATATCAGAAGCAGAATTTAATCCATAGGTTACATCAGAAAATTCTACATTCAAAGAATCAAGATTATCATAATCAATCTTATATGAAGTCAAACGCAATTTATAAATTGTTTCATCAATCTCTATACGAACCCAATTACCAACATCAAAATTTACTAAGAGTGGAGAAAATGTTGCATCACCTTTCACGAAATATAATTGATCGTGTGACACAATATTTACACCAGCCAAAGTAACAATTGGAACAGGAGATGATTCAACATCTTGTTCTTTTACGAGTAAAAAGTTACTCAAATTACAACTAATGGTGTGTTGCAAAGTAGCAGATTTTACAATTTCACGTTCCGCATTTTTGATAAATTCTTTGGCTTGCATAATAAGTTCTTTGTCTGACAATCCATCAGAAATGAAATTATCATTCTTATATGTGTCATCACGTCTAAATGAACAAAACTCAGTCCAAAGTGAATTCCCAAGATAAGTATGCAAATCCAAATTATTCGCAATAACCTGTCGCTGCTTTTCGATATAATCAAGAACACCTTCTGGATTACTTTTAGAACCACGCAATTTCAGAATTTCAGATTCACGTTCCCTCAACTCATCTTCAATCCATATGCTTTTACTGTAATATGGATAATACATTGATTCATACATATCATTTTCTGGATCAGCAATACCTTGTTGAATTAGAATGTCTAAACAACCTCTTACAATACTTGCAAGAATATTCAAATTATCGACACTATAAAAGGACAAAGCCTTTTTGAATTCAGCCTCGTCCTTTTTAAATAAAGTAACTGTTCCAGTAGCATCAACATCATTTTTTTTCATTGCTTTTTCAAGCTGACATTTAATAAAATCCGATGTAGCATCTGATACATATATTGTTATAATTGATGTGGTTGCCTTATCATTCTCATCTGCATAACTTGATAGAGTGATAGTTCCTTTCCAAACGTTCCCACTGTATGAATCATTTGTTGCTGTAATTCTATACAATGATGTGTCTACAAAAACTTTCGCATAATTTTGTAGAGCCAAAGTAACCGTAGATACAGACGCTTTATTGGCATTTTGAATACCAAGAGGTGAAAGCGTATTGGTAGTCAATTTCTTGATTTCTTGTGCAGCCGTTGTTTTCGTCCCACGTTCTGAGACTGGTGCAAGAGTAGTTTTTAATAAACTGTAAAAATTTAAAGCAGAATAATACAAATCTGTTAAAGAAGAGTACCCTACAATTGGATATTTCACATTCATTAAAGAACTATCGTACAACTTATATTTATTGATTAGTGTATTGTAATCACTAATAACAGTAGATGAAATATCAATTTTTTTATCTGATGAATATGAAGCGTATTCTTTTTCGTAAGTAGATAATTTGTCACGTAATGTTTTTGACATATCGGCACGAACAGAATCACTAAAATACCAAATATATTGACTTCCGCTTGGATTTATATTTCTAATTGTGGCTGTCATTAAATCATCACCAGCGACCAAACGAAAACAGTTTTTTACTTCATCCTTATTTGAAGAATACGAAATATTTCCGGCGAAATTTTCATGGCTTAAAAAGATACCACTATCTGAACCATATCCAAATTTAATATTAGCAGAGTTACATTTGGTACACATTTTGTTTGTGAATGTTCCACGTTCTCCACATTCCATACAAACATCGTTTAAATCATAAACAGAAATTGTCCTGTGGATTTTTCCATCATTATTGACAGATTCGCCATAAACAAACAAACATTCTACTTCATTTGCGATATCATCAAATGCGCCTTTTATAGTAGAACCATCCCATGAAAATGTTCTTTGCAAATTAGCGATAGAGGAATCTACATGAACAATTGTATAATGGGATGCTTTATCTTTTAAAATTCTATCTAATGCAGATCCTTCTGGATTAGTTGGATCATATATAATAGTAGGGGTGTAATCGTCCCTTGCAATATCATCCTCTGTGTTGATTTCAATGTCATTTAAACTAAGCTGTCCAAGTTCAGCTTCTTGTAAATGAACACCTTGACAGTGTTTTATAGTAGCGTCATCCTCATCTGTTTCAACGGAAAGTTCATACCACGGATTAAAAGATGCTGTGTCAAGATGTGGGATATAGATCAATCTAAAGTCTCTAATGTCGTTCCATAATTCACATGTAACATTATCAACCTTTTTATAAACATCAAAAGTAATTTCAGCAGCTTGTGCAAGATCATTTTTATTGGTAAGTGATTGAACATTATGAATAATTCCTTGTTTTGTCCCACCACGATAAGCCAATACGAGATCAGGTGCAATAGGCTGTCCATCTGGACTTATTTCTATAAGACCACCATATAAAGAAGTATTCATTATGCAATCACCACCTTCGCTATTGGGTTATATGAAATTGAGTATGTACAAGGTAAGTTAAATGTCAGTTTATTAACTGTTTTGCCATACTCATTGTTAATTCGTATAAACTTATAATTAAAATCATCACCCAACTCATGAGAATTATTACTTGACATAATTTGCAAAAGATGAGTGAAAGTCAAAGTTTCACCAGATGAGCAACCACGCACAACAGTTGTCCGTTTATCGTACTCATTAGTGATTTTTAAATCACCAGCAGATTTAAGCGTTATTGTAATATCAGGATACAGATAACCTTCTTCATCGCTTGTGTCATTGATACTAATTGATCCGTCCTTGTCAACAGATCCACTAAAATTCAATTTATCCTTATAGCCGAACGGGGCAGTGGCAGTAAATGTTAGATGAAAGCCTATACAGCCAAAAGCATAATGAATTTCTTCTATATTAAATGTACCATTCCAAAAGTAACCATCATATTCATCACTACACAACCGCAGCTCAGATGCATTTGGAGATCCAAGCCATCTTTTTATAACTGCACATTCAGTTGGAGAAATTAAATTTTTATTGTTTTTATCGCCTATTTTACATATTGAGAATTCCATAACTAATTGGCTGTTATATGTATAATATAAAATAGGAAAATATTTACTTCCAAACATTGAAATAGAAGTAAAATCTCTTTGAGAGTCAGTAGTCGCAGTATTTGCAGACGAAGCATCATCAAAATCGCATACCATATATCCATGACTACTTAATTTTTCATCACGAAAAATAAAATCATAACCATACATAATAATTCCTCCATTAGTTTATTGTGAAAAATAACTGTTTACTTTTGACGTTTCATATTTTTTACTAAGTCATCCATTTCTTTTTTATATTTTTTCTTCATAGAATTAACAGACATAATTGCCTGAGAATATTTTTCTTTTAGTTCTTTTATATCCGCTATACCGTCACGATAGATTTGCTCGGATTCTCGTATGTCAGATATAACTTTTTCAAGAGAGGATATCTTCTGTTTCAATATAGTATTTTCTTCGATAAGTTCTTTATTTTTGAGTATTAAAGAATCATTCGATTTCAGAAGTCGTTGAATTTTTCTTTTTTGCATTTCTTTTTCTAAAATCATGTTTTACTCCTAATAAAAATGAAGGGCGTATTACAGCCCCTCATTTACCACTTATATTTATTTTTGGCTAATGTGCTTTTACCAGCAACAACACCAATCGTCATAGCTTGAATCATATCTTCAAACTTTTCATCCTTTTTTGCACGATTCATAAATTCCTCATAGTTTGTTACATTTGGCAGATTAAATGTAACTTCACCTATGCTGTTATTATTTACACGCATATAAGGTTCAAGACCAGAAAGAATACCATTATTAAACAAGTTCCCACTAATAAATCCAGATGGATCGCTTGCCATATCCCATATGTTTCGTGTGGCATCGGCGGTAAGCACACTGTCACCTTTTGCGATATGAGTTACAATAGCGTTCTCAGATGGCTTGACAATAGATTCACTACCAAGCTCATTTACCCACGCATTTTCAGCTTTCGCAGCATTTTTCAGACCGACAGCATATTTATTGTAATGATATGGTGAAAGGTCACGGATTCCCTGGTATCTACCAACCCACGCACCAGAACGTACATAACCTTCTCTGCCCATCTGATTTACGATACTTTGAACTCTATTGGCATCAAAACCTTTAGCTTGCAAACGGCTAACTCTGGTATTTCCAGTTCCCCAACCATAGTTACCGTTCCAAATAGCAAGAGCAACACCATAGTAATCCTTATCGGTTCGTGCCGGTTTTGATGGCGTAGAAGGAGTATTGTTTGACGGTTTTGAAGGTTGACTTGCTGGTTTACTTGCTTCCGTCTGTTTCTTTGTGGCTTCCGCTTTAGCTTTCGCCTCTGCATCTGCCTTTGCAATCAAAGCATCAGTATAAGACTTAATACCAAGAATCGCATTCAATGTAGAAGTATTCTGTGTTAAGAACTGATCGCCATATTTAGAAATAACAGTAAAAGCACCACCATCATTCGTCCAGATAGAATTCATGGTTTCTGACAATGTATAGCCAACATTTGCACATTCTTGTTGAATTGTATCGCTAATAGAAGATGAATTTGCATTGATTGAATCAATCATGTCAGATAAAAAAGCATCAACGTTATCCAATCTTGCATTAAGAGATAACTCATATTCATTATACAAATCATCTAATAATTTTTTCTGGTCTGTGATGTATCTGTCATACTCTGTTTCTTGCAATTCTTCCATAGCTTTTGATAAATCAACCTGGATTTTCTGAATTGTAGCTTTAGTTTCCTCTGAATTATCTCCGGCATAAGCTGATAACTGTTTCTGCAAAGAAGCAATTTCATCAGATTGTTCTTTTACCTTTTTCTGATAATCATAGAGGTCTTTTGCACTATCCAATGAATCTGTATAAGCATCTATCAAATCTTTGAGAGAATCAAGCTGCGCTTCAATTCCGTCTTTTACCAAATCAATCATAGCCTGTTTTTCATCTTCGGCAGCAAGAATAGATTTTCTCTGTAATTCGAGAAGTTCCTGTCTACGTTCAATGAGGTCAGTGTTATATGGATCTTTGGCAATTTCCGCATTTAACTCTTTGATAGCTTTGGCATATTGGTCAGCTTGTGCCATATCGACATTGTAATTCTGCCCATGTAACCCCATAGTTGCCATGCCGGTATCTGTCATTTGACCTTTATCATCAAATAACTTTCCATTTGCCATTAAGTCAATGAGGAAATCTGCTTCATCGGTAATATTTGATATACGATCTTCCATATAATCAAAATATTCCCAATCAAGCTCACGCATTGTTTTCTGATATTCAAGCAGTGAGAGATTGGATTCATCAATTGCCTCTTTGACATCATTGATGCTTTTCTGCATCTCATACCATTGCTCAGAACCCTTTTCGATTTCACCAGAAGCCATTGCCTGATTGAAAGATTCCGTTAAATCAACTAATTCTTTTTGGAGAATTGCCTGATTTTCTTTCTCAGCTTTTTGGAGAGCTTGATAATAAACCTTGCTTCCTTTTAAGCCTTTTGCTTCTAGTGTATCAAGCCCAGTGTTATATGTATCAGTCAAATGTTGTACAAGAGCCAACTGGTTATCAAAATCAGTGGAAATGTTACTGAATCTGTCAGCATATAACTTGGCGATTTCTTCATGTAAATCGGCTACAGCGTCTTTTGCTTCAATCGCTTTTTCATAAAAGTCTTGAAAATCCTTAATCTTATCAGACAAGTCTTCATCAGTAATCGTGGATATATCAATCGTGCCATTCTTTACCTTATCCATCCAGTCAGATGATAAACCGACAGAATTAGCCTGTTGCATATATCTGGTGTATGCTTGATTCTGAGTATTGATTTGCTGAGTGATTAAAGAGATTTCATCGGCAGCAGCACTATTACGTTTTGCCAACGTTTTGAATGCGCTTTCTGCTTTTACTTTTACTCTGTCAATCGCTTCACTGATTCGTTTTATAGCAATTTCAATCCAGTCAAATGTTTCTTCAAAGTCTTTCTCAGAAGAACTACTTGAACTAGAAGAACTTGATTTTGAAGAAGAACTTCCGCTAGAACTTCTGCTAGAACTTCTGCTAGAACTTGAACCACCAGAAGAACTACTTGATTTAGAGGAAGATTTCTTTGTGGATGGAGATGAACTTGGTTTATATGGCTTATACCCACCAGTCACCAAAGCTGTACCACTTACAAGTGCAGCAGCACGACCAGCAACATAGCCATTTTCCAACAAGGATTCTGATTGTACATGATTGAAAACGATAGCACCAGCAGGTATGTCCCTAAACTCAGCACCATTGTCACCAACTGTATACCATCTTCCAGTGTGCGGATCTACAACGATTTCTCGTCCAAGTTCTCCGACAAGTGTTTTACCTCCTGGAGCAGTACCCCAGTCACCACCAGCTTTTGCAGTACCAGAAACATGAGCTGTACCATTTACATCTACAGCACCAGTCTTTACATAATTTACATAACGTGTAAGAGTTGTAAAAGATTCCGGCAAACTGCCCGTATGTGGCACATAGTTTACATCACGGTTAATTGCATCAAATGATTCCGGCAAAGCATCTGTTTTCGGATCATAGATTACATCACATTTTTTAGAATCTGGATTATAACCCTCAATTGCAGAAGCATCAACATTTGCCTTTACATTGATTGTTTCAGCAGATAATCCAGCAATAGAACTTTTAATTGAATCTACAGAAGTAGAATCAATGTCTAATTTTGCCTTAATATCTGGTGAAATACCCTCAATTTCAGAAGCTAAAGAGTTGACTTTAGACTCTGCCTCTGTGGTATCAGCACCGACTTTTTGTTTAATTTCAAGGTCGTTTGTGGCAGTTTGGAACTGTTGTAAAAGTGAGATAGCATTGCTTATTTCACCTTCGACCTGTGAAGTATCAACACGCATAACATCTGGTTGAGAAAGAAGTTGCTTCTGAGTCAGACAGTATTGAATAACAGAATTTGCATTTTCAATACTTGAAGCATCAACGTCTGGTCGTGCTTTTACAGCATCCATTTCCGCAATAGTAGCATCCAAAGCAGAAATTTGTTCTTCTGTTGTGGACAAATCGGAAACATCCATTTTAATTTTTAAATTACTGTTTCCGTCAACCTGTCTCAGAGATTCGGCAGCTTCATTTGCTTCAACAGCTAAGTCACCGATAGTTTTGACAGCCTCATCGCCCCAGTCGAAATCAGCACCTTTTAACTGTAATTCATCAAAGAATGCCTGAACCATTCCAGAAGACATATTAAGACCTTCTGCGAAGTCCTCCATTTTCTTTCCACCGAGAACCTGGAAACCATCATCTTCACTGTATTTCATAAGTCCGGCATTAACAGAATTCTCCAAGAATTTGTCAATATTCAGACCATCAACAGCACCATTATCATCAAATTTCAAATACTGCTTGAAATCAGACATGTAAGATTCAATTGCACTTAAATCGTCACCATCAACTGAATCTGGTACAATGAAATCAATGGCAGCTTCAAATTTTTTTGAACCAAAATCCCCAAATACATCAGAGTTTGAATCATAAGTGTCTCTAATCCTCTGAATAGCACTTACAGCATCATTTGCCATATCTCCATAATCAGAACCACCTTGAGCATTGAGCCAATTCTGATATGAACCAACGGCTTCCTGAATAGATGTTGACAATAAATCATATTGTTTACATGTATCTGCAATAGCACTATTTTCGGCAAGCAAAGCATCAATAGACTCTTGAATACTTGCTTTTTCTGAATCAGAAGCACTCGCAAGAGAAGCTCTTAACTGCTCTATCTCTTTTGCATTTTCAAGATACTTCGCTTGTTCTAATGCTTTATTTGAATTGTTAATGGCAACCTGTTCATCAGCTTTTGCTTTTGCAATTTCTCTTACCTTTTCGGCGTTCAACTGCATTGTACCATTTACATATTCAAGCGCACCTTGATAATCTTTTAACTCATCTGAATTAAAATCAGCAAGGGATATAGATTTTCCATTTTGCTGTCCAGCAATAGCTTCTTGGGCAGCACTTATACCAGAAATCAATGTTTGTGATGCAGTCATAGCAGCGTCAGCAGTCTGAGTTATAGACGCACTTGCTTGACTATAAATATCTGAAACTTTCTTTGCACTGTCAGCAGCTTCACTTTCCGATTCTGACAACTGTTGGTTTGCATCACTTGCATCAAGAACAGAATCATAAAGATTATCTATTTTTTCTTTTTCTTCCTCAAATCCAGGAAGTGCTTCTCCATTTTCATTCAACAGAGAATCATAGTTATCGGAAATAACACTAAGGTTATCTTTAATATCAGAAGTAAGAGAGTCACGTTCTTTCTCTAAATCCTTAATATTGCCGGTAACTTTTTCGTATTCTGTAGCAGATTGATACCATTTAGAAGTTTTGTCTTGTCCGCTATCAATGAGATCTTGTTGCTGTTTATAATAGTCAGTTAATTGTTGTTCAACAGATGTAAGTCTTTCACGCTTAGATAATGTTTCATCAACAATTGTACCAGACTGCATTTTCTCATATGATGTGCCAGAATACATATCTACATCATATTCACCTGTGCCCCATGTTCGGTTTTTATTAAGAACATTGTTTGCAGCTTTAGCAGCTTCCTGTTGGTCATACTCTGCAATTTTCTGTTTTATTGCTAACTGCGAAGATAACTGGGCGTTTGTTGTTTCCAATGCAGATAAAGACTGAGCATCAGTAGCAGAAAGATTAAGCTCTTTCAGTTTATTGATAATATCCTGAATGGTATCTTCATCTGTAAAAGTAACACCATGTTCTGTTGCCAATTCTTCAACTTTTGATCTTAAAGAATCTTGTTTGCTTTCTACATCTTTAACATCATTTAGTGCTGTTTCGTATGTACTTCTTGCTTCACTTGCTTTGTCGCACGCTTCATCAAAAGATTCTGTCAAAGCATCAACTACTTTTACGACACCAAAAATAGCACCAGCAGCAAGAATAGCCCAACCTACGGGATTAGTAAGTAAGAATGTTGCTAATCCGGCAGCAGCAGCTTTCAAAGAAGCAGCAAGACCAGCCGTTGCAACAGCAGCCGTACCATTTGCAGCAGCCATTGTTCCAGCGGTAACAGCAGCAGCAGCTTCCGCAGAACTCAAGCCTGTTGCTTCCAAAGCTGCGATAATTGCAGATTCTCCAACCCCTTGAGCAGCTAAAGCAGCAGCGATTTGACTTGCTGTAAATTGAGTGGCAGACATAGCACCGGCGATTTGCTCAGTAGTAAGTCCTTGTGTTGACAATGCAGCAGCAACAGTTGTAGCATCATATCCAGCCGTTGCCATTGCAGCAGCCGTTTCTATTGAACTATATCCAGCAGCAGCTAAAGCAGCAGCCGTTTGTTCTGCAGAAAGACTTGCCATGCTTGCACCAGCAGCAATCGCTTCAGCAGAAAATTGACTCAATGATGAACCAATTTCAGAGAAGTCCATTGCTGTCATTGTCGCTTCGCAAGCAGAAGCGTATGATTTAAGGTCTAAAAAGACTTTTCCAACATTTCCTAAATTTTGTAGTTGCTTTATTTTATAAACATATTGAAAAGTCTTGATAAGTGTGATACATTATTATTGTATGATTATAAAGGAAGGTGATTGTATGTCTATGATTAAATGCCCAGAATGTAATAACATGATTTCTGATAAATCAAAACAGTGTATACATTGCGGTTTCCCATTACCAACATTTGAAGAAGTACCAGATGGATTCTGTCTTATTGACGGAGTACCCCGTGATCTTCATGAAGCATTGAATAAAATTGATGATTACCCTAATATGACTCCTGATGAGCAGAAAAAATTAAAAGGGTGGATTTTTGGTCAATGCCAAACTATCTCTATTTATGCTGCAGAACAACTTCTAAATATTATATTAGAAACTCATGCAGTGCCAAAAGAATTTGACGGATCATATAAAAGAGTAGGAAATGGACGTATAAATAGTATACAACCAACAAACAAAAATACATTAAAGTGCCCGAAATGTGGCTCAACCTCTGTTACAACTACAACAAGAGGATATTCCATTATGCTTGGCTTTATTGGTAGCAATAAAGTTATAAACATATGTGGAAATTGTGGTCACAAATGGAAACCAAATAATCAATAATAATGGTAAATTTATTATGTGCCTCCCGGCAAACTGGCAAGGAATAATACTAAATTCACAAATATATTATTCACTATACATTAAAAGCTATAACAACTAGGCGTGTTATAACTCCAAGAATGGGTAGTCTCTGAGGATTCATGCTCATATATTTTGAGCGTGCGTCCTACTGATTGCCTATTATAATAGTCCGTAGCACAGTATAAAACTGCTTTTTCTCAGCATAGACCATCCAGATAATTTTTTCTGCTTTCGCAACATTCACGCCTATCGTTACCGATTACGTTGTAGTTTATCTGGCTTTAAGGTGTTCCAGTATTTACTTCTTTGGGATATTTTATAGAACCTCCCAACAGCTATATCTTGTGTACATCGCCATAATGATGATTACTTGATATAACACTAAGCCAACTTTATTTAGGAAAGTTTGTGATGTTATCACTCAACTTAGGTTCTTTACAAATGCAGCAATTCCGACTCCTGTTAATATAGTAGGAACTGCACCAATTTTATTTATAAGTGCATCAATTACTTGAACAAGCCCAGTCAATCCGCTAACAGCACCTTTGACAAATCCAGAGTCAAGGAAAGAGTTTGACAGTCCTTCCCACGCAGCTTTAAGCTGGTTTACTTTAGCTTCAATAGATTCCATCCATTTTTCATGTTCTTCCATAGCAGAACCTTCGGAATTCATCGAAACTTCAAGTGCTTGTCTGGCGATATCAAAATTGTTCATAAGTGAAGACATTACATTACCTTGATGTTTTCCGGCAAGCAACTCTGTGATGGATGCCCGTTGGATATCGGTAAGGTCTTTCCATTTCTCTGAAAGCTCGTCCATAATTTGATATGTAGATTTAAAAGTGTCTTTATCAAGCATAATATCGACACCAGAAAGTGCCTTGATTTCAGCTTGAAGTTTTGCTGTTGATTCAGCCATACCATCAGTTTCAAGTCCGGCTTCCTCAAGTTCTGTAGTCGCACCACGAATTCTCATGGAGATTGTCTTAAATGCGTTACCTACTCTTGCTGGATCTTGTACAACAGTATTTGCAGCAGTAATCAAAGCAATTGATTCATCCAATGTGTTATTGGCAGCAGACATTGAAGAAGCAGATCTTGTCAAGGCTTCACCAATACCACCAGAACTGATTGCGAATCTGTTACCTACTTCATTGAATTTATCAACGATTGACATAGCATCACTGGCTTGAATTCCAAATGCCTTTAATGTAGAAATTACACTAGAACTTGCCTCATCAATGCTAGAAATTTCGTCACCAACAACACTATAAACATTTGCTACTTCTGCAAGTTCTTTGGCTTCAGACATGGAATATCCAAGTCGTGCGAAACTCGATGTAGAATTTACATAATCTGTAATAGTAGTACCAAGTTCAACAGAACGCTTTGAAGCATTTGAAAGGAAGCTTGAATATACAGAATCCGTTTCATTTGTAACCTTTTTGAGTTCTGTCATGGCACTATCAATATCTACGACATTTGAATACATATCCTTTAGTCCACGAATGGTAGTGTTAATCATTGCACCCATTCCGAATAGTGGACTAAGATTTGTAAAATTACTCTTCAAAGTTCCGAAGATACTCTTACCTAAATTTCCGGCAGCAGCAGCGGTTGTTTTTAATTGAGTAAATGACTGAGAGACAGCTTTTAATTGTGAAGGATTTTCAACTTTAGAAAGCTGTGTTGTTAATTCTGATAACTCATTTTTATATATTTTTGCAGCTTTAGTGTTACGGTTCATCCATGTTTCAATTTGATTACCTAACACAGTTTTTTGTGATAATAATTGCTGTGATGCAGCTAACGAAATATTTTCTGCTTTAGCATCTTTATATGCAATTTTTAATCGTTGAACCTCTTGAGTTATTCTTTCAAATTCAGCTTGTTGTCTATCTAAACCACTTATATTACTTATATTTGCTAAGTCGGCTTTTAATTTAGAAAGCTCAGACGAATAATTATTTGTATCACCTTTTAATTTTACAAACCCTGCATCAAGAGTTGAAATATCAGCATTTAATTTAGAAACATCAGCACCAGTAAACATCTGACTAAATGATTGTTGAATATCTTTACCGACATTTACAAGTCTGCCAGCCTGTGAATCAAATTCTTTTAATACAGTAACAGTGCGACCTAATTCATCTACACCAGTGACACGCAACTGTAATTGACCGCCTTGACGGATTCTTGTATCAACCCTTTGGACAGCCAAATCCATAGAATCTAAAGATTGTGTGATTGTAGCAATCTGACTCTTATCAAACTTAAATCCGGCAAGTGTACGTTGCAAGTTTTTAATAGTATTTGCTGAATTGGCAGTGGTAATTTTTCCCATTGTAGTATTCAGCGCATTGGCGAAATTATTGCCAGCAGCATTACCAGCCTGACCAAATTGTGATTTTATCTGATTCAAATAGCCGTTTATATTTCCATTTTTGGACACCAAATTTACATCAACATCAATTTTGTGCTTTGCATTTGTGAAAGCATTCATTTGTTGCTGTGCTTTGGCGGTATCAAGCTCCGCTATAACGTGAGCAATAAAATCTGACATAACTTCACCTCCCCTTATCTAAAGAAACTACTAAATGTACTGTCTAAGTCAGATTGAATTTTCTGTTCTGATCTTGCCCAGAAGCCAGAACGACCTTTGATATTTGCTGTGCCAGCTTCGGCAGCATCAAATACCATAGGGGTTGAAAAATAACTTGAAAATCCTTTTTCTATAAAGTCTGGATTTGGAACTACATAACTGTAAGTTCTATCCAACCAAATATAGAAATGAACATTTTTTCCGTATTTAGAAACACCATAGTTCCTAACACTTTTTCCAAGTTTTCCAGTTCTTTTATAAATACTAGGAGAACCCTGCGAATAGAAAGACTGGACTTCGTTCTCTGTATCTTTGAGAGATTTTGAATGTACAACCGTCATGGCTTTTTGCATCTCATTCAAGATCAACTGTTCAAGTTCTGCCATGCTATTTGCTTTTCTCATGGTAGTCCTCCTTTATTATTGCTTATTTATAGATCGCTTAAAGACGAACTCTTACCTTCAACAATTCCATCTTTTGTGAAATACTTACTGAATTCTTCGGAAACCTCGCTATCGTTGTATAGATTAACCATGTCCGAACTACTCCATCCGAAAAATTCCTGAACAACATTTGCCGGGATATTCAGCTTCAATAATTTTGTGTTGAGATAATGTCTCATGCAGTGCCAGTAAAAATCCACACCTAATTCATTTGAGAAGATGTTCGCCCAACTATCAAGGGTACTGACTTTCATTTGTGCATAAGAACCATCACCACATCTATGTACAAAAAGCCATTCACTCTCAATACCTTGTTTCTTACGTTGCTCCATCCATAAATCAAGGTATTTCTTAAACTCATAAAGCACATATTTATTGAGCTGTTTACCTGTTTTACCAGCTCCCTTAGTTTTAATCTTAGGAGTCTTATATAAACCGCCGTAAACAATGTTGTTTTCATCGAAGTATTCAACTTTGAATCTCAACAATTCTGATTTTCTAGCACCGCTCATTGCAGCCAAAGCAAAAGCACATGCCTGTTGATATCGTTCTTCACTAACCAATTTATCCAAGAATTTATCTACGTCATCATCTGGGATAATGGTTTTCTCACGAACAGCTTCATTCTTCGGAGATTCAATCTTTCCAATGATCGAGCGGAAATTCTCAAAATCTTCGTCTTCGTCTTGTAAAATATTTTCAATATAATTTGACATGCTACTGATAGCAGATTTTACCCTACGAATTCTTTTCGGACTCCAACCCCATTCATTGATTGCATATCCCTGGAATCGTGCAAGCTCACGTTTCTTGATATCAACGAAAAATTTATTGTTGTTGTACTCTAAGTTCCAGCAGAAGAAAATTTCAAGGTCATTTCTATACCCGTTAATTGTGGAAGGGGCACGATCAATAGACGCAAGATATTCAAGAAAATCTTCACAAAGCTGTTTATTGTTTGGATTGATTTTCTTGATAGATTCTTCGTTTGTAATTTTGTTATAAATTGTTGTTCTACCCATGTTACTAACCCTCTTTCTTAAAAGCGTAAAAAATAGAAGAGGGGAGTAACCCTCTTCTTATTCGACTTTAGTATTGTCTTGTTCTTTTTGAGAATTCTCATACGCTAAAATTCCACGAACTACATCATCTTGTGGCATTTTTGCAAGCTCTGCTACATTCTGTAGTTTATTCATGAAATCATCAGTGTTTAAATTCTCTAATGTGGAAGAATATTTATTGGCGATAGAAATTAACACCTCAAATAATTCGTCCAGTTTTGATGTATTGACAAGTTTGCTCCGCTCAAAATCAATTTTTCTTTCAGCAGCATCAATAACATCTTTTACATTAACTGTTTCTTTGATAACCTGTCCGATACGTGTTTTCTCGATGAAATCAGCACTTTCAGTAAAAGACTCTGGCAATGCAATATCAGTCAGATTATTTACAAGAGAAACAGCTACAAAATAATCAAACAGAATAGGCTCATACCCTACGGTATCATTGATAACACCGTGAACGATATCATCAACAATGTCCATTTTCTGAGAAAGAGTAGGAGAGGACACATATCTGAAAACTATGTGTTTTCCGTTTAATTCAAATGTTGATTCATCAGTATATTTTCTCATAAATTACACCTCTGTACTTTCTTTAGCAAACTGTGAATAATTGTTTTCCAGGAATCTACGGCTCTTATCGGAAAGAGTTTTAGAAACACTATAAGTTTCTTTGTTTTCTTTCTTGCCGATAGTATATGTACATGTAGGACACGCACAAATATTCGTACCCTCTACCCAGTTCATCGGCTGTTTACATTTCGGGCACATCAAGATTTTTTCCATGATTTCTTTAGCCTTACGCTTATTCTTCATTGCTCTACTTTTCTCTGTATTCACATTGAACATTTTTGCTACTTCTTTAATAGTCATAATTTATATCTCCTTTTGTAAACGAACTTTTTAATAATTATGGTGGATAAACATTTGTATAATTTGCGATAAAAAATGATACCCATTAAAAAAGTCAAAACAGTTTTTAACCTCTTTAATAGGTATCATACACAAGTGCAGTGCTTAATAAAAAACACCACACTTGCTAACAATCCTCGTAATATTTGCAATGCATTTTATCTTGATTATGTGGGATATAACAAGATTTGTCTCTGCAATATCTTTGGCAGATACATAAACCTTCTGAGTTTATCTTCACACCACCAGAACAATAAATCATATTCTGCTTAGTTTTTTCATTAAGCTGAATGTATGCATATTTACACATTATTTCTTCTCAACTTTAAAATTCGGAGAATGAATATCTCCTGAATATTTGACAGAAATTTTATTACCAGGATTTTTTGATATACCAGTTAATTCATACCCGAAACCATCAAAAGAAATGATAGCGGTATTAGTACGCTCATTGTATACTAATACGTCACACTCTTTGGTAAGAGATGCCTTTCGTTTCGGTGTACTTGATTTTGTTTCAACTTTATTTTTTCCTTTATCTTGAACAATCTCAGTTGTATTTTCTTTTACATCTGTCATAATCTCAGCTCCTTCTTCCTAATAAAAATGTAGGCAGGTATAAACCCACCTACATATAGTTACTGAAATTATTTTGTTACAGTGATCTCAATTGTGTCTTCGAGTCCATTGTAAACGGCTTTGACTGTTGCTGTACCAGATGCAGTTGCACCACTCACAACACCAGTTTTTGCACCTACAGTCAATGCAGTGTTTCCGGCATCTACGATTGAGAATGTACAATCCTTTGGATCAAGCTCTGTAGGTTTATACATAACTCCAATAATACCAAGAACTGAAAGTGTCATGTTTGCACCAGTCTTAATTGTTGTAGCCGGTGCAGAAATAGCAATTTCAGAAACAGCCATATCTGTATTGTCATCATCAATTTCAGAGATGTATGCATATACGGCACTACCATCTTCACAAGCGTCACCTTCGACAGCAAGGGCACTACCAGATAACTTTGTACTTACTACACCATCAGGTGTGAATGAAATATCAAAGTTACCGTCAAGTGAGTAAGACGGAATTACGATTTCAACGACACCAACTTTACCTTTCTTACTGTTATGCTTGTCTGCCTGAAGAACAAGTTTTCCAATGTAAGGTGTTGATTCTGCATCAATAGTAATACGTTTTGAAATAGCATTGTACTGATATGTACATTTTACTTTTTCAGTTGTAAGACCATATGATGTCAAGTCAATTGAAGTACCATCGGCTGTAACTTCTACGAATGTACCGTTTGGAAGTTCTACACCAACTTTTGCACCAGTCAGAGGTGTATGGTCAATTGTACCTTTTCCAGCTACAAGTGTTACGCACTCATTAAGACTATATGAATCTTTGAGTCCTTTAGAAATCTGAGAACCAGCCTGTAAAGCAATGTACTCAAGTTTCCAGTCAGCAGCTTCAAGTTCTGCTGTAAGTTCTCTACCATATTTGTATGAGAATACTTTCTTATTACCTTTACCAGCATTTACAGCCTGTTCCTGCATAGATACAGAAATAGAAGAACTAAGGTTAGTCACTCCTGTACAAGCTAATACACCATTGATGTAAAATGCAAAGTCGGCAACTGAAACAACGAATTCTTTTCCCTTTGTATTCATTGCAAATTCCTCCTGATTTATAAATCATCAGCCACTAATCATTTTCTTTAATGACATGGCATCTGTTTTCACATCTTTGAACTTATCGCTCTCATCAAGTTCAGTCATCCAATACTGGACGGGTTCTTTGAATTTTACAAATCCTGTACTTTCAGCAGATTTCATAACATTGAAAATATCACGCTTATTTATTCGTTTAACATATCGCCAGAACTTACGAATAGTTAGCCCCTTAACTTTTTCTTCGGTTAAGTCCATTCCAACACAAACAGAATCAATATAATCTTCAAGAGAGGCTTTATCTTTGCCAGATATAGCATCCTGGGCTTTCTTTAATTCCTGTTCAGTGTCGTAGTGAATGAATTCATCAATGTCAAAATCAATACCATTTTGTAGGATAATAATTCTCCGAATATCATCAAACTGATCGGCGGTTATAACATTGCCATTTATTCTGAATCCCCCTTGTGTAGAACTAGCCAATACCTCTTGATCCTTAAATACAAGCTGTAAAAGCCGAAGTGCAAAAGAATAGTAGTAAGGGAGAAATGGCATGTTAAATTCTTTTGCTAATTCTACGTTGTTATGACAGTAAAATAAAAAATCAAGATATGGCATCTTGATGATTTTCTTTACTGGAAATATACTGTTTTTGCGAACAATAATACTTGACTTATATAAATTGAAATCAAGCACATTACCCATTTTTACAGGGTATAAAACTAAATCTTCGGTATAATAAATTGGTGAGCTATATATAAGGTACTGATATAAAGATTCGTTATTGATGTCCATATGATTCCTTCTTTGCAGTAAACGTAAGTATTCTGCATGGGTATTCATAGTACAATACTTCCTCAGTATTGCTTACACATGTCAATTCACCAATCCAATTTGTTTCCATTCCGGATAAAGTTTTTTTCAATTCTTCACCCAAAATATCAATAACTGTACCCGATAGATATTCCTTTGTTTTATAGCTCTGTACTCTTTGTGCCATTGCCTTTTCATGGCAGACAATATATATGACCACATTTATCTCTTCTAAAAAATATTGTTGGTTTCTCACATGATTAACCTTGAAACAGATAAACGGAGAAGTTTTCTCAATGGTCTTTGGATTCTGCAAATAAGGAAAAATTTTCTTATAAAGCAGACCACCACCGGCATCTATATATTCCTTATCGAGATTAAAAATAATCTCGTTATTTTCGACAATTGTATTTATTACCGCAGATTTAAAAGAGTTAATGTCAAAATCTTCCATAATAAACCTCATTTACCATAAAGCGGTAATCGTAATAACAACAGATGCCAATATTGTATCTACCGATGAAAGAACATTTAAGTGGAATTGCTTTCCAACCAAATCACGATTGTTTTTTACAGTAACTTTTACAAAATTGTCACCAGTAGTTAATACCAAATCTTTCTCATCGAAATCATTATCAGAAATTCCCCAATGATATTCGATATCATCTACCACATTATGTTCATTGTCATAAAATGTAGCAGAGTATTTTTCAAACGATGATAAACTGATAGTGTCAGCTTTATATGTAAGTTCGCAAGTATAACCGTACTTTTCAGTAGGCTCAACATTATTTTGTTTGTAATCTGCAAGCATCATATCAACACTGTCTGTATTTTCATCGTATACAGTTTGAGTCAATGACAGATTTAACAACTTTACATTTTTATTGTTGTTTGTTAAACCATTGAATTTTGTGAGTTTATATACCAACGGTACATCGTTGGACATTTCTAACATAAATCGCATACCGTCATGAAGTCTTCTTGTATTTTTATCCATTGGCAGTAAAAGGCTATACTGCTTATCATAAGTAATAACAATATTTCCTTTGAAGACACCAGAACTATACCGTGTCACATCTTCACACCAATACCAATATTCATATATCTTCTTGGTTTCTGGATCTTGCCATCGTAACTGATTGTGACAAACTTTAAGAACTGCCTTTTCATAAAATTTGTTATTACTTGGTTCAGAAGCAATAATCCAAATTTCATCTTCAAAACGAATGTAAGAGTATGTTTGTAAAGTTCCAATCGGCACTAAAATTTGTCTGTCTTCAGCTTTCAATTGTGTGTCCGGCGTAACACTCTGTATGATTGCCTTTCCAGGAGTAATAACAGAGAAGTCACTATTTATAAACTCAACATTATCGCACAACATAGTAGTATCAAGCATTTCCTTGAAACCATCTTGTGCATAAGCGAAAAATTCATCGCCCTCAAAACCACCATTATAAATAGGTGGTTGATCCATTAAATACCAATCCACAGCCATAAATATCACCGCCTATGTATAAGCTGGACATTTTTGCTTTGTGTAAAGGTCTGCAATTTTTGAATCTATTGCATCAGCTTCCGCTCTTGTGTATTTCTTTGTATCACCAGTTCCGTTAAGACTGATATCTTTACCGATGATATTATTTAACTGATTTACACGCCTTACCTCTTGTTGCATATAGTAAGACTTCATAATCTCAGCCAGACTCAAAATGACATAGTTTTTCAAATCACCATTGTCATCGAAAGAATCTGAATCAGAAGAGGGTGGGGTAAATACTAAATCTTGTTTATCGAATCCTAAAGAATCAATATTTAGTTCATATTCACCTAATGCATTCAAGAACCATTGACGAACTAATCCGTCTGCAAGTACATACTTACATTTAATGATTGATTCAAATGCAGATACAACGTCTGTATATGATGTCATTGAATGCACCTCCAATTATTTTTAATTGAGATTTAATCCACTGACTGCCTCAATTTCAGCAAGCATATAAGACGGAACTTCATCAGTGTTGACAGAAGGGTATAAATCCTTATCTGAACACATAATTGCAATCATTTTCTTTTCTGATTCTGTTACAACCAAAGAAGAAAGTTTATCATGAAACTCTTTCTTATTCTTTGATGCGAACAAATCATTTACTGCATCCACTGTTAATTGAATCGGCGAAATATCTTCTCCGAAAACATATTCTCTTACGAGTGGATCATTGATTTTAAAAGCAGCATGAGAGCCAAGTCCATCGACTCCACAAAATGCAACATTTCCGACTTTAACTTGTGAATCAATCTCAGCAAGTGTTAATCTTTTATAGTCTTTGATGTTCGGATCAATCTGAATTGATTTCCCATTTTCCTCAGAAACGAATCCGATAGTCCATCCACAAAGATTGTCAATAGAAACTCTGTCACTTAAAGAGAGATTGTCTACTGTACGTGTCTTTGCTTTTGTACGTGGTGTTTTTGCTTTCGTTGTCTTAGTTACAACATTTTCGCTTTTTTCAATAACTTTTTCGTCCATTGATGTATAACTCCTTTTAAAATAAAAGCATGGAGAAAAACAGATTTCCCCATGCTTATACATTTATTTTCGTTTAATTAAGACTGTTTAGCAAGTAAACCAATCTCAAATTCACGACCTTTTACAACGTCAGCACCAAGTTCAACATCAAAACGAGTTTTGATTGTACCTGTTTCAACGTCTGTACCGCTCATTGTTGTGATACCACCACGTCTGAAGATATTCAGCGGAGATTTATTACCAGCAGCAGTAAAGTACAGCTCATCATCTGCGTAATAAGTCTCGAATCCAGACTTGTCAGCAAGCGGTTTTGTATAGTTGAACGGATTTTCAAGTTCTACAAGTGTGCTTCCTTTATAGAATCCGTTTACACCAGCCTTGGCGATTTCATCTACCTGTGATGGGCTATAGAATGGAATCTTAGTATCACCAACAGTTTTATATCCGTTCCATCCGCTGATTTCCTGGATTAAGCTGTAGTCACCTAAGATAGCAACTTTACCCATTTTACGAGTAAATGCAACTCTCTTAGCAACGTCTGCCTCTGTAGGGAGATCACCTGTATATGTGCTATAGTTCTTCACATATTTAGTGTTGTTTGCAAGAGATTTCTTCAGAACACCAAGAACGTATGCTACACCTTTGTTGTTCATATCAACCTGAACCTGAGCCATTTCCTCTGCGATTGTTCCATCGAAGTTACCAGAAGCAAGTTCACGGTAATCAATAGCCATACCAGCAGAAATGGTTCTTGTAGCAACAGGATATTCCATCCAGTTTCTTCCAGCAAAACTTACATCAGAATTTGCAGCCTGCATACGAGCGTCAATTCCTTCGTAGTTGTAAGTTTTAACTTTCGGCTGTTCATGGTAAGCAAGTTCATGATAATTTCCTAAGAAATCATAAATCTTCATAGCCTCAAGCAGTTTCGGCTCAATAATGAACTTAACGATTGTATTGATTTCAGCTCTAGCTTTGAAATCACCCATAGCTGCAGCTTCTCCAAGTGCAGAAAGTTTCTTTGCTACAGCATCTTTCTGTGTGCCATATTTACCGGCATCTGTACCAGTAAACAGAGCAGAACAGATTTCAACCATCTGTTTGAATTTAGCCTGATCCTTGATAGTTACATCATCTTTTACTGGATTTGCTAATTCAAAAGAAGTATTTAATTCAACGATATTTCTCATTGTTTCGTTCCTCCAATTAGTGTATTAAGTTACAATTAGGCAATAACAACCTCAACAGCGAGTCCTTCACCGTTGAAACTTGTTTTCTCACTTACTACAAAATATTCTTTGTAGTCAGCTACTCCTGTGGCTTTCTTTACAGCTTTCAGTTTTCCACTGGCTTCTGCAACAAGAAAATCGCCAACAGCAATATCTGCGTATGTGCCATCTACCTGATCCATATCCATGTCAATAATTCTTCCTTTCAGTGAAGTAAGAACAAATAAACGTGGATTCTCACCAATTTCGATTACATAATCGTTTGGTGTAAGAGTCTCAGGTTTGTCGATAGTGTTCATAACAATTGCAAGCCCTGCTTCTTTTCCATCAGTAGGAACAGCAGCTTTCTTTGTAGCTCTATCGAAAGTTACAACATTACCGTTATGCAGCTCAACGTCTGCTGTGCAGTAACCAACATTAACGGCATTTTTGTATGTACCAATTTCTCTAAATTTTAACATGGTCACGTTCCTCCATTATTTTCGTTTGATTAAGCAAAACAATCAAAATCGTCAACGGAATTATCATCTTTGACGATAGGATCAATTGCTGACATAATGCCATCAAATTCGTCTTTCATTGAGTTCATTTCAAGAGATTTCTTTGCATTTTCCTCACGAATTTTCTTATATGCAGTTGCATCAATCTTTGTTACGATTGAATTGATCTCTACAGAGAACGGATCAGCATTGAATGCTTCGATTTCTTCTTTGGCAAAATCTTTCTGCTCATCTGTATAGTCTGCAAGGGCACTATTTAACTCAGCGATTTTATTTGCTTTCTTCAGTTCATTGAGTTCTGCAGCCTGTGTCTCAACAAGGGCATTCAGCTCTTTATTTTTCGCATCAAGCTCGTCCTCTTTTGCTTTGGCATCACTTTCAGATTTTTCACATTTCTGGTTAAGTTCAGAAATTTCCTCATCCTTTTCTTTGATAGAAGCATTCAGCTCATCAATCTTAGAATTGAGTTCTGCAACCTGTGATTCAAGACTAGCAACCTGTGAATTTACTTCAACTTTTCTAGTGTCCTGAAATTCTGAAATAATGTCAGTTTTTAAATCAGAAAGTGCTTTCATCATTTCTTCATTCATTTCAATAACCTCCAAGTTTTTACGATTGAACTGGTTAAGTTCAACTAATACAGCAGTCGAATCGGAAGGTTTTACGGATAAGATACAATATCCACTATAATCATAAATCATAGGGATACGACCTTGTTCTTTCCAACCGCCATCATAAATTATTTCACCGTCATTTTCCTTTGTACCAACAAATTCAACACTTCCTCGAATAGTAATGCCATCAGCAATCTTATCCTCAATCCATTTTACGAATTTTGGATATCTTGCTTCATTTATGTAGCCAACACCACATAAACATCTATGCATTCCGTCTTCCAATTCAATGTCTTCAATCGACCAGTCCTCAAACACACCTACTTGCACAGAATCTTCAAATACCGGCATATTTTTAATCTGACCAGTCAATCCATGACCATATGGGATTTCTTTATCATTATCCAGGAACTCAGCGCATAATGGCATACCTTTTACGGTATCTGCATTATCTCTTGTGTATTGTTCAAGATAGGAGATACCATTGATATTCCAACGTGTGTTATCGGGGTAAATTTCATGCAAAACAATTTTGACTCGTCTGCGTCCATTTGGGTTGGTGGCTTGTGAAATTTCTAAAAATCTTTTTTCCATTTCCATGATATGTACCACCTTTTTGTATAATTTATTGCAATAAAAAAGACACCCTAAAGTGCCATTTCTAACAATAACGTAATAAACATCTATTCAGATGTACTTAAAATAGTAGTGAAATCATTTACAAATTTTTCCGTTTCCACAAATATGAAAATAGAAGCGTCTGGATTTTCTTTCTTCGGCTTGATATCATAAACAGGATTTCCCATTTTGATTAAATGCCTTGCAACACCAGGCTTAAAAACTGATTTGCATTTCACTACAGAATTTGTTTCTGTCATGCACATAATCTTCCTTCCTAATCTGTACTTGGTTTAGGATTGGTGTTTGAACCAGAAGATTGTGATTGTATCGTATTTTCATTTGTCGCAAAATCTACTGTTTCACGACCACTTTCTTTACTATCTGCTTCATCACGACCACTCATTGTAAATGATGTAGCATGAACAGGATATTTGTTTTCAAAATCAGACTCTAACTCATAGTCAAGTAGAGAGATATATGCATCTGGATCAAACCCAGTTGCACTTACCCAAGCGGTCAGAGATCCCTTACCATGAGAATATAAATCCTGCATGTATTTTACTTGTTTATCTCTGTTTGCAAAGGTTGTAGGTAAAATATAGCAATCAACCACACAAGAAGAATCCATGATAATATTTGCGTTAATGCATTTATTAAGTTCAAACATGAAATTCTCAACCCATGTGTAGGTATTGCTTGCAACAAGCTCTAAGTTGAGAGAAGCAGTCGCATAGTTACCTTTTGTATTACCGTCAAGACTGGCAGAACTGATACCTAAAGCACCAGGCACAGCGTCCTTAATAGATGCTTCATTTTTCTCATCGAAAATATCTATATCAACGTCCATTTTGTCTATCTTAGTTCCACTTGCAAGGGAGAAGAAAGATATACCAGACTGACTTCTTCGAGTGATAACAGCCTCTTTTACTTTTTCATGCTGTTCTCTCTGTTGGTCTTTTGTAAGAGATGACGTTCCTTTTTCTTTTCCTTCCGGGAATGTCATATAAATAATCTGATTATTGATTGAATCCAAAACTGTACGTTTAGTATTGACAAAATACTCAGCATACATAATATCATCAAAGGCAGTTACAGCCATTGGTACACCCCAGGGCTGGTTAATTGCAGCATTTACTTTTGTAACGATAGTTTTTGTATCGTCAAGTATAATCCAATTATTGATGCTGCCTTTATTCTGATTATATCCATCACGAATTTCTTTCGGCATAGCTTGTAATCGTGCTTTTAATTCTCTGTCATTGAATTGATCGAAATATCTCAAATTAAAAGCCATACGATAATGATTACCTACTCTACCACAAATTCTACACCAATCAACAGGCAAAGGAATAATAGAAACATCCATACCAATTTCATTTATCTCAACAATATTAGCCATTTGATAATCAGATATGAATTTCTCATTGCTAATAGGTCTGTTTGCAGTTTCAAAATAGTAGAAAGCAGTTCCATCATTTGCATTTTTCATCAGATTATCTCTGATTTGTTGCTTATAATTGATTTTGTCAAGAACAGATAACATTTTGAGTCTGTTTCTTTCAAAATTTCTCGGACGCTTTTTTCTATTCTTACAAACAATTACCTTATCAAGAGTGTGCATAGAGCCAATATAATTAACGGCACTCCTTACACTACCGTTAGTGTTATACGCCCACCAAGCCAAATCTCTTAACTGTTTGTTGTAATACTGGGGATTTTTAGAAAATGTTCTAATATCCTTTATCGTATATGGGGAGGCATCAAGAAAATCCCCTAAGACAGAATAGATATAAGGTAATGTAGTATTATAGGCATAAGCATTTGTTTCTACATTATGGTTAGCACGATTATTCGTGTTTGCCTTACGTTTAGGTGCAGATGATCTACCACGCTTTTTGGTAGTAGAAGCTGCCACTTCATTCTGTTCTGGCATCTATCTACCTCCTAATTTTTTAATTGATAAAAGTTGAAAATCCGTATTCGTCTTCAATATTACGCATGTCTCTTTCAAGCTCATTTGCAATATAGTTGGCATAGGAGATAGAAGAGTATCTATCTTTTCTCATACCAGCCACTTCAACGACTTTAATTTTTCCGTCAGTAGCAGTGTAGTCCAAGTTAATCATTTCTTTAATCATGGCAGTTGTCTGATAAAATGGTTCTTGGAACATTACTTGATCTTCAACTAATAAATTCTGGAAAGCCTTGCTACGATTCAAAATATCATTAGAATCTATTTCATTGATAAGAAGTCGTAACTTTCCACGTTTGATACAGTCTCTAAGATATACTGCAGCATCAGAGTTGAATTTAGCAGTAGCCTTAATACTGTAGATGACTTTCTCTGCTTCAGGATCTTTACATCTTTCAGCCATTTTGTCATCATTGATACATGACCATGCCGGATATACAGTATTTCTTTCATCGTCAACCTGTTCAATAACAAGGTTATCGAATACACCAATACCGACACCATTTGTATCTACGATTATGTAATCACAATCGAAATCCTCAAATAACCGCCTTGCTTTTAAAGCCTGGTCAAATGTATGACCACCATCTAATGTAGTAATATACAGAACATTTCTAATATATTGATTGCTTGAAGTTGGAAGCAATTGCATCAGTGTAAAACAAGTAGCGTCATTTTTAGAACCGCCTTGTGTCGCAATATCCATTGATAAAAGACGTATCTCACCATTTCTTTTTGGTTCATACTTATACTTACTGTCATTCAACAGTGCATAATAAGGCTTCGGATATAATGCTCTTTGAATCTTACGAATCTTATCTACAGTTTCAAAGTTATAGAAAGCCTTTTCAGAACTACCAAAGAAAAGAGAATCCATCTCCATTGACCATGCAATACTATCAAAGTCATCTTCCTGCATTTCTTCACGAATCTGTTCTTCTGGGTAATATCCTTCATAAACAGGTAATTGATACGGGAATCCAACGACCATGTAGCTTTCGCCTTTAATCATGGATTTAAAAAATGCCTTGAACTTTGCCCAAGACCAATGATACTTGTAGTATGCACTACTCAAATAAATCTCTTTATTAGGTTCTTTTGGATATTTAGCCTTATTTTCTTCAACCTTATCGCTGTATTCTTCTTTATTATAGAAGTTAGGTCTACGTTGTCCGGCTTTGAATTTTCTCAGTACCTTATCAACGACACCTTTATCAATAAGTCTAAACTCGTCCATTATAATGATGTTTGCTCTGGCAGAACGGGCAGAGTCCCTTGCCGTTACAACTTTTATAACAGAACCATTCTTCCAATATATAAATCCCTCTGAGGGAGAAGTATTTGTTTTGAGTATCTCATTCCTTAGATTAGGAGATTGTGGCATAAATTCCTCTACAATCTTCAAGAGGACGTTAATTGACTGACCACGTTGACCGGCAGCAATACATACCTTGACACCAGGATATAGTGTACAATAGGCACATAGGAAAGCAGCAACGATCATGGACTTACCCATACCACGACTCGCAATAGTCATAAAATTATTGAATCTGAACATAAATGTGATTAGCACTTGTTGGAATGGGCGAATCCACTCCATACCGTAATAATCAATAAGGAATCGTACAGGGTTTGCACGATAGTAGCCTATCCATATATTCAGACCACACATTATTTTGTCGTATTTAGAGTCCGATAAATTACCTTTATTCTTTCGTTCCATCAGCGTCACCGCCGTTTACAATGAAATCAAAGATATCTTCATCATCAGCTTCTTCTAATTCAGGAATCTCAACTCTATATTTAGCCATTTCTTCTTCATAAAGAGCTGAGTATTTATTTTTTAATTTCAACATCTTGCATAAATGCCCTAAGAAATAGATAGTGATATATTTTACAATACCGTCTACATCTTCCCATTCTGGTCGGCACTTATCTATCGGACGTTCATCCTCAAACATTTTAATCATTACACCAATTGGCTTTTCAGATGCTTTATCATTTTCATCTTCCTGCTTTGGTTGCAAGTTTGCAGATTTCATAGTCTCTTGATATGTTTTCATCAGCTTTGTGTAAAGCTCAACATTATTATCCTTCAATGCAAGGTTCATCTGTAACTTGATAATACACAGTTCCCTTACAAGGGTTTCTCTTGTCTTGCCATCAATAACAACCCTAGATTTCCAATCGTCAAACATATCATTCAAAATACCATACTGCTCCGGCTCAAAACCAAATCCCCAAACGCCAACAGCTTTTTTTAACTGAGTAGCATCCAATCCACTATATTCAGCAACGTCATCGGCTGAATTGATAGAGTTTGATTTTTGCTCAATCAAAGTATCGCTATATGTTTTTCCAGTATGAGGTTTAATCTGTATCTTGCTGATATATACAGAAATACGACTACGATCCTCACTGATTTTTCTTGATGCAGCGAGGGCACTTTCATTAAAGTACAAATCAAACAACTGGCATATTCTTTCAATAGCACGTTCTTCATTACCATTGAAAAAATTAGTGTAATGTATAAACAATTCATCAACACAATTTTTACATGTGTTCATATATCCATCTGTACCGGCATAAATCGGTGACTTAGATGGAGAGAAATTGCCTTTTCTTTTTTTATAGTGCTTACCACAAGTCTGACAAACGTAATCATCTGGTTCTTCTTTGGCAGAGATTTTTTCAAGCGTAACATCGCTATTTACTGAAACGTCAGAAGCGAGTGATTTTTCCACTTGCTGTTTTTTTGTAACACCCATTTGTCAAACCTTCTTTCTTTATGCAATTTTTCCACTATAGAATAGTGGGAGTAGGAGATGTGGGACTCGAACCCACACGCCAATAACGGCACTGCGCCCTTAACGCAGCGTGTCTACCAATTCCACCAATCTCCCATATAAAAAAGCATGGGGAGTTTCCAACCCATGCTATAAAAGATTACAACGAAATTTTCATTCCTTTATTTGAACATAAGACTCTGAAAGTCTTATCATTTTTAGAAATTTCTTTTCTCAAACTTTCAGATAGTGACTTTTTGCTTTCTTCACTACCATGAACCAAGATAAGTTTGTTTGTATTCAAAGAACTACCGAACTTAATCAAGTCATCTCTATTGGCATGGCTACTGAAAGTAGAGAGCGATATACAGTCAGCCCTATTTACCACCGGCACTTTATTGATTGTCAGTTTCTTGTAGTCTTTATAGTTCTTGATTCGATAGGAAAGATATGAAGGATTATCGCCAACATATCCAGAGAATACAACCATACTGTTTGGATCGGGCAAGAACTTTTGTAAATAGTTTACAATTCTACCATTTGTACAGAATCCAGAGGATGACAATACAATCTTCGGAGTAGTATCATTCTGGCACATTTTGGATTCTTCTTTCTCAGATAAGAAAACAACATTTTTCCAATTTCGTACTTTCATCCACAATTCCAGATCTTCACCTTTAAGTATGGTTTCATATAAGTCAGAAATTTCACAACTGAGTTTTGAATCAACAACTACATCAGCTTTGAATGAATCGTCACAGCCAAAAATCAAATAGAGAACAGTAAGTAATTCTTGTGTCCGGCTAAAACTGAAACATGGCAGCAGAAGAGTACCTTTTCGCTCCAATACAGTATTGACAGCTACTCTCAAATGCTCAACGTCAAAATCCCTGGTTTTCTTATTTACTTTTTCTCTACTTCCGTATGTACTTTCCATAATGGCAACATCATTGAACATTGTCGGAATTTCAGTATTTCTTACATAATGATTTTTCGTATTCAAAGCACCAAGATCAGATGTATACAGAATTTTCCTTGTCTTCAATCCATCTGACAAAATCAATTGTAATTGAGCAGCACCTACACAATGAGAGTTTGGAATCCACTGAAAACTAACTACATCGTCAAGTTGGAAAATAACACCATATTCACCATAAGGTTTAATTAACTGCAATGTTTTAGAAACATCATCTTCACTATAAATGGGAGAGTAGTTTCTGCTGTAGCGTTTTGAAAGAATTCTTGCTTCATCAGCTACAATAAAAGCGCAATTAAAAAGCAGCGATTTCATAACCGCTGCAGTGTTTGGTGTAGTTATAATTTTTCCATTGAATCCCTGGGCAACCAATCGAGGAATTAAACCACAATGATCCACATGTGGATGTGCCACAAACAAGTAATCAATCTCATTTGGTTTGAATCCAAATTTATTTGAATTGATTTTATAGGAATCAAGATAACTGTTACTTTTGGATTGATATAATCCGCATTCCAGTAATATCTTTTTACCTCCAAATTGTACAAGGTACTGAGAGCCGGTGACATCTGTTGAGGATTCACCTAAGAAATAAATTCCATCATTATTTTGTTTGTGTTTAGACATATAATTCCACCTTTATTATTATTTGTTTATAGTAGTAGATACGAGACTCGAACTCGTAAGGTTTCCCGGCAGTGTTTGAGACTGCTGCGTTTGCCTGTTTCGCCAATCTACCATAATACGGATGATGGGACTTGAACCCACACGGTATAAATACCACAAGATTTTAAGTCTTGTACGCCTGCCAATTACGTCACATCCGCATATGAAATATGCGTGGAAGAATTATAGTCTAAAATTGAAAATGTCAGACTCGAACTGCTCCACATGATCCCAAATCATGTATGCTCCCATTACACCACATTCTCAATAAAAGCTGGCAAAGGGACTCGAACCCTTAACCTACTGATTACAGGTCAGTTGCGCTACCAATTGCGCCATGCCAGCAAAACAGCAAACACGGATTTGAAGATTCTGCATTTATCTCACCGTTAAGACCACATTTGCTTTATAGCAGAACTGGGGTAGCTGGATTTGAACCAGCGTAATGCAGGAGTCAAAGTCCTGTGCCTTACCGCTTGGCGATACCCCATTATAAACTGCCCCGGTGGGGATCGAACCCACAACATACAGATTAACAGTCTGCCGTTCTACCATTGGACTACAGGGCATTAAAAACTGATAATGACTATGCCAAAATCAGATTTCCTATCTACACATGGCAGATGGATAAAAGACAAGTCGCTAAGATCGAAGAAAATCTGATGATAGACAATACACTGAAGATTGTCTGGTCAGATTTTTATGTAAATATTTGCATTACTTACCCAATTTTTCGTTATAATTTGCTGTATGCGACTTTCACTAGGCTCTAAATGTAAACTATTTCATTCATCAAAATACTTAGTGTTTGAGGGGGAAAATATAAAATATTCTTTAATATGTTTTGTTAGTTGTTCATATTTGCTGTGTGAGCCTATACTAGACACTTTGACAGAGGATATCATTATCTTCTGTTGATTTACAATAGGATATTAAGGGGAGGAATAATATCCTATGCTTTTTCATATAATTTTCATTTGCTTGTAAAAATAATTTGAAAGAATTAAATCAAAAATTTTGCTGCATGTGTCTAAATTGGAATAATAAGAATCGAACTTATGTGACCTCCGTATCAGAGAGGCATTCTACCATTGAATTATATTCCAGTATAAACGGAGTAGAGTGGACTCGAACCACCACACCGCACGAAGCGATTACTCAGAGATTAGCAATCTCCTACCTTACCAATTAGGTTTACTACTCCATAGTGGGTGTAGTGAGGCTTGAACTCACGACTTACCGGTTAAAAGCCGGTTACTCTACCAACTGAGTTACACACCCAGATTAAATAATGTACCTATAATATTACATGCCAACCAATCGCCAAATTGATTATAACTGTAAAACGGAGAGGGTGGGATTTGAACCCACGAACCGCCATCACTGACGGTTGCCAGTTTTCAAGACTGGTGCAATAATCCAGACTCTGCCACCTCTCCAAAAATAAATACCCATACTTGGAATCGAACCAAGATCATAGCTTTAGAAGAACCATGTTCTCTCCATTGAACTATACGGGCAAAACAGACATAATAGGAATCGAACCTATATCGCACGATTCGTAGTCGTGAACTCTATCCATTAAGCTATATGTCCATGATTATGTTTTCTTCACCATTTCATGTATACCTCATATGCCTTTTTATAAGGGCTTTATTTGATTGAATGGGAAGTGGTGGAGTCGAACCACCTACACTTAGGGCTTCAACCTAATGCTCTACCAGTTGAGCTAACTTCCCAATGTAGTTTACCCTTGCTATCGTGGAAGGAAAGATCTTCATTACCGCTTGTCGTAAACGCCAATTTCTACCGTTTGAAGTGAGTCGTTAGAATTGGTAAAGCAACTATCTCACATGGGCGTGGAGGGAGTCGAACCCACTAGATCCCGAAGGCAGCAGATTTACAGTCTGCCCGATCTCCGTAGTCGTTTACACACCCAAATATAAAATTGCATAAATGCAAAAAGCATCTGACCGGGAATGATCCGGCATCGCCTGGGTGGAAGCCAGGTATGTTATCCAGTTACACCACAAATGCAAAACAGACGCAGTAGGACTCGAACCCACATCTTACAGTTTTGGAGACTGTTGTTTTACCATTAAACTACACATCTAAAATTAGTTTTTACTCGGCTTACACTATAACCCAACAAGCATATCACGTTAATATAACTTGCTACATTTATTTCTCGTTGTAAATGCTAAAAAACGTTTCTGGTTGACTGCAGATTCACCAGTAATAGGGTGTATGGGAATCGAACCCATCTCGTAGCCGTGAAAGGGCTATAACTTAAACCGCTTGTCCAACACCCCATAACGGTCTAGGTGGGAATCGAACCCACGACTTCGGAGAGACAATCCGATGTTATTACCACTTAACTACAAGACCAAAATCAAGGCACAATCCACTTAAAATATTCATCCATTTGAAAGTATAAGTAATTTGCTGTACGTGCCTTACGAAACTAAGCTCATTTCGGTAGTATTTTTAACAGAAATATCCCAAATAAATTGCTGTATGAGCTTAAAGAGAGTACAGTTGGATTTGAACCAACGAATACTGATTTTGCAGACCAGTGCATTGCCAGACTTTGCTATGTACTCTTACATAAACGATAGAACTATCACGTAATGAATAGTCCCACCGCTTATTAACAAAAAACATATAGGACAAAACATAAAACAAGATAAATTGCGGATGGGGGATTTGAACCCTCGACCTCTTGCTTATGAGGCAAGCGAGCTGACCACTGCTCTAATCCGCATTATGCATTTATTATAGTTTGATTGAAAGTAAGAGATAAATAGAAGTTTATGGATGGTAAACCTCTATTTATTTCATTTACTTTATTTCTTGTTCCTTATGTATGTATTATAGCATACATTTAGAAAATGTCAATACATTTCTGCGTTTATTTTTGCTTGTTAAAAAATAAAAGTTCCCAAAACAGTAGAAGATAAGTCATCAACAGACATATCTTTTACAAGCTGCGAACTTACTGTATCTTGAACAATTGCAAATTTTGCTTCGTTACGATACATATTCTCCCCATTATAAGCTGGTTGAATGTAAAGCTCATTTTCTTCTGTAAGAGATAAGACATACAAATCCTTACAAACAGGATCAATATCTGAAAGAATTATATCAACAGAAGCAATAGTAATATCGCTATACTCTGTAATAGCATATTTCAATGCATCTATGATAAAACTTGACTCCCCATATAATTTAACCGATTCGTATTCTTCGTGTGGAATTTTTGAATGAATCTCCAAACAATCAAAAATTTCCTTCATGCTGCTAAATGTTCTACATTGTATTTTGTAACTCATTATTAAGGTTAATTGAGAACAAACGTATGCTCATCAACTTTTCCTTTTCCAGTTTCAAATATAACAAAAGATGCTGTGGCATCGGCAGTCTTTCTTATTGACATTGAATAATCATCTGATCCAATAATTGATCCAACACCAATCACCCCTCTACGGACTCCACAGTTTACAAACTCTGAATGATGCTTATGACCAGCCACAAGATAATCTATCTTAGTGTCATAAATATCAGAGTAATCTTTAATAGCAGCAGTTAAACTACGGACTTCTCCATGAATTCCCATAACATTATACCCGGCAATATCAGTAAAAATAAAGCCGGATTTATTTGTTATGTAACGGAAGTTGGGATTGTCCTCATTTATAATACGAATAATACTTCCAGTAACCATTTCAATGTTATCATGTGAATGTTCACCTTTTTTACCATCCAGTAAGCGAAGTTCACCATGATTTCCATTTGTTTGATAGTATTCTATGTCAAATTCATCGGACAATCTTCTCAGCCATTTACCCATATACTCCCCATATATAACGGCACTTTCCGGCACACCATACCGTAATGTCCATAATTGTGAATTACGCAAGAATCCATCTAATGAATCCCCTAAATTAAATACTTTGAATCCTTTGAGTTTCTCTTTGTGTGCATAGTCCACCACTTCATTGTAGAGAACTTCCATACGCATAAAAAATATCTCAGGACTATAAGCATTTACAATTTCATCATTTAGACCATACACTTTGAAATCTTTTCCAAAATGACAGTCTGCTATATTCAAAAGACCATAACGAGATGAAAGTATACCACCGATTTTTTGCGGAGGATCTACCTTATTCAGCGTTTCATGAATAGCAGCAATGACTTTTTCCTCAAATAAGTCATCCCTGGCATCTTCACGTAACCATCTGTTATACTCCAACTTTTCAGTATGAAGTTTCGCACGCTCTTTGATAAGCTCTCTCTTTTTCAATTCAAGCTCTTTCAAATAGCTTTCGGTATCATCATGGCTTTGAGTTTCCATTTTCTCTTTGAAATACTGCATAACTTTGTAACCAGAAAACTCAGTTACATTTGCAGCCTTTCGTAAGCTATCCCTATGGCAGTCCAAATGTAAAAGCGTGACAATATCTTCCCAGTCCAAATCGTCCGGCTTTTCTTCGACCTTTATAGAGATGAGTCTAAGACCGTATTCGTAATCAGTCTCATTTTCCAACTTTTTGTACTTCGGATTGATACCAACCACCCCTTTTTAATTTTTTGACTGTTACCATAAAAGCAAGGTTTTATGTACGTTCCTACATACTCCCTTATTCATAATAGGGTGCATCATAAAAAGAGTGGTTTTTGTCTTCTGTAATGAGCAAAGGTAGCCAATTACAGAACTTTGGTCATGTTATAAATTTGCTGTCGCTTTTTGTTCCAATCTATCTTTTTCTTTCATATAACCACGATGTTTTTTACAATATAATCCACGTTTTCCATGAGAATTGAATAACTGACCACAAAAACGACATTCACGAATTGGGTTTAACATAGAGTCATATTTGGGCTTTTGCTTTTCATATTTATAAAACGAAAGGTCATGATTCTTTTTCATGTCAGAAATAATGTGTTTACAATCAGAACAATACTTACCATTGGAAACACATGGAAATAAATTATTACACACGCAGCATACCTTATATTCAGGATAGAACAATAAATCATAATATAATCCTACAACACTATTTCCTACAATTTGTACACTATCTCCAGTAAAAGAATCATTGATAAAATACCCTGAATTATTCAATGTAATTGCTTTATTGGCTGATAATATAGTAACAGCTTCATAAAAATCATTGTTTTGCATATTTAATGTGGTTAGAGGAATAATTTTTTCTGGATGCAATGGAATATACTTAATACCAGGAAATACTTTATTCAATTTTCGCCATATAACAAGAAAACAAAAATATATTCTTCCCACATAAGAGTTAAGAGAAAGCATATAGTCTATATCAGATTGGTATATGCAGATATTTGGTAATTCCGAAATGAAACAATAAAAATTATGTAATATACAATCTAAGGAAAAACCATAATGTTCAGATCTTTTAAAGAAATCATCAAATCTGACACCAGAATTAGAAGCTAATTCAAAACTTTGAGGTGTAGAAATGAAATCATTTAATTCACTATAAATACCAATATATGATTTAAGATCAACAATATCGGACACCAACCGCCAAGACTTGTGCAACATTTTAGCGATTAAATTCTTAGATAATCCAACTATAGATAACATCTTTATTGCATACACATCATCATGAGTAACAATTTTACTGTAATGTCTAATATAATCTTTATTCAAATTTATTTCTGCTTGATTATAGCCATTAGGAGTATTCAGAGAACAATATACATCCTCCATATAATATTTTTCTCTTTTTAATCGTTCTTGCTCAGAGCAGAATTCAATAATTTGATATTCAAAAGTATCTGCTCCATATAAATTATAATCATCCTGCATTTTACGACAATGATGTAATCCATTTCTCAAAAAACGTTTATGATCTGTCAGTCTATAATAAACATTTTTGGAAGAACCTATATAGATTCTTCCATTTTCTTTACAACGTATTAAATAAATACCAGCATAATTCATTGTAGTTTCCTCATTTTACTTATTCTTTTCTGCTCATTTCTATATTTCAAATAGCATTTTGAACATTTGTTTCGTTTGGAATAAGTGGTTGCCTTAAAAGCAGTACCACAATCCTCGCAAATTTTAGTCAAGCAACGATTGACTTTAGTATATCCTCTATGCTTGTAACAATATACAGCAGTCCCATTCTTATTCTGTTTAAAAAGACTACCACACACCTTGCATTTTCCCATTGGTACGCCCATCAACTTATCGTAATGCATATTTAAGTGAGCATAATCTGTAATATAATCAAGTACATCATCTGGCTTATCAGATATATCAACGAATTTTACAAACCATGATCTGTATTTATTATTTGTTATATCGAATAATCCGGCTTTAAACAAGCAACCAAGAGAAAAATTTTTCTCTTCCGCATTCTTAAATTTACATGCTCCGGCTTTATAGATATCTCTTTTCTCCATATGACAATAAAAAAGTGTATCTTCTGTGATAGTGGCAGAATTCTCAATGGAAATACTATGCAGCCTGTGATATTTTGCATCAACAAGCATCACAAATAACATCCGGCGGTAATTGTCATTCTCAATCGTGCAAATTTTCTCCCACTCCTTTTTGGTGATAGGAGTAGGGAGTGGCAATTTTAACTTATACAGTCGTGAGCTGGCAACTGCATTGTCGATATCCTGAAATTTCACAATGTAATTGAAATCAATGTAATACCTGTTGCAAAATGCTTTTAGCTCTTTTTCTATTTGGCTGTCTAATTGTTCCATATCTTCAACAGTGACATTATTGTAGTCCTTCCCGGATTCTGTAATCGCCTTGTATCTCAAATATTTTGCATACAAGAGCAAATCAGATCTTTTGTATTCGTCAACAGCAGTAGTGGAAGCCTCCATTTCCTGCGCAACGGACAATTCATCAAAATAAATCATACATTTACCTCCACAACGCTATATTTTTTACCGAGATATGATATTGTGCCGTTTTTTTCATCCAAAACTGGCATTTTTGGTGTGACAGTAGAGTTCTTTTTCAAGTTTTCTACAATCTGGTTGCCAAAAATACTCCAACAAAAGTCTTTTGTACGGCTAGGATGCAGCTCATAGCATACATAGATTGCCAAATCGCAAGCATATTGCACATCACCGATAAACTTATCTGTAATTCTATCTCTGATGGCAAGCGGATATTTGATAAATTCCGATGTCTGAGAGACACTGTGAGTATAATCACTCTTACGTTTTACTCTTAAACTGTCTTTTTGTGCTTTGTAGTCCAGGTATTGAGCGTTCATGTACTCAATATCTTCTTCAGCAAAGTTCAAATTAGTGCCAGAATACATTGACTTAACCAAATGTTCTGGCGTTTTCATATGTCTTTTTCTTTTTATTTCACTTAAATGCTTCTCCATATAGTGACAAATCTTATTCATCCTGCCGTTATAATCAATCAGTGGCGAATAAGGGTAAAATTTATCAATTAGATAATCCCTCTCAGCGTCAGTAAGATCTTCTGGCGCAGAATCCAGAATGTCATAAATTGATTTTTGGAACAACATCATGCACACATCGTTCTCTTTATCCAGGTATTTAAGATACTTAGAGTTCTCAGAACTGTAAAGATAACGGAAGAAGTAAGGTTTCTTGTCTGCAACTATTGAATTGTAAAACTCAAAGTCAATATCTTCCACATTGTCTGGCTTTTTAGAAATCTTTCTTGTCCAATGTTTAGGCATTGGCTCAATTTTTATCCCCTTCGCCTTATCAATCGAATCTCCCTGAGACTTTCTGATAAGTTTGAGGCGTTCCAAAATCTCATCTTGCTCACGCTTGAATGTGATATCCCCCTCATAGCGTGCCAAAATCTCATAGAATGCAGTTGAAATATTCGTAATACGACCAATCGTACTATCGAATGATTGAATATCTGCTTTGTACAGTTCATCTTCTGAAATGTACTCTTTATCTACAGTAGATTTTGAGTATGTAATCGGAAGATTGTCGTAACGGCAGCGTAAGAACACTGGATTATCAGTAGTGGCTACAATATCTCCGTCAAAATCGGAGTCTGCATGAATTATGCAGTCACAACCCCAAACATTATAAACAATGCCACTTGTCAGATATTTGAACCATTTTTCTGTTAATTCATTGTTCTTCAAGTTGAGTTTATTCACTTCTGAACGCCATGTAAGCGGTGATCTCATAGCAACAACATCAGTCTTTCCACGTTTGTTCCAAAAGTAAGAGTAATGCTCAAATTCTTTTAACGCACCGGTAACTGTATGACCAAATGCGTGCTGCATAAATGCATACATATCTGGAATCATTACACTAAAATTACCGTCCAGAATAAGTTTTCCTAAATAAGTTTCTCTGATTTTTTTATTTATGCTCATTATGATATTTGATTTTATATATTCTTCGCTAATCATTTCTGGATTAACAATCAGTGCTTTCGCAACATTGTCACTTGTCAAGTCAAAAATGTTGTTAAAATCAATATCATCTTTATCACATAGTTTTCCAAGCAAAAATAATATCGCCTGGTTTGGATCATCAATCGAAATACCATTCAGCCACTTTACAGTAGGATCACATAACTCAGCTACGTCATCATCATTTGTAAGATCAATAGCCTGACAGAATTGATAATTGGAACGAAAACAATTATCGTCTGTTTTAGGAGTAACTTTTGTAACTCCCCACAAGAAACCATTTTCTTCACATAATCTATCATATTCTTGAATTGAATCATAAGCATTCCATAATTTAAACTGTGACTTTGTAAGGATCATATCTGTTTTAGTTATATCTACCAGATTCCCATACAGATCTTTCATTTCTGTAATCCCACATTCTGCAGCGTACTGTTTGAAATCAACAACGAACACCATACCTTTTACATATGCACATCTTACACAGAATGCAGATGGGATATAATCTAATTCCAGTTCATCGGCTACACGCTTTGCGAATTCCACAGAAACAGCACCACATCCATCGAATAAATTGAATGGCAGAGTTTTTATCTCTTCGGAAACTCGCTCATTATTTGCAATAGCGTTTTTTTCTTCTTTTGGAATCTTTGAAATCCAATCAACTTTCTTTTCCATTTCGATTTCGCAGTCATCAATGAGATAAACATTCGGGTGTGGAATTGTGTAGGTTGCAGAAGATGAGAGAGCAAAGTAAGCATTGTATTTGTTTTTCGTTATTTTGACGCTTTTTGCCCCACAACGTAATCTTTTCTTTAACTCTGCATCAAAATCTTCACGAATTAAGATTACAGTATTTACTCTCGCTTGTCCGGCACTACACATGAGGCGAACATACTTAAATCCATTTATATATAATCCATCACGAATGATTTTCCTGTAATGAGAAATATCATCAATGACAACAGAAACATATTCTGGAATGAATAGCATTTCATCAATCTTACTATTGATTATTGAGATTTGCCGTTTCGCATAATCATTAAATTGCTTTTTTAAATTTTTCTTTTGGGCGTATAGGTCACTTAATATAGCCGGATCATACCGCATTATATTAGGGTTACGCTCATACCGTATATTTCTAATAGTTCTCAATGCCTGGTTATCTGCCAGAGCAATCAATTCACCATTTTGCCGAATATCACGAATATGATATCCCGAATTACCAAGAATCCTCTTTAAGTGATATCCAAACTTATCTAATCTAGTGGAAGAGAATTTCATGATATAAAATTGTTGTAATTTTTTCATTTGTCCTCCCTGTCCAGTCTATCTTTTATCAGTCTTGCTTTCCATTTCTCCAATTCGTATACAGATTTCACATCTGGAATATCGGATATGGTAGCAGTAATGCCAAAATCCTTCAGAACAGATATCGCTATCTTCAAATCTTTTTCGGTTGGTTTGGCTTTTACTTGATTTTCAATTCTACGAATTTTATCCCTTTCATAATCAAGGTTATCGTAGAGTGTCTTGTCATATACTTTGTCCTGATTCATTTTCTTATTTCTCCTTGCTCACATAAAAAATCCCATTACTCTTTACAACATTCACATCTGGAACAAACTTAACAATTTCCGTAAGCTGCTCAATTGTAAATACATATCCTTTTGCACCGTTATACACTTCACGTAACGCATCATTCACAACATCCCGAAATCCAAGAGCATATTTTCTGGACTTCTTGAGATATTTCTGATTGGCAGGATATGGTGTTGTACTTCGTTTGAGTTTTGGCAAGGTGATATCATAAAAATATTCTTGACTACTTCTAGTATGTGGATCTGAATGATATTCTTCAATCGTGTTGGCATTTGCCCCAGATACACATGTGTTATAACAATTCTTCGGTAGCCAAAAATAATTTAAAACATCTGAATTTGCACTAACCATATTGTTGTGTTCTCCATTTATTATTGTTTGATTATAGAAAACGAAAATAATTGGATCAATCCTTTTCTCCACAAAATCCAACTATATTCGTTCCTACACTGATTATACCACTAATTCAAATATTGTCAACATTTATTATGGTTTAATTATAAAAACCAACCAACAAAGAAAAACTTAAATTGTGGCGTTATTTATATTTATATATATTATATATATTTATATTATTATATTATATATAAATAATAAAGAGATATATAAATATTTATATAATTGGCTATACGTTAGTATAGACAATTATGGGACATATTATGTTTTCAATTTTCGCCACAACATAACGGAGATTCGGTCTTCAGATTGCATTTTTTGTAAGTTCGGTAAAGCATCGAGGTCGAAAAGAACTGGAACGCCGATAAATAGCTTATTTTGGCATAATTTTCTTTCTGGTTGGTTCTTGAATTTATGGGGCAAAAATGATAGGTAAAAGCCATATTTTTAATTAGTTCGGAAGAAGCCTTAATTTATGGGGATTTTAAAGGATTACATCACTATTATAGGTTTAAAATTGGGTATTTTTATAATAGTGAAAAAGTCGGAAATCAGCAAAGGGAGCTAAAGTTGTCGAGGTCGGTTACGAGTTCGGATAGGGTAAAAGAGGGGGTAGATTGAGATAGACCTCGAAGCGGATTGAAAACGCCGGGAATCGCTGTAAAAATGTAAATATACCCCCCTGGTATGTTCTAAAATAAAAAAATCGCTTGTAAATGGCACTATTAGCGGTTTTCAGTGTACCCCGTTGAATATTACTTTTTGAGGTTAAGTAATATTCGCAAGGATCAGCACACAAAAGCCGGATTTTATCGCCAGAAATCGCCCCGGAAAATTGCCAGTAAAACCCGGAAAAATCAGAAGCCGAAAAAGTTGCGGAGTTCGGAAGCAAAAGAAAAAATTTAGAAAAAGACTTGACTAATAAAATTTATATGTTTTTCTGCTCTTTTTCTGCTGCTTTTTTCTTAAACATTGCAACGGCTACAAATTCAGGTATAAAAATATTATGATCTGTATTTTGATTGATGGAGTGGGGCGAAACTTAGAATATAAAATACAGAGTTATATATTTATCTTGGATAGATTGAATAAATATTATATACATACACTTTATAATTTAACTATTTTATATTCTTTATATCTTTAATGTTATAGTTATATTATTATTATATTATATATATTATACATCTATTATCTATATTACTATACTATATATTGTATATATATCTATATATCTTGTATACATGTACTAGATATAGTATATAGATATAGTGTATATGCATACTGGTATAGTGGTGGTAAACTCTACACGCTACAACCTCACACGATCCAGACCATACGAAAAAACTTTTTAAAAAACACTTGACGCATTTATTTTTGCGTGATAATATACAATCACAACAAACAAACAGACACAACAAAACGGAGGAAGAAAAAATGTTAGCATATGTTGATGCAATCGTGAGAGAAAATACAATAACAGTTGATGGTTACACAACCAATAAAACAGAGCGTGGTATTATCAAAGATGCAGCGAGAGCTATTGAAAAATATGACAAGGAAGAAGCAAAAGCATTATTGAGCTTTTTAGAATGGGGAATTGATGAATACAATACACCTTTTGTAAAAGCTGCGAATAGTGACGGCGGTTATTTCTTTGAGTATGAAGAAGTACCATGCGCCACAAAATGCAACGAAGAGACAGACGAGGCAGAATATAAAGAAGGATATCACAATTATTTTTGTATTAGATTTGTACGATAAACAAACAAAAATAAATGATAGCACTTGACAAAATGAAAAACAGGTGTTATCATTTAATTACAAACAAACACAACTTAAAATACACGGAGGTATTAAAAATGATGCAGTGGAAAAATAATAAAGGTTATACAGTGAGAGAGACAGAGAGATATATCAGAACTTATTTTGTTGATACTAAATACAATAGAATAATGCTGATAGAAGATAAAGAAGATCATGATATGGATAGAATAAAGATTGTTAGATTTGGAACTAAAGAAAAAGATGCTGATATCATAGTTATTTATAGATATGATGATCCGGCTTTTGTAGAGTCAGTTATAAATGGTTTTATGAAATAAAAAGCGTAAAGAGTCCAGGCAGTAAAAAGCCTGGATTTTTTTATTTTAAAACCACAATCAAACAAAAATAAAAATATTTATAAAAAGACTTGACAACTTTATTATTGCATGATAATATACAAGTACAAACAACAAACACAACTTAGAAAAATAAACGGAGGTAACGACATGAAATACTTTACAAATTGCGAAACATTAGAGGAACTGAGAAAAGAATATAAAAGACTTGTAAAAGAAAATCATCCAGATAACGGCGGTTCTGAGGATGCTATAAAAGTTATCAATGTAGAATATGAAACAGCATTGAACAACTTAAAAAATGCAGATGAAAACGAAAACGCTTGGAAATATGACAAAGAAAAAGATGAGCTTTTCCGTGATGCATTAAACAAAATCATCAACTTGGAAGATGTTAAAATTGAAATTATAGGTTGCTGGATCTGGGTTACTGGTAATACATACAATGTAAAAGAACTTTTAAAGGCTGCCGGTTTTAAATATTGCGGAAAGAAAAAAGCGTGGAGCTGGCACGCTGGCGAAAGATATTATAAAAAATCTAAAAGGGCTTTAAGCATGGACGAATTGCGCAACCTTTACGGATCAGAAGAAATAGAAAAAAGACATGCTGACAGAATCGCATAACAGCAAAAGAGGGATCAAAAAAGATCCCTTTTTTATTTTTATAAACAAACGAAAATAAATTTTAAAAAGTGCTTGACAAACAAACGATAATAATGTAATATACAATTAAGCAAAGCAAACACAACTTAAAAAATTCGGAGGTAGAAAAAGATGAGAAAATTTGAAGTAGGAAAAAGATATAAAGAAACTGATTCAATTGAATTTGAAATAATCAAAAGAACAGCGAAATTTGTTACATACGTTGAAATCCAGCACGCCGGAAGATTTAATGAAAGAAGATGTGAACCAAAAAGAACAAAAGTTTTTGATTGGGAAACAAGAGAAGTATTCTTTGCTAGTGGCTATCAGATGGAAGCATAAAAACATAAAGCCGGGATTGCTCCCGGCACATTATAAAATAAATAGCAACGGAACGCCAAAAGGCAGCGGAAAAGATCATGAAAAATGGAAAAGAAAATTTTTTAAAAGAATTTTCAAAAAGGTATTGACAACAAGCAATAATAAATGTATAATATAAACATAAACAAACAACACACAACTTTAAATTATCGGAGGTAAAAATCATGATGAACGCAAGATTAAAAAATGTATTTTCTTTAAGTAGCAAGGTAACAGTTTATGTACCGGCAACGGTTGATATTGACAAGGAAATCGACAACAAGAAATTTGTTGATAGAGCTGCAACACTTCTTTCTGATTGTTTCGGTGGCGCAACCTCAACAGATGCCCTGGGTTACTGGACAAGCCCAACAGCAGGACTTGTAAAAGAGAAAACAACAATGGTTTTCGCTTATGCAAGTGAAAAAGATTTAAGAAACAAGCTGGATCAAGTAATTGATTTATGCGAGGATCTTAAAAAAGAAATGACTCAGGACGCTATAGCGTTAGAGGTCAACGGTGAAATGTTTTTCATTTAGTGAAACAAACTATAATAAATGGGGCAAGCCGTAAACGGTAAGCCCCTATAAATTGGAGGGCGTGCAATGTATCAGGAATTTAATGAAATCTATTTGAAATATAAAAAGTTTTTACCTCAGAAATTAGCTTTTAAAATGGCATATAAAGCCGTTCAAGGGAGAAAATGTAATGAATAAAATTATGGGATATAATGCTGGAATCGTTGACGAATGGGAAAACGTTTTTGAATTGGCTATGATCGTGCCAGGTTTCGCATATTATGCAAATTATGAAGAATCAGACGAAAACGGTAATACAATAGTTGTAAATGATAAAAACGAAATTTTATCGAATAACATTTTTGCAAATAATGATTTTATGCAAGCATTAGAGCAAGTGAACGCCGGAAAGCTACAAGCGTTATATATTAGCGATAAAATGAAAGAAAATATTGATTTATTGCGTGAGTCTGGTTATTTTGATTCATAATCAATCAAAAATAAATGAAAAACGCTATTGACAAACAGTCGAAAATAATGTATTGTATTTATAACAACAAACACAACTTTAAATCATGGAGGTTTTAGAAATGGCAAAATTAACAAGAGATCAGTTAGAAAAATTCAACGGGAAATGCAAAAACGGCTTTTCTTTAGATTTGTTCTTCTTTTGCACCTGGGGCGAAAAGAGATGCAAGAAAAATCTGAAAATTGACGATGATTCAATTATTTATGAGGTAATCGTTGAATTTTACGATAAATATGAAAGTTTCAAGAAAGCCGGAAGCGTGCCGACACTTATTATTAACAAGTGTGTACCGACTGGTACAGATGGCGTTTATAGTGTGCATGAGATCCACCGGGAGGAAGTCGGGGAAATGGTAACAAGAAAGACCGTTAAAATCCTTCAGGAGCTTACAGAAGGATATACAGACGAAAAACTTGTTGATATGATTAAAATGCTGATTGCAGCATAAAAATGGAGGTTTTGACCATGAAAAAGAAGATTTTGACAATATTATCAGCATTCAGCATTGTTGCAAGTTTAACCGCTTGCAATAGTGCAACGGAAGCCGTAAAAGAGCCAGAAACAGCGAAAAACTGGGAAGTTAGCACATATTATATGAACGGGTATTATAATCCAGAAACAAAAGAACTAACAACCGTAGATGCTGCCGGAAATTGTGATATTTGGGATAATATCGAAATTTTGGATTTATACAAGGATGCAGACTATTGGAAGGGTATAGACGAAAACAACGAGGTTTTTGTGTGGGCAAAAATCAGCACAAACGGCACAAAGTCAATAAATGACGATGAAGCGGTTGTTTTTCCTGGAAATTACAGTGTTTTCAAGGATCATGCAAAAATATTTGTATTAGATGGCGAAATCATTGTAAAGGAGAAATAAAAATGTTTGGTTTACTGTTTACTTTAATTTTCGGGATCAGTGATGAAATCAAAATCAGAAAAGATATAAAAAATGAGCGTGTAGAGTCAGCAAAACGATGTGCCGATTTCAAACGCCGGATGAACCAGTGGGAAGAACTAAAAAAGAAAGATTATAGAAGATAGGGAGGATCATATCATGAATAAAATGAATAATATTGTTATTGTGGCGTTGTGTGTGGCTATTTTAGGCGTTTTGTTGACGGGATGCGGTAAAATATCAAGCGATAATAAAAAAGCTGTTAAAAATGAAAATACGGCGTTTTCTGAGGTGTTAGAAGCGGAAGAATTGGAAGTAGAGCAGTCGGAAGCCGTAAAAAACGAAACAATATTAAAATGCGAAGAAATAGAGAAAGAAATCATTGAAGAATACGGAGATTTTGAAATGTTTTCAACTTCTGAGTTGACCGGCGAAATGTTAGAAAATCGCATGAACGGCGATAAAGTTATCGTTGAGCGTACAAAAGGCATTGTATTAGATGACGAATTGAACGGATCAGCAGAAGATCACTATATCAGTTATAGAAGCGTAGAAGGGGCGCAGCCTGGGGACGAAATTATAACATATTTAGTATATAACCCGGCAACAAGCTATATAGATGATATTATTGAACGTTATGACGTTATTGTTAAGTAAATGCAGAGAAAAGGGAAATCCGGCGTAAAAGTCGGATTTTCTTTTTTGTAAACAAGCAAAAATAAATGTAAAATACTATTGACAAACAAACCAAAATAATGTATTATAATATCAACAACAAATAACACAACTTATAATTTACGGAGGAAACGAAAATGGTAGAAAAATCAAAAGTGATCGGAATTATGTTACAGCATTCAGATGGCGATAAAGAATATTATGAGCCGGAGTTATCAAAAGAAGATATTAAGACAATTTTCAAGATTCTTGAAAAATACGGTGATGATAATGATTCTGTTAGAGGCGATTTAAAAGTTATCGACCAGGAAGAAAACACAGAAGACATTGACAGCGATTTTGAGCATACATCAAAAGAAATGGCAGATAAATTGATGGAATTCAACCGAGACTTTTCGGACGATTCGGAAACTATCGCAGAAGAAGCGGAGTATTTAATAGGTGTATTTGACCAGTTGAAAAAGTCGGAAGATTTTAATATTCTGGCACATCATTTAGATACAATGTTTATGGATAGTGCTTTTAAATAAACTATAATAAATATCGGAGGTATACACAAATGAAAGTTAAATATATTGGTTTCGGTGGCTATATGGAAGTTCCTTGTTATCAGGACGAAAACGGTAAAATCTATTTTGATGAAAATAATGGGCGCAATGGTTTGGATCTTTATACGGGTGCTTATATGGATTGTGGCGAAATTTGCGGAGAACCTTGCAGTAGAGTAACAGAGCCGGTAGAGTGCGAAAATCCTTTTGTAAGAAGTCCAAAAGAAAGAGAATACATGTTATTAAACAGATTACAGCTTGATTGTAAGTATTATATCAATTGTGCCGGAAAGTGCAGATCATCAAGTCTCTGGGCTGATATTGATACCATTATCAAAGAAATGGAAAATATCATGGATTCATTTACAGAAGAAGAAAAGCCGGAATGGTTGACAGATGCGGATTTTGAAGCACTCAAAAGCGAAATAAAGGAGATTCAAGAGCATGAAGTGGAAAACGTACAATAATGTATTAAAAGCCGGTAAATTGATCCAGGCAAAAGGATATAGCGAAAAAGAATCGTTAGAAATCGCAGTGCAGAAGTTTGACGAACTGGCAAGTCTTAAAAATGGTATGTCAGTAGAATGGCTGATTGATAAAATGGCAGCCAAAACAGAAAGAGAGGGCGAAAGCATGAAGTTATCAGAATCAGACAAGAACTATTTCAAAAAGTGCGGATATCTTGACCAGGATATCCCACAAATTGAAAAAGCTATTGAAGTGATGCAGTATGAAGACGAAAACGACAAGAAAGTATCAAGAAAATACGTTCTTGATAATATGGATCGTGAAACCTGGTTATCTGGTATCGGGCGTGCAGCTTTTCATTGGAGTGCAACGAGAGAGACAAAAGACGGTAAAACAATCTTTTTTGATGCAAGAAAACTGTTTAAATAGGGGGTAAAAATCATGTTGAAGTTTGAAAATACAACCACAAAAGAGAGTTTTGAAAAATCTGTTAAATGGAGCAAAAATAAAATTGAAGAGATGGAGAAACCATACGAAAATCAAAGATTGTGGAGAATTTCAGATTGTTTCGGAAACATCTGGAATGTGCTATTTACTGGCAATGTTGACGAGTACCGTATTTCATATAAAGATGAATTTTCGGTTGATATCTTGATGCCTGGTAATATGGTAGAAATTCATAGAGCTATTAAAGACGGGCGAAATCTTAAAGCAGACAGAAATTTAAAACAGTTCATGCAGTTGGCTTTATTGGTAAGTTGTTATAAAAAATTTGGATTGATACTGTAGAAAGGGCGATATTATGACATATACAGAATTTTTAAGAGATATTGATAAATATGTCGGGTATGTGGTAGAGTTTAAATCCCGTTTTAAGTCCAATGGACAAGAATATACATTTCAACGATATGTTTGGGATAACAAGGAATTTGGAGCATTGAAGCCGGATTCTTTAATTGATATTGTAAGTGTAAAGCCACTTTACAAGAAAGCAACGAAAAGGACAGAGACAGGAATCAATTATATATAAATGGAGGTAAATAAAATGTTAGTTTCATCAAAGAAAATCGAGAAAATGTTGCGTGATCGTGATAGACTTGAAAGAATGGCAAAAATTGAATACCAGGAAGCAAAGGATCTTTTTAGTGTTGGGAATATGGAATTTGCTATTGAATTGCAGCTTGCTAATCAGCATTTAGGAGCGTCAAGAGAAATTACAAGAACATTGAAAAATATTGGATATGAAGAATGTAAACGAATGTCAGAAAAGGAGAAACAGTTGCTTATTGCTGGCATTAAACAAAAATTGTGTGGCATTGGTGTTATTGGTGTAGGTGTAATTTTTATATCTTCCGGGATGCCGGTTGTATTTATTGCATTGTCAGCAATTGGAAGCACTTTATGTGTTTCAAAAGAAAATGTTGTAACTGTATGTAAAAATAGGCTTGCGTTATTAACAAACGTAAATAAATGATATTGACAATAATAGAAATAGTGGTATAATCGTTTTAAGGATGGATATACCACTTATTCTATATTCAGGAGGTAAAAAATTATGAAGTTATTAAATAGTAAAGTTATGTCATTTGAGGAAGATTGTGTTGAGTACGAAAACGAGCAAGAATATTTAGAAGATCTTGACAAGCGCAGAAAAGCCGGATGGACTCAATTAAAGACACCAGATTTTGAAAATGGAGTTATGAAACGTGTCAGCAAACAGTTACCAAATGGGCATTTTACGCAGCGATATAAGCGTTTTAATGGTATTAAGCTAGATATTTAGGAGGAATATTATAATATGAAGTTTACATATACAGGGAAAGCACTGGAAACAAAATTGATGATTGAAGAAGGACGAAAAGTATATACAATAAATAAGTTATATAAGCATTCTAGGGGGGCTTTTATTGGAAAGTAAATAGAATGGGCTATATTCATATCATTATGCCGGTCAGAATGTCTTTAAACGGCGAAATCAATCATTATGAAATTGAAGATAGATTATTGACAAATGACAATACATTAAGAGTAACAAAATCATATGGGAATTATGATACTATCCTGGATTGTATAAAGGATATTGAAAAAGATTTGTAGGTAGGTGGCAGAATGGAAACAGTGATGTTAAATGATGGAAGCATAGAAATAGTTGGAAGTCATAGAGATTTAGTTGATATTGTGCGTGATCGTTGCGGAGATGACATTGCTAAAATGGTAGAAAACCTTGATCCGGCAGTTTATGATAGCTTATATAGGGCAGATTGTACAGTTTTTGAAATGGCTAATATATTAGAAAATACTGATGAAAATGGTTTGTTATCGGAAGATCAGATTGATAGCCTAAAAGATAAAGTTGAAACATTGGCAAGCGATATTTGTGATTGTATTTGAAAAAAGATGTTGACAATCAATCAATAATAATGTATAGTATAAATATAAACAAACACAACTTATAAAGTACATTACGGAGGTATTGATTATGTCAAGTAATAACAATTACTATGAATTTAAGGATGCGAAAGTTGCAATTGCAATGGAGCTTGTAAAAAGAGGTTGGAAACTGTACGGTTTTCATGAGGATGAAAGTGACTGGATGACAGATTATTGGAGTCCGGCATGGTGGGAAGGAATTGCCACAAAAGATGGCTTTGTAGTAGTTGTTGATTGCCGTTGGAATGATAAAAGTGGTAAAGAAATCATTCAGCATATCTATAATAGTGAAGAAGTTATTCTTTCAGCGAAAACAAGAAGCCTGATTGAAAGACTTTCAGAAGTCAGACAGGATCGTGGAGCTTCCGCAGCGGAAGAACAGACAGCAAAAGCGAAAATTGAAAAGCTGAGAGCAAAAGCCAACAACCAGACAGAAAAGATAAAAGTAACAGACCGTTACCCGGAATATCAGCCGAACCCACCTAGAATGTCATGGCATGTTGAAAAAGATGGTGTTATCATCGCAAAAGGTAACGGAGTCGCAAAGTTTTCTGATATGAAATACTTTGATAAAGAAAGCTATGAAAAAGACTTGAAGGAATGCGACAAGGACAGCTATAGATATGAAAGAGCTGAAAAACTTCTGAAACTGGCAAAACAGTTTGAAAAGTTCATGAATAAAATTGACTCTGCTGCCGGTTGCATGATCGGTGGAAATGGTAAAGCGTATGTATATACTAATGTTGAGACAGTGGAATATAAAACGGAAAATAAAGCCGTTGAATGTCCTGGATCATTAAGAGCTAATCAGTGTTTTGTCGTAAAATCATGCTTTAATCATGGTATTAGCAAAGGTTATGTATATCAGTTAAACGAGCATGAAGGTGTGAACGGCGAAAAGTATTATATTGCGTACCGACTTGACAAGAAACTGAAAAAGCAGTTGACGGGAAACGCTAATCCGGCGAACTGTTTCGGATATATTTCAGGATCTTATAAAGAAAGATTTTTGAAATGGATTGAAACTGGCGCACTTGCATGGTGTGAGATTCAGGAAGTTAAAACGCCGTATAAAGTGCAGAAATGTGTTAAAAAGAAAATTGGATAAAACAAACTATAATAAATGAAAGGAAGATAAAAGAGTGGTAGAGTACCCACTCTTTATATAGAGAGATGACAGCAAGAACAGCAAGGGTTTTATATGACACAACAAAAATAATCACTGTAGTAAGTGGCATTGTAGGCGGTATATTAACTTTTATCGCTGCTGGTATTTCAGACAATTATACATTAGTTGGGCAATCTGTTCCGGGAAATTATGATTTAAAGATAATGCATATAGCGTTTTTTATTATGGCTATTGCTATTTTAGGGATTTTTATAATGGATCACGCTTTATTTGATGCAATGTATGACTTGGAAAGAGTGCCGATTAAATATAGTGAATATATTGGTTGTTGTTTAGAACGTAACCAGATATTTGATAGACAGATAAAACAAGCACTCGACAGGTACTATAATTTGGATTGGGGTATGGTAGACCGTTTGGACTCGAAAATAAATGATGATGCGGTAGAAAATGGCTATGATCGTGTCCGTGGAATTTATCAAACCATATTAGGAAAAATATTTATTGTTACAGATTCAGAAAGATATGCAACAACTATATATTCTGAAAAGGAATATCTGAAAGAAATAAATTACTAAAGGAGATTGAAAAATGGAAAAAGACAAGAGCATTCATAAAACAAGTACAGGAAAGTTATTTCAGTTGATAGATTTAGAAGGGAATCCGATTGACTATGTGAAGTGTAAGGGTATTTTTACACGGTCATATATGGCAGCATTAGAAGTTGGTCAGGCGTTGAGATCTTCCGATAACGGTATGATGTTAAAACGTATTCAGTAGGAGGGTTTTCAATGTCAGCAAGAATTTTAGTTGCCGGTAGATCTGAAATATGCAAAGAATTATTTAATGATCCAGAAGCATATGGTTCACATATAGCAGATAGATTATCATGTATCAATAAGCCAGCCGGTTGTTTATGGGGTTCTACATTACTTCATAATGGAGGATATCCGTCTGATTGGTTAAGATGGGTAGCAAGTGAAGGGTTTATGCTTGATAAGTATAGCAGCATGGCGGTCAGCTTTAAATTGAGCAGAAAAGCCAAAATTTGCACGATTGACACAGTAGAAGATTATCATAGATTGATGCGAAAATATGCAAAACCTAAATATGAAAATAGTGAGTATAGCAGTTTGTTTAAAGAAAAAGTAATTGACTGGAAAAAGTTATCGAAAGATTACGATGCTTTTCATTTGACAGAACGAGCATTTTGGGAAATGCGATTACCACTATCTAATATATTGGAGTGTGAAGATGGTAGTGAGTTATGTGATTTCTATTCATACGATTGTGAAAGTTGGATTCTTTTCAATTTAGATTGTATTAACTGGGGATCGGTTATCAATCAAGATGTGAAAATAAAGTCTTTGTATGATGATTAAGGAAGGAACAAGGAGGGGAAATAAGCTATGGAAAAATGTGCAATTTGGAAAGATCATAAAGTCGTTGGTTATATTGACTTAACCGAAGAACAGAAAAGGATCTTGAATAAAGTTCCTGGAATTGGCGTATATTTTGGATTTGACAGAACAACACGCCCAGAGAAGTATGCAGAAAGTTATAAACAAACGTAAATAAAGATTGACATTACACAACTTATAATGTATAATAGGATTATAAGTTAAGGGAGGAACAAACACATGAAAAATCAGTTAGAAAACAATGGATCGTATTTAGGTTTCACAGATAATAAGACAGCTTTACAGAAAGCAAAAATTGAGAGCTGCCTAGATAAAGTATTTAGATACAGTAATGGTATTATGGCAAGAAAAGATGCTATGCTTTATGGTCTGAGAAATGGTAAAAAGCCGGAAGTTGCCGATGAAATAAGAAGGAACGGCACTGTTAAGAAATCATACCGTATGGCATGGGACAACCTTTATAATGACATCACGAAAACAGAATATGATTTTTGTATTTATCTGATAGAACATGATCTTGTTTCTGAGGAATCTGTAAATGCTTTTATTGAAGCAGAAAACCAGGAAAAAGAAAGAGCTGCAGAAGAACAGAGAAAAGTGGAAGAAGCAGCCAGAAAAGAAGAAGAGAGAGCCGAAGCCGAGAAAGAAGAATTTAAAATCTGGCTTGCAGAAACTTCTAAAATGTATAATGGTACAACCAGAGGAAATTTAGTTGAACGCATTTATCTTGATGTATACGGCGAATTTCGTTTCCCTTTACGAGCTTTTGAATTACTGGTTTGTATTGATAATATCGAAAAGTTATTATGTAGAGAAGAGTTAAAAGCACGTTTACATACAGATAATAAAGCAAGTCGAAAAGTATTTCAGTGTGTAACAGGTTTAAAGCTGCCAAACACAAATAGAGATACAATGGCATTTTTGGATAGTGTACAGAAGAGTGATTATCAGGATGCAGTTGAATATAAAACACGTAAGAAGCCAGAAAAGCAGCCGGAAGCAGAGAAAGAAAAGTTCTATGTGCTTATGACTACAGAAAAAGAGAAAAGAGAATATGTACCAGCAATAGGCAGTAAAATTGAATATCATGGTATAGAAATGTTTATTCATGAAACGCCAGACGGTAAAATTGCTATTTCATCTATAAAATGTGGTTTACGGATGGCAACCGGCAAGAGCAAGACAGAAGCAATTAAGGAAATGAAAGAACTTTTTAAGAAAATGGATATTGATACCATAAACAGTAGAATTGATGAGATTACAAGCTATTATGGTGTTAGCCCATACTTAAAACAAGCATAAATAAATGGAGGAATACAAAATGGGAATTGCAGATAAATTCGGAAACTTTCAAATTAAGAAATCTGACAGAATCAGCCAGGAAGATCAAGCCTGGTTGACTCACAGAGAAGAATTATATAAACGAGCGATTGCGGTTTACAAGTCTGTTTATGATATCTATAAGGCAGAAAATGAATCATATTCAGAAGAAGACCGCAAAAATTACAAGTATTCTTCTTTTTTAGTCGGGAATTTTGGTGTCCCAAAATCGCTTTCAGATGTTCAAAATAGTTATATAAGTGGTATTTTCAGTTACTTTTCAAATAAGTATAATGTGCAACTTGAAAACAATTTTGATAGATATGATCTGGATAGAGAATATTACAGATACAATGACTCAGATCCTATCAAAGAGCTTGTTGTTGACTTCATCGACTACCATGCAGTTCTTGACAAAATTTTTGACCAGTTAGGCGGTATGAGTTTTGAAGAAAAGGCTATCAAAGAAGTAAAAGATAAATTGAAAGAAAAATGTTACAACGGCTATCGTGATACATGGGAAATTAAAGTAAAAGGTAATAAATTCACATATACAGGCGGTTATTGTAGCAAAGATAAATATTTTGATTATTACAATTTCGGTAGTACAGAATGGTTACGTGCTTTTATTGATGCGTTGGCATTTAACACATATGGAGAAAAAACACAAGTCTATTCACTGAATCATCTATATAGTTCTTATTCTATAAGACTTGAAGAGGATGATTTTCAGAATGGATTTTCAGCACCAGAGGTCGGAGTCAAGCATGTCAAACTTTTCAAGAATGGAAGGATTGATGTTACTTTTACAGATGCAGAATTTTGCCGTAAATTTGCAAGAGAATGGTGTGGTTATACACTTATTTAGGAGGAATCATATGCACGACTATAAATGGCATAAGGTCAGTGAAATGCTGCCGGATAAATGTGGAATTTATGATGTTAAAATCAAGAATTGCTATGATGAAATTGTAGAAGTCAAAGCATTATATACATATACAGTAAATGAAGGTTTTACATTTTGCCGGTATGGTAGCACGATAACAAATGTAATTGAATGGAGATATACAAGTCATGAAGTATAAATGTACAAATGAAGTAATCCCACAGGAAATGAGGGAAGATATCAACACAAAAATTGAATATATTGTGAATAATGATCTACCAGAAGCGGAAACAGGTATTTCAAAAGATGATATTTTCAATGCGTATACTGGATTAGGTGGGCTTCATGGTTTAGAGTTTGCTAACTATGATAGTTACTATGATTACCAGAGAGCGAAAGCCGACATTGAGCAAGGGCAGTTCTTTACGCCTTATAAGCTGGTTGAATGGATTTATAATTGTTTGCATATTTCAAATACTGATTTAGTAGCAGATCTTACTTGTGGACATGGTTCATTTATCAGTTGTGCGCCGGTTGAATCGAATTTCTACGGTTGTGAATTAGATGGGAAGCCGTACAGAGTGGCAAAATACCTTTATCCAGATGCAAAACTGGAAAATACAGATATTCGTTTTTATGAGCCGAAAGTTACATTTGATTATGTTCTAGGAAACCCACCGTATAATCTGAGATGGAGAAAAGATGATATCAGCTATTTATCAGAATATTATTATTGTCTGAAAGCTGCGGAATTGTTAAAACCAGCCGGAATTATGGCTATTATCGTGCCCATGTCGTTTTGTGCTGATGATTTTTCTGATGGTGGTATGATTGATGGAATGAATGAGCATTTTAATTTTATCTGCCAGGTAGAACTTGACAAGAATACTTTTAAGCATTTGGGTGTTGAGAACTACAAGACCAAAATAGTATTCTTTCAGAAAAAATCTGAATATACGAAAGAAGTTCCATATAGTACAGAGATACTTTCCGGCGTTACTTCCGATGAAGTATGGGAGCAGTATTTAAAGCCTATTACAGAAGAAAGAGAACAGATTAAAAACAAGATTTTTCTGGAAACTGTAAGAAATAGTAAAGACGATGAAGCGTGGAGTTTTAAGGTTGAGAAACTTCTGTATGATATCAAACGAAATCCGAAAACATGCAGCCAGTATGCAGAATGTTGTGAATATGTCAATAGATATAAGACACAGAAAAAGCCGGATCATATCAAATGGGACGAATGGGAACAACTTAAAATCAAGCCGAAAGACGTTATTAAGCATTTAAAAATGGCGTTACGTTCACAGAATCCAGGATTTGATAGAACTGGTAGAATTATTAAAAACAATTATACATTTGAGTATAATGGCGATTTTACATCTATAAACGATGTTGTGTTGCAAGGATTTTCAATGGGGAATTTTCAGTCAAAATGGATTGATAAGATCGTGAATAAAAAGCGAAAGATGTATGATATCCAGAATATGCCATTTTCTGAAATGCAACCAAACAAAAAAATAGCAAGGTGGCTTGATGAGTTCACATTGACGGATGATGAAAGAACTATAAAGCTGAATGATGCTCAGAAAACGGATCTGAATCTATTTATTCAGAAACCGTATAGCTTCATACAGTGGGAACAGGGAAGCGGTAAAACATTCGCCGGAATTGCAATAGGCAAATATCGTTTGCAGCACGATCATGTGAAAAATGTATTTATTGTGAGTACGGCAATCTCAATCAAGAACAACTGGCAGGATGTATTGGATCAGTACGGTATTGATTTTGTTATGATTGAAAGCCTTGCAGATATTCAAAATATCAAAGAAGGTCAGTTTGTAATTATCACTTTAAATATGATGTGTAAATATCATAAATTCATCAAGCGATATGTAAAATCAATCTGCCAGAAAGCCGTTTTGATTTTTGACGAGTCTGATAATATGAGTAATCAGGACAGTAAACGGACAAAAGCTGTATTAAATGCTTTTCGCCGATTGAAGTACAAAACACTGATGACGGGTACAAGCACAAGGAATAATATCACTGAAATTTATCCTCAGTTTGAATTATTGTACAACAATTCTATCAATATGCTGTCTGAATGTGAGTATATTATGGAACGTAACAAAGATGGAGAACTGGAAGACCAGGTAAATGAATATTATTTGCAGCCATATCCAGCATATCGTAAGGGTAGCAAGTTATTTGCAGCGAGTCATATTCCAGAGAAAATCACTGTATTTGGCGTATCTCAGTTCACACAAGATATTCTTAATGCAGACATTTTGAAACAGATGATTGATAAGACGATTATCACACGTACATTTGAAGAAATTACTGGCAAACAGCTTTATGAGATTAAACAGATTGCTTGTGAAATGGGAGAAGAAGAGAAACGTCTGTATAAGGTTGCATTGGACGAGTTCTATAAAATGGAATATCTGTTTGCGAAAACTGGGAACAGCCGGAAAGATGCAATGTTGAAAATTTTGAATCAGTTGCTTGCACTTTTGAAGATTTGCGCTGCGCCTCAGACGTTGAGAGAGTACAATCAGTCGATAATGCCAGAGAAATTCAAAACTGTATTATCACTTTTAGACGAATTTTCTGATGAAAGAGTTGCTATTGGTGTGCGTCATATTTCAGTAGTAAATGCATATGCAAAGGAAATCAGAAAAGCATTTCCGGGCAGACCTGTATTTGTGATTACTGGAAATGAAACTACATTGAAACAGAGAAAGAAAATTGTCAAAGAGTTAAAAGAAACAACAAACGGAATTCTGATAAGCACACAGCAGAGCTTATCTGCAAGTATGAATATTGATTTTGTGAATAAGTGTATTATTCCAGAATTGCACTGGAACAACTCTAGCATGAGTCAGTATTATTTCCGCTTTATTCGTTATACTTCAACGAAATTCAAGCAAGTGTATTTTGTAACTTATGAGAATAGTATTGAAAGCAATCTGTTAAAAATGATTCTTGTAAAAGACAAATTGAATCTGTTTATGAAAGATCAGGATTTGACAGACGATGAACTATATGAACGTTTTGGAGTGGATAGTAATATGCTGCAGAACCTCATGTACAAAGAAAAAACGGAAGAAGGTTATGTAATAAGATGGGGAGATCAAAAAGTATCGTAAAGAAACAACCATATATAAGGAAAGAAATATATTCCATTGATGAAGTGTATAACGCTGTAAAAGACGGACTCTTTGAAGAGAAAAAGACGTTTGTTAATATGGATGGAGATATGATTAAAGCAAATAGTCAGAGATATCAGACGTTTTTCACAAAAGGAATTAAGTGTTGCCGGTGTGGAATCGAAGGTAGATATTTTGCAAAAGAGAAAAATCCGAACGCAAGAAGATATCATTTGAATTTGTATGCAGTAGACCAAGATGGGGAAGAAGTGATGATGACAAAAGATCATATCATCCCCGTTTCCAAAGGTGGCAAGAATACGCTTGAAAATTACCAGACAATGTGCAGAAAATGCAACGTGCAAAAGGGGAATAAATTGGTTTGACATATGATAGAGAAAATATGCGATGGATAGAATACACAAAACTATCTAATGGACAATCGGCGGTAATCTGTTTTGACAAGAACTATAGGCATGAAATAGGAAGTGGATATGATTATGCAGTTGCTTTTGCTATTGCCAATAAAAAGAAAGTTTTAAGGCAGTGGCTCAATAGTGACGGTTACGGCGATTTAGATATGACAACAACTGGGAAATGTGGTGTTGAGGGATTATTGTGGGCTTTTAAAATGGTTCGTGAATTTATAGGAAAACATATGTATGAAAATGATAGAATCATTGTATATGGTTCAGATGCAAGAAGACAAAAGGTATATAGACATTTTCTCACTACTAGATTAGGGTTTGAAGAAATACTTGATCCATTCTGGGGAAGATGCCTTGCAAAAAACTTATAAACAAACCATAATAAATGTTGACATAATGATAAAAATGTGGTATCTTATATATAAAGAAAAACACAACTAATAAAAATTCACGGAGGTATTAAAAATGAAGAAATCAACAATCCCTTACACAGTTATGCAGTTAAAGAAAATGTATGAGAAATCTGGAATTCTGGATTTCGATTGCCCTATTCAGAGAAGATATGGAATGTGGGACGATTATAAAAAGAGTCTGTTACCACATTCAATGCTTATCGGGTTTGTCATTCCACCATTGTATTTTACAAAAGAAAACAAAGGCACAAGAGATAAAAAGAACAGACCAGTATCTAATTATTCTTGCATTGACGGTCAGCACAGACTTCGCAGCTTATTCAGTTTTATCAATGATGAGTATGCACTGCATCCAGAAACGCCAGAAGTTGAAGTTGATGGAGAAATTTATGAAATTGCTGGATTGAAATTCTCAGAGCTGCCGGAAGAAATTCAGCAGATGATTAACGGATATGTTTTTACGATTTACAACTTAGAAGAATGTACAGATGAAGAAATCGAGGAAATGTTCTTTAGACTGAATAACGGATCTGGATTAAGTAAAACTCAGATTGCCAATGTAAAACTGGGTATGAACCTGGCAAAATTTGTTAAAGAGATTCTTGTCGGAAAGTTCTTTGAAGATGTTTGTCATTTCACACCAGCTCAGTATCGTAGAGCAGCAGACGAAAAGACACTTTTACAGGCTATGATGCTGTTAGACGTAAAAGATGGAGATTATGAACTTACTTCTATTTCAGAAGGTCAGGTAACAAAGTATGCGGAAAATCTGCATGATTCTTATACAGATGAAAAGCGTGAACGTCTTCTTAAAATTGTCAAGTATCTGGAAGATGGATTCGACCAGAAAGAAAAATTCATGAAGGTTGTAAATATTCCGATTTTCATGTACATGGCAGATGAGGCAATCAACAACGATATCAAAGCAGAAGATTTCTACAAATGGTTTGAGGTTTTCGCAGACAAATATAACCCGGATTGTGCCTATGCACAGTATTGTTCTACTGGATCTATCAAGAAAGAAAAAGTAGAGGGAAGAATCTCTGTTATGAGCAAAGATTTTAGAGATTACTTCAAATTCAATGACAGTAATGATGAAGCAGATGAAGAGACAAAAGTGAAAGAATTTGATGAATCCAGTGAACAGGTTGTAGAGTCTAAAACTCCACTGACTGACGATTTCATGGATGATTTAGATAATGAACTTCCATTTTGCTAAAAAGATTTGATCGGTGTATGGTAGGTAAATCCTGCCACGCCGTAAAAATAAATTAAAATCAAACAAAAATAAAGGAGAATACACGATGAAATTATTTAAAAACAAGAAAACAGGGAAAATGTATGTAACACTTTCAGAGGAAAAAGATTGCTTAGTGGGATTTGATGGAGTTCCGTATACAGGATCTTCGGACGATGTTGAGGAAGTTTCGACAACGGCATCAGCACAGGATTTTCGCAGATTACATGAAGAGGCAAATGGTTTTTCTATTGGTTGTAGTGTAAATGTAGAAGATCCTACAAAAGTGACAATAGAAATTACGCATAGTGCAACAAATGAAAATAAAAGAAAATACAAAGTGGGGGATAAGTTTTCGTTTTCTTTAAAAAATGGAGAAAGTGTGACAGCACTTGCGGTTAAGGAAGAAACGGATGGAATGGTCTTCATCTTTGAAGATTGTTTAAGCAAAGCATACCCTATGAATGACAATCTGATGGATATGCTCAATAATGAGTTGTATAAATTATTTCCTGATAAGATTCGAGATGCTATGGTTTCTTTTGATGGTAATAGCATGATTAGAATTCCAACCGAAAAAGAAATTTTTGGTGTTAATAAATATGGCGAGAAAGAATCTGATGATGTAAAGCAGTTTGAGCCGATGAAAAATAGAAGAAACAGAATTGCATTTAGGAACAATGAATTTGAATGGTACTGGTTGAAAAACCGTGGTGTGGGGAGTGCGGCTTACTTCGCTTTTGTGGACGACAGCGGTAATGCGGACGACGGCGACGCCTCTTATTCTGTTGGTGTTCGCCCGCTTTTCAAAATCAGATTTGTAGAAATCTGAAATCTTTAATCTTACCGCCATTTATGGCGGTATGTTAAAGGCTGTGATTAAGAGAATAGGAGCGTAAAAGGAAATGAAGAAAATTCGTAAAATGAATTTGCATTGCAACTATTATATTGATGGCTTGTTTCGCTTGTACGGCTTGTGGGACTACATATCAGGAAGCGGTATCAGAAGAATACGCCACAGATGATAGTATATGTGGAAACTATTTCACAACTATCACGGAATGGGATGATACCACGGCATATTACAAAATCGCATATGCAAAAGATACTAAAGTGAAATACCTAATTATTGTATCTGGCTATAAATTTGGAATAACACCATTGTATAACGCTGATGGTACATTACAGGTGTATGAAGAATAAATAAAATCAGTTTTTTATTGTGAAATATATACTATATATAGATGCTATGATTGACAAATGCACTATATATGGTATCGAGATGGGAGAAAATTATGATAGCAATTAAGTGGTCTGATTATCAGAAATATGGTTGCCCGAAATGTGGGTGCAATTCCGCAAGGAGTGGAAACGTAAGCGGTAGAGGAACGGCATCTGGCACTTGTAGAGAGTGCAAAGAAAGTTTTGTAGTGTTAAGCGATGAAGTAACAAAATCTGCATTTGGGTATTGTACTGGTAAAAAGGATTCTCAGGGAAAAGATATTTTTGAATATCCAGAAGTACAAAAACATCCGAGAAACGGGATTCCGTGTCATCAATGGGTGCAGCCAGATCCAAAACCAGAATACGGAGAGTATTGGAATTCAAGAGGAATTGGCTATGATTTGAGCGGATTCGTGAAATCTAAGAAAGCCGGAGAAAGACTTCTGAAAATGGTAAAAGAAGTTTTAGGTAAGGATAAGCCGGAGTCGTGGCTTGATTGGAGAGAGTATGAGCCTGAATGGATTCAGTTCAAATTTCAAGGAAGTGAGTTCGATTTGGAACGGTTGGATAAATTAGCGACTGGAAATTCAAATATTTTGACAAAAGAAATTTTGATAGAATGTAAAATCTGAAAGGAGAAAATTATGAAGTTAGGAAGAATCGTAACAAGTTTATTGGAGAATGATCTGTATAAATTCAGCATGGGACAGGCAATCTATCATCAGTTCTCAGACTACAAGACAACATGGAGTTTCAAATGTCGGAATAAAGACGTACATTTCACAAAAGAAATGGTTAAAGAAATCAGAGAACAGATTAAAGCATATTGTGAGCTGCGGTTCACAGAAGACGAACTGAACTATCTGGACGGTATTAAATGGATTAAAGGATCTTACATTGATTTCCTAAGACTCTGGAAACCACGATATGAAGATTTCACAATTACGGATGATGCAGAATGTGGACTTGTCATTGAAACTGCCGGTACATGGTTAAATACTTCTATGTACGAAATCCCGACACTTGCTATTGTAAATGAAGTGTATTTCAGAATGCAGTATGATTATGGCGAGCTGTTAAGTAGCTTCAAGAAAAGACTGGATAACAAGTATGTAAAACTTCGCAATGGTCATTGGTATTGTGGTACATTTTCAGAATTTGGACTTCGCCGGAGATTATCTGCAGAAGCACAGGAACTTGTTGTTGAGAAGTTCTCACACCTGAATGATACGGCGCATTGTGCATCAAGATTTATTGGTACTTCAAACGTATTTCTTGCGAAAAAGTACGGAGTTACACCAGTTGGCACAATGGCACATGAATGGATTATGTGTGTAGGACAGGGAAATCACAAGCACAATCCGGCATATTCTAATTGGTATGCACTTGATGCATGGGTTAAGGAATATGGAGTTTTGAATGGTACAGCACTGACAGATACAATTACAACTGATTGTTTCCTGGAAGATTTTCAGCTTACATTCGCAACATTGTTTTCTGGCGTTCGTCATGATTCGGGTGATCCGATGGTGTGGGGCGAAAAGATGATTAAGCACTATGAAAAACTGGGGATTGATACGAAAACAAAAACATTGCTTTTCTCTGATTCACTGGATTTTGAGAGAGCAGATAAGATTTGCCGACATTTTTCAAAGAAAGCAAAAGTCGCATTCGGAATCGGCACATATTTGTCAAATGATACTTGCGTAAGTCCACTCAATATCGTTATGAAGACTACAAAATGCAATGGTCAGGATGTGGCTAAAATTTCCGATGTTGAAGGAAAGGGAATGTGTAAGAATCCAGAGTATGTGGATTATTTGAAAAGATCAATTGGTTGGAGAATGGAGTCCTCAAAGAAAGCAGAAATGGACGAAAAACTGACTTCATATTTTAAAAGCAGTTTTACGGGAGAAAAGACACCTGTTTTAATGCAGGGTAGTGGGAAAAGTAGAATGTAAAGAAAGGCGGTATCTGAAATGAGTTTTAGTGCAAAAGAAGTAAAAGATAAGTGCGTAGAGTGGATCAGAGAATGGTTCAAAGAAAATGGGAATCAGTGTAAAGCTGTAATTGGAATCAGTGGAGGTGTTGACTCTTCTGTAGTAGCTGCATTGTGTGTGGAAGCATTAGGGAAAGAAAGAGTATACGGTGTGTTAATGCCACAGAACAGCCAGGATGACATTGATTATTCTTATGAGTTATGTGAACATCTGGGAATTGAACATTGTGTTATTGATATTGGTAATACTGTAGAGGATATGTTGACTCTTATGTACATTAAAAGTGGAATTAAAGTTTCTAATCAGACAGAAATAAATATTCCGGCTAGAGTAAGAATGGTAATGTTGTACGCAATTTCTCAGTCGATTGACGGGCGTGTTGCAAATACATGTAATTTGTCTGAAAATTATGTTGGTTACAGTACAAAATATGGAGATGCAGCAGGAGATTTTTCGCCACTAGAAGATTTAACAAAGACAGAAGTGAAAGCGATTGGGAAAGAGCTTGGATTGCCGGAACGACTGGTTAATAAAGTTCCTACAGATGGTTTGTGCGGAAAAACTGATGAAGAAAATTTTGGATTTTCGTATGATATGTTGGACAGATATATTAGAACAGGAAAGATTGATGATCTTCCAAAACAGCGTAATATCGAATGTTTACATATGATGAATGAATTTAAGATGAAACCAATGGCACATTTTGAATATATGGAAGAAAATTGAAAGGAATACAATTATGGGTAAGACAATAGCAGCAGAAAAACTTACAAATGAAAAGTTTCTGAATCTGTATAAAGTTCATGCAGAAACAGAGTCAGGAGATCAGATTGGATATTTGGTTGCTTCCAGAGCAAAAGAAGTTGATGGACTAAAAGCGATAAATCATGATGACAAAGTGGATGCTGTGGCAATTTGCGCATTGACAGAAGACGATAAAATGGTGCTGATTCGCCAGTACAGATATGCAATCGGTAGCTATATCTATGAACTTCCGGCTGGACTTGTTGACGATGGAGAAAGCGTTTGTGATGCAGCAATAAGAGAAATGTATGAGGAAACAGGGCTGACACTTGAAATCACAGATTTGCCGATTGGAAATAAAGGCGGTTATTCAAGTGCCGGAATGACTGACGAAACTTGCACACTTGTAGTAGGCAAGGTAACTGGCGAAATTTCCGATAAATATAAAGAAGCGTCAGAAGAAATTGAAGTATTGCTTGTAGATAAAAAAGAAGCAGCACGTATCTTAAAAGAAGAAAACGTATGTATCAGATTAGCTCTTGTGCTTATGATGTTTATACATGAGTAGGAGGGCGTTATGACAATACATAAGAAAGGAAAAGAGCGTGACTATGAGAAGAAACGCACGATTGCCCACATAATTGTTATTCTGGTTGCTTTGGTGTTACTTGCTATTATTTCAGTAGTGGCAGCGAAAAAGTCCAACCAAATAGAAAAGAATGTCACAAAATCAGATCCAGAGCCACTTGTCATTGAAAAATCAATCCCAAAAGATAACGATTCATCATTTGAGTCGGATTCTGAGAGTGTGAAGAAATTTCAAGACAAATATTCTATGGACTGGGGTTTTGTAGATGCTCAGTGTCTATTAAAAATAGCAGAATATCATGGTGGAACAAAAGAAGAACGTGCATATACAATTCTTGTAACACTAAATAAAGTATTTGAAGAACGTAGATCCATACAAGATATAGTTCTTGAAGAGCTGTATGATAATGATGGACTGGAATCAGATGACTTTGAAAAAATTGTTGCATCAGATGTAACAAAGGAAGCATTAAAGATGATAGTGTATGATCGGTTCGATAATAGTGCTGGTTCTATAGAATACAAAGAATTTTATAATTAAACCATAATAAATGGTTGACAAATCAAGAAAACATGATATACTATAATCAGAAACGAGGTGATATGAAATGTCAGGCACAAACTTGAATCGGATTAAAAACAAGCGTATGCAGAAAAATAACACTTCTGGTGTTACCGGCGTTTCTTTTCATTCAGGAATGGGACAATGGTATGCAAGAATCTCTTTTAAAGGGAAAACGTATAGCTTGGGTTATTTTGATGAACTTGATGATGCGGTTAAAGCCAGGAGAGATGCGGAAAAGAAGTTGCATGATGGTTTCATATCTCAAATAAGCCATAATAAAGTTATAGAAGTGTAAAGGAGAAGAAAGATGATTAAACAGTTAATCCAGACAGAAACAAAAGTATTAAGCTCAAATACCGTTATTGATTGTGGCAGCGGTGATGTTGCTATCGGCATGGTAGATGTAAAGGACACACCAAATGTGCTTATTACATTTTCTGATATTCCACAGCAGGAAGTCGGATCAAGTGTAAAAAATAAAGATGTTATCGGTACGCCGGTTGTAGTATCTTTTGATTCTGTTGAGAGTATCAAGGTTCTGAATACGTTTGTACAGGCTGCAATAAATAAGCTGAAAAAGAAAGAAGAGGTAGCAAAGAGAGCAGCTTTACCGCATTTTGTTGTAAAGACTGAAAGTATTATGATTCCGAGTTCTTTTAAATGTACAAATCCGAATGCAGAGAAGATCATGAGTTGCCAGCAGTATTTCAATGAAAATGGAAAGTTGGATGAAGCCATTGACGTAACAAGTACCCTTACACTTACAGATGGATATGTGAGATATCTGGTTGCGAAATACAATAAACTGGAAAAGGTAGAAGTTGTTGCAGCAAACGGCATTGATATCAAGGTTGGAAATCAGGTCATCAAATTCACATCAGACAATATCAGACTTTCTTATGGTCTGGGAAAAGATGATGAAACAGGCGAAAAGAAGTTTTACTTATCTATTATAAATGGTGGCAAGAGATATGAAATTCCGGCAGAGGACAATGTAGAAGCTGCCACAATGGTTAAGAAGATCACAAATGTATTCGATGCAAAAATCGGAATTGCAGCAGTTAGTACAATGAACTTTGGATTAAAAGAAAGACTTGAAGAAGCAGGTATTACTGTTGCATACGCATAACAAACGAAAATAAAGGACAAAACATTATGATTTACAATATAGTTGGAGATTTATTAAAACAGGATAAAGTAGATATAATTTGTCATCAGACAAACTGTAAAGGTGTGATGGGTGCAGGAATTGCATTTCAGATTAAAAGAACTTATCCAGAAGTATTCAAAAAGTACAAAGAGTTTTGTGATGAATATGAAAATATTTTACTTGGAAGAACATTATTCGTAAATTGTAATGACGGAAAAGTTGTTGCAAATCTGTTTGGTCAAGATGGCTATGGTAGAGGATTCTGCCAGACAGATTATGTGGCACTTGAAAAGGCGATTGCTACGGTGGCAAAAACCGCAGCCAAATATAAAAAGAGTGTAGGATTTCCGTATAAAATTGGTTGCGATTTAGCCGGTGGCGATTGGTCAATAGTAAGCAAAATCATAGAAAAATATTTTATGGATTCTGAGGTGGATTGCTACATCTGTTCGCTAACACAGGAACAGGAGCATGAATGTTAAATAAGAAAGAATTTATAAATGTGGTTAGTGGCACTACTGGAAAATCTAAAAAAGAGGTTGAAAGTGCCGTTGACCTTGTGCTTGAAGGTATCAAGTATGCCTACAAGTATTATGATGGTGTAAAGTTCGTTGGTTTTGGTACTTTTAAGAAAAAGACAACGAAATCACGAATGGGTACAGATCCAAACACACTTGAACGAATTAAAATAGAGTCAAATGTGTTACCAAAATTCATTCCGGGAGCAGAACTGAGAGGAATCTTTGCTTAGTTCCCGGAAATTCAAAAGAAAGTGCAGATAAATTATGAGAGCATTCAGGAGTGGGAAAAGAGACTTTGTAAAAGACGAGATAGTATTTGTTGTTGATAAGCTGGACAATTTTATGGATATATTGATTGGTAAAATCAATACATACGCTGGTTATGGAAAATACTATGTTGATTTATATACGGTTACAGAGAAAAAAGAAGATATTGATCCGAATCTTAATATCAGAATTGGAGATGATGCTGGTATTAGAGAGTGGATTAACAGAGGGTATTTAGTATTACGGTCAACCGTTGAACATTACCATAAAAAGCATCCAGATTCTCCATTATATATTGTTGAGCGAAAAGATAATATTTTTCATTCTTGGAAAGATTCGGTGGATGAATTTAACCGAAGGAAAGAAGAGAAGAAAGTCGAAGAAGAACGGCGCAGCAATATGACAGAATATCAACTTTGCAGAGAAGACAATGCTATACACTTGAAAAAGTGCGGTCTTTCCGATGAGGAAATTTCTGAATGTCTCAATTTGATTGACGAAAATGACTCACTGCCAGATATGGAAGATATTGACATCAGACGTTTTGGGAATGAAGTTCAGTGGAAATATCGTAGTAAATGGGAAAAGTTAATTGAACTTAACCGACCAGAAGAAGAAAAACATAGTGAAAAATACTATGCAAATATATACCATGTGTGGGATATGGATCAAGAACCTGTTTTTAGAGGGTATACCAATGAATCGCCGGAGTCTTTGTTTGAGAAATATAGTGATTATACAGAGTATTATTTTCACGTTGCCAACAAAGAGTGGAGCATCGAAAAAGGTCTTGAAATTCCAGTGGGATATAGTAGTTGCGTTGCAGCAGATGAAAATGGAGAGTTAAAACCGGCACTTGTTATAGAGTATTTGACAGAACATGGTTCTTTCGAGCTGGTTGGTGGGAAACTTAGACATTTTGACATTTCCATTGATTATAAACATAGCGTAAATACTTTTTGGATTTCTGTGCTTTCAAAAACCAAACTGAGCAACCAGGAAATCCGTGAATGGTTCTTAAAGAGAATCGGAAAAGTAACGGGGAAATATGAAGATCTTTTCAAAGAGAAAATCAATGAGCTGGACATCAGAAAAGCATAAGGGGATGAAATTGGATTCGATTGGGCATGGAACGGATATAATTCGCAGGAGCGACTACCTAATAGTCAAACTTAAAATAAACGCTGAAGAATTAAGAATGGTAGCGTAAGCTATATCAGTCTGTGAGATTGGGATATTGGTAACAGGCTGTATTAAGAGCTAATATCCAAAAGGAGAATGTTTTCTCTGTAAGTTGACTCTTCAAAAAACAACAGAGTGGTGGACGTTGTAAGAAACCTTTACAAGCCAAACAACGGAGTAGTTACCTGATTCACTGGGGCAACCGTTTTCAAACAAAATGCCCGAATGAATGGTATTGCGTAAAAGATTATATAATTAGTACGTGTTTAAGACGGGGGTTCGACTCCCCCCATCTCCACTGTAATAGCTGGTTATTGTTGTTACGGCTATTACTAAAAACCTTTCTATCTAAATAATGGGGCGATGTAAAAATCGTCCCAAATAAAAAATCACACAACTTTAAACAAACAATAATAAAGAAAATACTTGCAAAAGCTATAAAAGTATGATAGTATATATATTGTAAAGAAAAGCTAAAACAAATACGAAGGAGTGAAAAGATGTATTCGATTAACAGACAGGAAACAATTAACCCAGACTTTGATATGATTAACAGAATTGTGGACAAGCTCAATTCAAAGTTTGATCCAAATGATGCATACCATCACAGTAATGCAGAATCAGAGATGTTTGAGTTTCAGATGAAGATAGACGATAAACGCCGGGAAGCATGGCAGATCGTATTCATGGGGCATCATACAGTAGCAAGTGGTAGCTTTTTTGGATTTGATTATTCAGATTGCCAGGAAGAAGAGTATATTACACTGGAAGGAAAAAATGAAAGAAAAATTTATATGCTTGCAGTGTCAAATACGGTTAATGTAATCACAAAATTCATTGAATTTATTTCAATGTCTGACACCTCTTATCAGAACAAAAAGAAATGGATTGACACATTAAAGAAAGGTCTTGAAGACGAAGAGTAAGCCATAATAGCAGAAAGGAGCAGCATTATGGAAGGATATATTATTGATGGAACATCTGCAAGAATCATCAATTTCCCGACAGTAGAGAAGACTTTAGAAGTAGTTGAAAAACCTGAAAAGAAGGGTAACTACAAGAAAAATTATAAAGTTGGCGAAAAACAGGAAGTATATCCGTTCCGTACTCAGGAGGATCTGGAACTGATGTATAACCATTTCGTAGAGAAAAAACAGTATCGCAATGCTTTAATGTTCGTTATTGGAATCAATGTAGGACTTAGAGCAAGTGATTTGTTGGAATTGAAATGGAGTCAGATTTTCGATGAAGATGGTAGTATTGCGAATGGAATTACAGTCAAAGAAGATAAGACTGAGAAGTTCCGTACATTTTATCTTAATGAATCATGTAAAACTGCCATTATTGAATATTATAACGGTTTAAAGAAAAAACCGGCAAAAAGCGAATATGTTTTCAGTAGTCGAAAAGGAGATGGACATATAGAAGTTCGTCCGGCTGGTCTTATTTTGAAAAATGCTGCAAAAGCTGTAGGTATCAAGTATAATGTCGGCACTCATTCAATGAGGAAGACTTTTGGTTATTGGCAGTTAAAAGCTCATAAAGATGACGCTTTGTTTTTATGCCATTTACAAGAAATGTTCAATCATTCAAGTCCGCAGATTACATTAAGGTATTGTGGTTTGGCAGAAGAGGAAATGGAACAGTATTATAATGATGTGAATTTGTTATAATATAAACAGACATAAATAAAGGAGAAACAATGGTTACATGTAAAGATTACGCTCAGTTTGTAAAGAATAAACTGAAAACGAAGATTAAGGGAATGGAGAAAAAGCCAGTTTTGGCGATTATTCAAGTCGGTGACAATCAGGCTTCTAATTCTTACGTGAAAGGCAAGATTAAAGATTGTGAAGAAGTTGGGATTAGATGCATTGTAAGCAAACTTGATAAAGACATTGAAGAGCATGAGTTACTTTATCACATTGAATTGACCACATGTGCAGCAGACGGTATTATCGTTCAGTTGCCATTACCAAAACATATCAATGTTGAGCATGTGAAAAATGCCATCCCAAAAGAGAAAGATGTTGATGGTTTTCGCCTGGACAGCAAATTTGATTGTTGCACGCCAAAAGGAATTATTGATTGGCTTTATTTCAATGGCTATGACGTATGCGGTAAAAATGTTGTTGTTCTTGGCAGAAGTGAAATTGTGGGAAAACCACTTGTAAACATGCTTATTGATCGTGGTGCAACGGTTACATGTTGCAATAGTCATACAGATTATGGATATGAAATGCAGATAACAAATAATGATGCAGATGTGATTGTATCAGCTATAGGAAAAGCAAAATTCCTTGATTGGGCAGATATTGGTTCGGATTGTGAGATTGTCGTTGATGTTGGAATCAACAGAGATGATGCCGGGAAATTGTGTGGAGATGTAAATAGGGAGTCAGTTGAAAAACTTCGCCCAGATACATACGTTACTCCTGTTCCTGGTGGTGTAGGATTACTTACAAGAGTTTCACTTTTGAAGAACGTAGTTGAAGCTCATGAAAATGGATATACTGAAAATGCAGTAGAAGATGCAATTTCACTTTTACGGAAAAATAATTATTTCGTGAGAAAGATTCCGAAGAATTTATGCGAAACTGCAAAGGAATGCAGTGAAACAGGATGTGGAGAATGCTTAGACTGTAGTTGCTTTGCATGTATGATTGGCAATGAGTAACAGATATACGAGGCTTGAAGAAAAATGCCCATTACTGGGAGATTATTGTAATCAGGAAGAAAAGGATTGCGATAAATGCATCAATCAAGAAAAAGCATGGCAAGATATACAGTGCTACATTGAATGTCACGATTATGGCATATCTTGTGGTTTTCTTGAAAAGTATTACAAGATGTTCTATTTGCCGGGATTGTATGTGAATCCTATAATCCTTGATATTATTGAGAATAACAAGGAAGCGTGCAAATTATTATTTGAAGATTAGAGGTAAGAAAATGGTCGGGTATAGTTACGACAAAGAAAATAAGCAAAGAGATTACACCTATATGGCAAGAGAAAAGAGGTCAAGAAATCTTGTTTGTGGGTATGTCGCAATTCATAAACCGTGGTATGAACCAGAAAGTAACTGGACGTATTATATGTTTTATGACAGCTATCGTCCAGGCGGTTTCTGTGGTGGTGCTATAAATGAAGGACTCAAAAAGGTTGAAATTGATCCGAATACAATCGTGCCATATACTCAGGTTGCGGAGATTATAAGCGTTCTGCAGTCCGGCGATACCGTACATATAGAAGGCAAAGATTTGCCGGAAATGATGACTACAGCAATGATTACAAGTGTTGATGATATGTACAGATATTACAACCGTAAAGATATTGATTATGTGGTAGAAAGATTTGGAGAACCAGCCAAAGAGAAAGAATTTATAAATGTCAGAAAGACAGGGCATTTTCAGGATTTCGTTGATGGAATAATCGAAAAACAGAAAACCGCAAAAAGAAGTGAATTGCTTGCAGCTATAACAGATTTTTGGAATGCGTGGAAATCTACTTACAGTGAAGTTATTATTGGCACTGGTGGAGAATATGACTATGAGTATATCGAAGAAGAAAATGGTAAGTTTACCAGTTCTTTGTTAGATGGAGAATATGACAGTTTTGATGAAATTGTCAAAGATTTCTGTAAAGTTGTTGATCCAGATGATGTTGTCGGTTTTAATTATGGCAAGAGAAGGGTAAAAGAGCAATGCGAGAAGCAAAAGTGTTAAATAAGTACAATTTAACATTAAAAACCGCCAGAAAACTTGAAGTTGGCGATGAATCAAAAATCTGTGAACCTTTGTTTTGGCGAAACAATGCAGTCAATGCATGGTGTATCAGCCGGAGCATTGGAACAGATGCAGACAGAAAGTTTTGTAACGACAATGAGATATGGATAGGAATTTATGATGAACCATATTATCGCAGGAGAGTTCATATTCATGTGAATTGTTGGGGCGGTATGGGTAAATATGAATTTTGCGATTTCTACAATTATAAGGAAATTGAGAATGAAAGAGATTTGCAGACTCAGGAAAAACTTCTGGAAGTTCTCAATATGCTTATAGATGAAGGAATCTTAAAAATTCCAATAAACAAACTATAATAAATGCAAGGAAGTGATAAAAATGAATAGCGAAGAGTTCATACAGACATGCAGCTCAATGGGGTATTCGTCAAAGAAACTGGCGAAGAAATACGTTGAGAAAAACCAGAAAGATACTTATGACATGGACGATATTATAAATGTACACAGAAAAAGTGGTAATTTCAAGGGTAATCATGCATGTGGATTAAGCAATATTCCAAATGGGAAAACAACGGCATTTCAGAATGCATAGATATTTTAGCAAGATATAAATTTACAGGTATCTAAAACATTCCCCTTTTCTACTAACCACACCGAAGTTTTTAGAAGAATGCAAATTTACAGGTATCTAAAACAAAAAGAAGATGTGGTTCTGGCACAACCCGGGTTTTAGAAGAGTGTAAGTTTATAGGTATCTAAAACAGAAAAATGTGGTACTGGCATGATCCGGGTTTTAGAAGAATGTAAATTTATAGGTATCTAAAACTAGCCTATCAAAGAGTACAGAAGCAAGCGCGTTTTAGAAGAATGTAAATTTATAGGTATCTAAAACCGTCCAATCATCAAATGATCCAACTTGCAGTTTTAGAAGAATGTAAATTTATAGGTATCTAAAACCTCAAATTTACAGAAGATGCCTATAAATTTGTGAATATTAAATAAAAATAGAATTAGGATAAAACCTACATTATTATGAGATAATATACTGTTGTGTAACTCTAGCAGCAGCCATATCGCTGAAATCTAAACATCCATTATATTCAATACATTCTTAGTGGAAGTGACTAAGTATTATAAACTCATAATAATTTTTTCAAAGAGTATTACCAGCTATAAGCTGAGATTTATTTAAGGAAAACAAGACAATGAATTATATAGATTTTGTGTTTGTAACAGATAAAGACGGTTTACCGTGTAATCCAATAAATGAAGGATATGCAGGTAAACTTTTGAGAACAGGAAAAGCAAAAATTATAAATCATGATCCTTTAGTGATTGAACGGTTAGATGATTATTCGTCTAAAAATGAAAACAGATATACTATTACGTTGAAAGTTGACACTGGGTTCAGGAATGTAGGATTTTCGGCTAGTGACAATAAACATGAATATATTGCAGGGCAGGTAGAATTATTATCTGGAATTAGTGATAGGCTTGTTACAAGAAAAGGATATAGAACACAAAGAAGATCCAGATTAAGATATAGGAAAAACAAAAATATTGACTACAAAACAGTGAATAATCCTACATATAAGAATGGAAATGAAGATGGATGGCTTGCACCGTCTGTAATTCATAAAATTGAATCTCATGTTAGAGTGATTGATAAAATAGTTTCGTGGATTCCGATTGATAAAGTAATTATAGAAACGGCAAATTTTGACATACAGCAAATTAAGGCAATGTCAAATGGAACTATAATAAATGGAATTGATTATCAAAATGGAGAAATGTATGGATTTGAAAACGCAAAGCAGTATGTAAGAGAAAGAGATAATTACACATGCCAAATTTGTAATGAAAAATTGACAGATAAAAAGCATGTTATTATAGAAGTTCATCACATTATTCCTAGATCGAAAGGTGGATCGAACAAACCAGATAATATGATTTCATTATGTCATTGCTGTCATAAAAAAGTACATGAGAATAACAATGATAATAAGTTGTTTAGGGAATTACAACAGAGAAAAATAATAAGTACATACAAAGATGCAACGTTTATGAATACAATGCGATGGGAACTTTACAATAGATTAAAAGAAAATTATGATGTGTCGATGTCTTTTGGTTATATTACTAGAATGAATCGAAAAAATGCAGGGCTAAAAAAGTATCATTATACAGATGCAGTATGTATTTCTAAATATCACAAAATAACACTTACAAAAAATATTTATTTGGTTGAGCAAAAGCGATGTAATAATAGATGCATGGAATCGTTTTTTGATGCGAAATACATTGATAGTAGGGATGGAAAAGTGAAGAAAGGAAGCGAACTTTGCAAATCGAGAGTTGCAACTACAAGTTCAAAGCGATCTACTAAGAAAGAAGATTTAGACAATAAAAGAATATATAGACAAGAAAAAGTATCGAAAGGCAAAAGGCGGTATGAGAATCATTCATATTGTTTAAAGCCTGGAGATTTAATATATATAAATTATGGGAAGCACAAAGGAAATATAGCAGAAGTTACTAAAATGCAAAAGAATCCAAGTGGTACATATAAAATTGTATTTAGCTATAATAATCCTAAATGTAAAGATCCATCAATAAGTATCAAAGAAAAAGAGTATGAGGAATTAACTCATAATCAATGCGAAAAAGTAAAAATTGTGCGTACAAGGAGGGGAATGATTTGGAGAAAAGTAAATAGATTAGAATTTGAAGAAAATACCCCAGAGCAAAGGAGATAGTAGAATGAGAATACAAATAGGCGATGTTGTGAAACATTTCAAAAGAGAAACCCTTACAGAAGATCAGGTAAAAAATAACAGTAAATTGTATTTGTACAAGGTTTTGGATTTTGCAAAGCATACAGAAACCGGCGAATTACTTGTGATTTATGAAGCATTATATGATGGTAGAGAAATCGGCTGTAATGTTCATTATGGAGATAAATTCGCACGACCATTAGATATGTTCATGAGTGAAGTGGATCATAAAAAATACCCAGACATCAAATGTAAATATAGATTTGAAGAAGTTTGGGGAAAGTAAGTAACAAAAAATATTTATCAAACTATAATAAATAAAGATGATTGGAGAATATTATGAATAAACAGGAATTAGTAAGAAATGAAATGGTCAAAGCCATGAAAGAAAAAGACAAACCCAAGAAAGAAACTCTTTCTCTTTTGCTGGCAGCATTGAAAAATGCGGAAATTGACAAAATGGGAATTTTATCTGAATCTGAAGAGGATGCAGTAGTCCAGAAGGAAATCAAACAGACAAAAGAAACCCTGGATCTTGCACCGGCAGATAGAACAGATATCATTCAGGAGTGCAAGTATCGCATTGAAGTGCTGAGTCAGTTTGCGCCGAAGATGATGACAGAAGAAGAGATTGAGGTTACAATCGCTGGTGTGCTGAGTGATTTAGGTATTGAAAATCCGACCAAAAAAGAAAAAGGTAAAATCATGAAGACACTTATGCCGATGGTCAAGGGTAAAGCTGACGGGAAACTGGTAAATCAGATTTTGGAAAAGAAACTGGCATAATCGTTATGTATATTGGAAGTTATGTTTTTATCAAAGAGCGTTGTATATCAGAACTTAGAAAGAAAGATCCAGAACTGGCAAGTAGTTTGGCATATAAGGTGGGTAAAATCGTTGGGTTTGATGGTACAACATGGACATTTAATGTCAAATTTGGCGATGGAGAATATTCACTTAGAAGATATCAGTTGGAGGAAATATCTGAAAAAGAGTTGCAATTAGTTAATTCCATTTCAGGTAATTGGAAGAAAATGAGTTCAGTGCAGAGTTATTATGTGATTGCAGGAATGGATTTATCTGCATTTAAAACAGACAAATATAAAGGATGGCAATGGTCTGAGGCATGGGAGAACTACACATGTAATCAGTCAAGAGGAAAAATTCAGTTGTTCGATGATCCAACGTATTTATATATTGGATATATTCTGGCAGCAGGAGATGAATACGGTTTTAATACCGCTATGATAAAGCCGGAAGAAGTCAAAGAACATCAACAGCAAGTAATCGAGGAAATAAAACGACTGGTAAAAATTGGGGTTATATCTGAAAAAGTATTAGACTCTATTGATTACGGTCTGATTGTTTTTGCAGATTATAGATAGGAGTATTATGAAAATAGTAAATAATTGCATTGATTGCGTATATGATTTTCAAATGAGAGAATCATGTCGTGATAAACTTGTACATGCAATGCCAACAGATTTAATAGCAAGAATGACTTCTGTTTTGGTTATCAAACCGTATGGGGATAAATTCTATGTTGTAAAATCAAGATACGAGAGGGAACTTCTTTATAACAAATTACTTAAAGAAGATTTTAAGGTAATTTCCAATTCGGATTTTGAAGGTTATAAGGATTGGATTGAATTTGCGGAAAGAGTAAGAGAGCTAATCAATCCAGGAGAATGTGTCATATATAAGATGAACAACAAGAAGTTCGATGAAAATTATAATCTGGTGCGGAATACAAATTACAGTACAAACATCTATTCGTTGTATAAGAGGGTTATGAAACGTGATCCGAGAGTCATTGATGAAATCGAATCTCTTGAAGAAGCAAAAGAAATTATAGGTATGATGCTTGGAAACCACTATATGCATAATACGGCATATGAAATGCTCAAAATTTTTGGAGGGAAACAACGATGATTTACATTACAGGAGATATTCACGGTAGCCCGGAACGCTTGGGTGTGCATTCCTTTTATGAACAGAAGGAAATGACAAGAGATGATATCGTGATTATTTGCGGAGATTTTGGTATGATCTGGGAAGAAAGTGGAGAATCTGCATCTGAGCGGTACTGGCTGAAATGGCTAGAAGATAAGCCGTTTACAACTGTGTTCGTGTGCGGAAACCATGAAAATTTTGACAGATTGTATCAATACCCAGTGAAAGAGTGGCATGGTGGTAAAGTTCATGAAATTCGCCCACATGTATTACATTTAATGCGTGGAGAAATTTTCGATATTGAAGGATTGAAATTTTTCGCATTTGGTGGGGCAAGCAGCCATGATATCAGAGATGGTATTATTGATCCAGCAGAAGATGAAAACTGGCGTGAGACAGCTAAAGAATGGTATAAAGCCGGGAAGATGTATCGCATCAAAGGGATTTCATGGTGGGGACAGGAGCTTCCAACACAAGAAGAAATGGATAATGGCATCAGAAATCTTGAACGTGTTGGTAATAAAGTGGATTACATTATCACACATTCGCCATCTGCAAGTGTGATTGCACTGTTAGGGCATGGATTGTATAAACAAGATGTACTTACAAGATACTTGGAAGATATTCGATCTAAGGTAGAGTATAAGAAACATTTCTGCGGTCACATGCATGTAGATAAGGCAGTTAATGAAAAAGACATTATTCTGTATGAGCAGATCATTCGGCTTGCTTGACAAATTTGTAATCTATGCTATAATATTAACATGCAAAAATAAAGGTTAACAGTCAACAAATAATATGATATCTTATAGGAGAAGCAAATAGTGAATATAGTATTGATTATTATTTTGTTCGGCTTTATATATGGAAGCAGCTATTTCAGATTTCATGAACCATACGGATTGAATAATACATATAATGCTTTAGGTTATTATATGTTATCAGTAAAATGGTGGAATATTGAATTCAACTGGTGTACATACAAAAACAAATGGCAAGTTGATATTAAGCTGAGATTTATAAGAAAATGGAAGCCGAGAAGATATAAAGAGGTATATGTGATATTTAATAGTGCAGGAGTAAGAACCTACACTTTAAATATATATTAAACAAACAATAATAAAGGAGAAAGACAAATGAGAACAGGATTAACAAGCTCTCAGGTAACAAAGAACAGAGAAAAATATGGTTCAAATAAGTTACCAGAAAAGAAACTAAAAACAGGATTTCAGTTCTTCATGGAAACATTTGAAGATAGACTGAACCAGATTCTTTTAGCAATGATGATTGTGTTTACGGTTTTAGCCGTATTCGGGCAAGGATCATATTCAGAGCCGATAGGTGTTGCGGTAGTATTACTTGCAATTGCATTTATTGGAATGAATACAGGATTGAAAAGCCAGAAAAGTGCAAAAGAATTGAAAGACAGAACTTCGATTCATTATTGTAATGTAATCCGTGATGGAAAGGTTGAGCATATCAACTCAAATGATTTGGTTGTTGGCGATCTTGTAATTATTCAGTCCGGCGAAGCAATTTATGCAGACGGATATTTAGTAGAAGGAAATGTAAAAGTTGATAACTCAGTTTTAAATGGGGAATCAGATCCTTGTAAAAAGACACCGTGGGAAAATGAAGATTCATCCCCAATTATTATAGGTGGGAAACGACATGCAAATTCAAATGATTATGTAGATTCGTATTCATTATTTGCAGGCACAACAGTAACAGACGGAGAGGGAAAGATGGTCGTTACAAACGTAGGTGTTAATACTGTAAACGGTCAGACAATTTCCACAATTGATGAAATTGAAGAAACAAAGACATCACTAGAGATTCAGTTAGATGATCTTGCTGGACAGATTAGTAAATTTGGATATATTGGAGCAGCTATCATCGTTGCTGCACTGATTGTAACGAACATCATTCAGATTGGTGGTATTGCTGAATACCTTAATATTGGTTGGATTGGTATTTTAAAAAATGTCCTTACAATAGCAGTTACGGCACTTACAATTATTGTTGCAGCAGTTCCAGAAGGACTTCCGCTGATTATTAACCTTATTACAGCACAAAATGCGAAGGTAATGATTAAACATAACGTGCTTGCGAAACATACAAATAAGATCCCGGAAGCTGGGAACATTCAGTTGCTTTGCACAGATAAGACAGGAACTCTTACGGTAGGTAAACTTGTGCCGGTTGAAAATGTGATGGGTGATAAAAATGAAGTACCGAAAGATTCAGTAATTGAAAATATGTTTAAGTTAAACGTAGCATTAAATAGTAGTGCTATGTATGATGAGAATAAAAACATTGTTGGTGGTAATGCTACAGAACGTGCATTGCTTACAATGATTTCAGATAGAGAGTATAAAGAATTTACGGATTCTGTAGAAGTCACAAACAGAAAAATTTTCAATAGTGCAAATAAGTTTAGTGCTGTTGAAACGAGTGGAAAAGATGGAAAGATTACTTATTATAAGGGTGCGCCTGAAAAATTGATTGATGCAGCAGTTTCTTATGAAACAACAAATGGAATCAAACCAGTTGAAAAGGAAAAATTAAAAGAGATTGTTAAATCATATGCTACAAAAGCTATGAGAGTAATTGCAACTGGATATAGTAAATCCGCATTACCAGAGGAAGGATTCCCGGATGATTTAGTTCTTGTTTCTTTGGTTGCTATTCGTGATGATGTCCGTCCAGAAGTATCGGAAGCAGTTGCGAAAATGCATGAAGCTGGTGTACAGGTAATGATGGTAACGGGAGATGTCATTGATACAGCAAAAGCTATTGCAAAAGACGCTGGGCTGATTACAAGCAAATCTGATATTGCAATGTCAGCTATTGACTTTGATGCACTGTCAGATGAAGAAGCAAAAACAAAACTTCCTTATATTAAGGTTATTGCAAGAGCTACACCAAACACAAAACTCAGAATCGTGCGTTTGGCACAAGAACTTGGTCTTTGTGTAGGTATGACTGGCGATGGAACAAATGATGCACCAGCACTGAAAGCTGCAGATGTTGGATTCTCAATGGGATCTGGAACAGACGTATGTAAAGAAGCTGGAGATATTATTATCACAGATGACAACTTTGTATCTATTACAGATGCGGTTCTTCTTGGAAGAACATTCATGCACAACGTTATGAAGTTCCTGAAATTCCAGTTGCCTATCAATGTAGGTCTGGTAATTCTAAGTATTTTATATCCGATTATCATGGCTGTAGAAGCAGTCGCAGCAGTACAGATTCTTGTAATCAATATCGTTATGGATTCTCTTAATTCTCTTTCCTTTGGTGGTGAACCAGCGAAAGACGAATACATGAAAGAAAAACCTATTCCAAAAGGTTCAAAACTTCTTTCAAAAGAAACTATCGGTCAGATTGCAGTATCAGTTGTAGCGTTTATCGGAATTTTTGGAATTACTCTGTTACCAGCAGTACAAAAAGCATTTGGAAATAATGAGGCTGTTTATGCGACAGTAAGATTTGCACTTTTGGTTATGATGGCAACTTTCAACGGATTTAATATCAGAACAGATGGTTTTAATCTGTTTAAAGGCATCAGCAAGAATATACTCTTCATTGAGATTGCGGTGGCAATTTTCGCTTTGACATTCGTTCTTGCACAGTTTGGTGGAGAAATTATGGGATGTACAGCACTGACAGCTACACAGTGGGCTATCACAGTAGGATTAGCATTTATGATTATCCCAATTGATCTGGTAAGAAAAGCCGTTATCAGAGTAAAAAGAAAGTAGGTAATAATATGGTCATGAGAGATAGAGAATACAAAACGGTTGAAAATATTGTATTGATTTGTTATACAGTTGGATTAGTCCTTACATGCGTAACAAAATTTATACCATTTATATTTTTAACGGTTGCAGCACATCCTATTTCGCTTGCTATATTAAACAATAATAAATGTGGGAACAGAACAAAAAACTGTTCCCCAAAAACAAAAAAGTTCAATAAGAAGGAGAAAACATTATGGTAAGTTTGGTAAAAGGACAGAAAGTTGATCTTACAAAAGGGAACGCAGGGTTAAAGAAAATTCTTGTCGGTTTAGGATGGGACACAAATAAGTACGATGGAGATGATTTCGATTTAGACGCATCTGCATTTCTGCTTGATAAAAATGGAAAAGTGACAACTGATAAAGACTTTGTATTCTTCAACAATCTGGTACATCCGAGTGGAGCAGTAAAACATATGGGAGACAACCTTACTGGATCTGGCGATGGAGATGATGAACAGATTATTGTTGACCTGGCAAAAATCCCGGAAAATATCGAAAAGATTGCATTTACAGTAACAATTTATGAAGCAGACAGTAGAATGCAGAATTTCGGTATGGTGTCTAATGCGTATATTCGTATGTCAAACGAGGAAACAGGCGAAGAAATGATTAGATATGATCTTGGAGAAGATTATTCTACAGAAACATCTATGGTTCTTGGAGAGTTGTATCGTCATAATGGCGAGTGGAAATTCAATGCGATTGGTGCTGGTTATGCTGGCGGTTTAACTGCACTTTGCAATGGATATGGATTATAAAGGGAGGAAACGAAAATGGCAGTTAGTTTAACAAAAGGTGAAAAGGTAAATCTTTCAAAAGTGGTGGAGAAACTGGCGAATGTAACCGTTGGTCTTGGTTGGGATGCAGCGGAATACGGAGATAGTATTGATTGTGATTCTTCTGTATTTGTACTTAAAAATGTAGTTGGAAAGTCTGGAATGTTCGGCTTATTTAAGAAAGAAGAGAAAGCAAGATTAGTAAATGATGAGGATATCATTTACTATGGTCACAAAAAACATTCAAATGGTTGTGTCAAACATCATGGAGATAATTTGGTTGGTGGCAGTGTAGGTGATGATGAGCAGATTTCAATAAATTTGAAAGAAATGCCGGAAGATGTTACTAGACTGGCTGTTGTAATCAATATCTATAATTGTAGAAACAGAGGGCAACATTTTGGCATGATTAAAAACTGTTTTGCACGTATTGTAGATGATGCGACCAAAGAAGAAATCTGCCGATATAATTTATCAAATGACTATAACGGTTGTACAGCACTGATTGTGGCTGAGTTCTACAGAGAAGATGGAGAATGGCATTTTGAAGCTGTTGGAAAAGGCACACATGATGGCAGTATTTCAGAACTTGCAAGAAGATACAAATAGAGTGGAGGAAAAGTAGATGTCAGTAAGTTTGAATAAAGGTGATAGAGTCGAACTTTCAAAGGACAGCAGAGTGAATGCGGTTTCCGTGTGTTTAGGTTGGGACACAGCTAAATACGATGATGATGGAGATTTTGATTTGGATGCGTCTGCATTTGTTATCGGTAGAAATGGCATGACAAGAAGAGATGAGGATTTCATTTTTTACAATAATCTGCAGCATCCTAGTGGTGGTATCACTCACAGTGGAGATAACCTTACCGGCGGTGGAGATGGGGATGATGAAGTAATCAAAGTCGTTCTTAATAAACTTCCAAAATATGCCGAAAAGGTTGTGTTCTGTGTAACAATTCACGAAGCAGAGAGAAGAATGCAGAATTTTGGAATGGTCGAAAACTCTTTCATTAGGGTGGTTGATGACAATACTGGTAGTGAGATTACACGTTACGACTTAAAAGAGAAATTCGGAGATTCTACTGCAATTATCGCAGGTGAAATCTATAGAGATGGATCTGGTTGGAAATTCCACGCTGTAGGGGATGGATTCAATGGTGGACTTTTCGACTTATGTGAAAAATTTGGAATTGAGGTAAAGTAAAATGACAGTAGGTACAAGTAATTTAGTGATATTCGTTATTGCTATTATCCTGGTTGTTGGAATTATTGCACTGATTTTGAATAAGACATTTTTCAAACAGCTTGTGATTAAATACAGAGGAAGAACAGAAGAGATTGCAAGACAGGATGCAGCGACACCACAAGGTGCAACGGATTATTTCAATAATGCAATCAGAGAAAAAGAAACTTTATATGGGGATGCAGAACGTTCATATGTTGAGATTGCTGGAAAATTAGACGAGTCCGAAAAGGAACAGTATCATTTGAAGAAAGAACTTATGAAGATTGATAAATCTATCAATGATTGTCTGGACGCAAATGACGAAAACGGTGCTAGACAGTATGCAATGAAGAAAATCACAGTTCAGCAGAAAATTGATACTCTGAAAGATACAATCGAAGAGTTTAAGAAAGCGAAAGATCAGCAGGATGAAATCAGAAAAGCGGTGAAACAGGAACTTGACGAACTCAAAGAAGAGAAAGAAAGAACCGTTTATCAGATGGAAGCGGATCAGCAGATTATTCAGCTTCATGAAGGTATGAATGCAAGTGCAAGTTCAAGTGAAAGCGATCACATGTTGGAAAGAGTGCGTGAAGGTGCTAAAAAGACCAGAGAACGTGCAGCCGGAGCGCAGATCGCCTATGATACAAGTGCAAAAGCACAGGATCGTAGACTGGAAGCCCAGGCAAGAAACAGAGAGGCTGATGAACTTCTGGCAGAAATGAAAAGAAAAAGAGGTAACAACTAATGATTGTACTTAATATTGGAGTTTTCTGCTTGTGTATAGTTGTTCCGTTTGTAACTGGCTACTGCGTAGGACGCAAGAAAAGAAAGTAGTATGAAGTAGTAGTTGGTGAAATATCCAACTACTATTTTTAAAATGAGGTAAATAAATGAGAGTAATTGATCCGAATTTGGACGGAATCACTCATATCAATGTGTATAGTGGCAGCAGGACAGAACTTGGTAGAATGCTGAGTAATTTCTGTCGGGAAGAGATATACACAAAAGATGGGCTGTTTATGTCAGTTGAAGCGTATTGGTTTTGGCTAGGTATTTCGCCGGATTGTAAAGAAAGAGAATGTATGCGTGATTTATTTGGTTATCAGGCAAAGGCAAAAGGTACATATTTGAGAGAAGTATATCCCGGAGAGCAGATAGAAGATTTTCAGGATAGAATCATTCGGGCGATATGGTACAAAGCCAAAAGACATACAGACTTATTTTTGCCGGAATATGAAAATCTGCCACTGAAACATTATTATGTCAACAGGAACGGATTAGTGAGAGATGTGTATGGCAAATACTGGTGGATGATAGAAGCCGAAGAGAAAATGAAGAGATACATTTATGAGGTTAAGAAACAGCTATGAAGAAATTGAAAGTAGTTGCGTTATTAGTAGTTATGGTGTGCGGATTGGTCGGGTGTAAGGAAGACGTAGAAGTACATACAGAATATGCCAAAGCACAGCCGTTACAATTATATACAGAGGAAGTCGTGCAAGAAACTGCAGAACAAGTAAAAGTAAGTGCTGAGATTGCTATAGAGGAAGCGGAGAAGGAATTTTCGCCATATTATGTAGCGGTCAGTTCTTTGAATATCAGGCAAGCACCAGATATAAATTCTTCATTGGTTGGCAACTTGGTATTTGGCGATTATGTAAATGCGTATGTAGATAGAGAATGGGCAGAACTTGATAATGGTACATATATAAGTGCAGAGTATTTGACAAGTGAATTGCTATATACAGCTTATGCAGCACCATATACAAGCGGAATGAAAAGCTATATGCCGTATAGTGTTGGAGATAGAAGTATTTTCGCACAATCAAGTAATCAGTACAAATTACAAGAATTATGCAACACTGGGAATTACGGCATCCGGCAATATAAGGGCAGATATTGTGTGGCGATTGGTAGTTATTTTGGAACTGCAATCGGACAGTATTTTGACTTGATTTTAGAGAATGGCGTTTCAATACCTTGTATTATGGCAGATCAGAAAGCAGATTGCCATACAGATGACAGTAATATTGTTACGGTTGCCAATGGCTGTATGACAGAATTTGTGGTTGATTTTTCCAACCTCAATAGTGATGCAAAAAGAATGGGGGATATATCCTACTGTTCCGAAGATTGGAAATCAAGAGTCGTAGAAGTAAGAGTGTATGATATGAATGCACTTTCTGAATAGGAGAATTGAAGTGGACAAAGAAGATATTAAGAAATTATGTGAAGAACGTGGAATTATATATAAAGCGGATTTCATGGATGGATTAAGCGAAAAGCAGTTTGATGAGGGATGTATCAAGCTCTATATACCGGCAGATGGAAACGGTGGTTGTGGAGAAGGAATCTGGGGTTGGATTACGCCGGAAGATAAAGAGAAGTATATGGACGATAATTTCTACGGAGAGATTAAAGCTGTACTTTGCAATAATCCAATTAACTATTTTGGAATCTTGTTTTGGGGTTGTGAAATCCCGATTATTTGCCAGGGAGAAGATAGACCAATACTTTCGGAAGGCTACATTAAAAATGTGTTACTTCCAATCGTAAACAAGCAAAAATAATGAATGGAGAACATGATGAGTGAATTAGATATGAACTGGGAGCTTTTGGCGAATAAGGATTATGCGTTTCTGACGGAAAGCCCCCTCTTAGGTAATAATATTCTTCTTTTGACTTTGGGCGGTTCTCACGCATATGGAACAAATGTGGAAACGTCAGATATTGATGTTAGAGGAATTACTTATAATCCAATTGATTCTTTGCTTGGAAACAGAGTTTTTGAGCAGTACGAAGACGAGACAACAGATACCGTTGTGTATGGATTGAATAAAATGTTCAGGTTGTTATTGGAGTGCAACCCAAACACTATTGAGCAGCTTGGTTCTAAGCCGGAGCATTATATCATTCTCAATGATGATGGTAAAAAGCTGATTGAAAACAGAAAAATCTTTCTTTCTAAAAGAGCGATTTATACTTTTGGCGGTTACGCAAATTCACAGTTACGCCGGTTGCAGAATGCGTTGGCAAGAGACAGCTATCCACAGGCAGAGAAAGAAAAACATATTCTTGGATCAATTAGAAGTGCAATGAACAGCATTATTGAAAAATTCCATACAGTCAATGGAAAGCTGATTGAATATAATTTCGCCAATGACAACGGAAAAATGATTCATGCATATAAGGAATATAACCAAAAAATGCAGGAAATGGAACAGTTTAAAAACTTTGAATATGGATCACTTAACCTTTACCCGGATAAATCTGATAGAGAAGGAATGGACGTTGAAATTTATATGGACGCTTGCTTACATCATTATCCGCTGAGAGATTACAAGGGTATCTGGAACGGTATGAATACTATCGTAAAGGATTACGAAAAACTGGGTAAGCGAAATACGAAGAAAGATGACATGCATCTTAATAAGCACGCCATGCACCTTGTAAGACTGTATCTTATGTGTATTGATATTCTCACAAAGGAAGAAATCATTACATATCGTGCCGATGAACATGATCTGCTTATGAGCATTAGAAACGGAGAGTTCCAGAAGCCGGAAGGTGGTTATCGCCCAGAATTCTTTGAACTGGTTGATGATTTGGAAAAGAAAATGAAAGATGCAGCAGAAAACACAAGTCTGCCGGATTGCCCAGATATAGAAGCAGCTTATGAAATGCTTGTGGAAATGAACAAAAATCATATTCTGAAGATGGAGGATTATTATGACGGAAGCACATATTAAAGAAGCAACAAAAATGTTAGGTTGGTTCTTCGATAGATGCGGTAAAGTTCCGCACTATAAGGGAATGATGTACGTGAAAAACGCCGACAACTTAAAGGTATTACTTGATTCTGTTGTTGGTCGGATTGAGAAAGAAAACTCACAGCAGATTGAGAAAATCTATAATGAAGAAAATTCATATACGGTACATTTCAAGAACGGAAGTCATTTCTCTTTTGTGATTGTTGATACAGTGGTAGTAGTTGGAGAACATTGCCATGTACTGTTTGTGGACAGTAAAATCAGAGAGCTTGAATTAAGAAGTCTTGCGCCGGTAATTGATCCGTGTACAATGCCGGAAGGAAATGTAATGCTTAATCCGAAACCACTTTATTTGAGTATGGATTAAGGAGAAAGCAATGCAGATAGATAGAATTAAATATACAATGAAACATAGAAAAGCGTTCCGGGCAGTTGAAAAACAATTGCTTGGACACAATACAATTCGTGGTTACTTGCACGACCTGGATAAAGTGTTTCTGTATATGATTATGGATTATAAGCGTGCCCATAAGATACATAGAAGCCATTCCAGACACCACACTTTGAAAGCAAGGACACATGCGGATTATGTACAGATGGTTATAGACTGGGAATGTGCCAGACTCACAAAGCCGGACAAGCAGATGAATGCCAGAGAAACACTGGATAAGCTATATCCTGAGTTAAAAGATAAGGTTTTGCCGGTAATTGAAGAACTTGGATTATAACCAGATAAAAAGTAAATTTTATTTAGAAATAAGTGCTATATATGGTATTTTAAGATAGTTAATATACTATATATAGTACATACATAGGATGGTGGTGGAATATGGAAGAAATCGTTGAAATATTTTCGGAAAACAAATTTCAGAAACCGTTTGAAGATACTGTATATAAAGTGACTTGTTTATATAAAGGAAAAACAGAATTATATGAAAGAATGTTAATTGAGAAAGAATATAAATATAATTCTAGCAAAGCATTTTGTGATAAGAAATTTCAAGATGCTAGTTTTCATTATAGACATAAGCTATTGGAAGAGATTGAACAGCAATATAAAGTTAAGCCGGAAGATATAGAATATGAAATAAATGTTCATAATTATTCTGAAAATAAATGGGTAGATGAATATGAGAGATTGTGGAAAGGTGGAGAGAAAATATGAATAAACCATATGACGTAGGGTTTATCTGTGGACGTTTTCAGACGTTTCATAAAGGACATGAAAAGTTAGTTGAAACTGGGTTAATGCTTTGTGACAGACTTTTAATTTTTATCGGAAGTTCCCAGGAAGACGGAACAGAAAGAAACCCATTCAACATTACAACCAGAGAAAAAATGTTAAAAGAGATATACGGTGGGCGTGGCGATATCATGATTTATGGCTTACCAGACTTAACCACCGAAAATGATATTACTCCGGCGTGGGGAAGTTATCTACTGGATAAGATAGACAGATATATTTATAAGAAGCCGGATATTATGATTTACGGAAATGATGAGAGCAGATCTGCCTGGTTCTCCAAAGAAGACCTTAAAGGAATGACAGAGCTTATTATCAATCGTTCAGATTTACCTATTTCTGCAACAATGGTAAGAGATTATATGGTTCACGATCAGAGAAAAGAATGGATGCAGCTTGTAAATCCAAAACTTCATAAGATGTATGATGAATTGCGTATGCAACTTATGTCAGTTGAATACTACAAAAATAAAGTAACGGAGAAATAACAGTGAAAAGAAATAGTCAGTTTTGGCATTTGAAATTTGCCGATGATTACGATAAATCAAAAGAAACATTCCGGGAATACAGATGTAATCATGAGTTATATTACGACCATGACAAGAAAATGTGGGTACATCGTGCAGAATATACAGGCAGTTGGTATCCAGCAACATTCCCTTGTGGAAGTTATAAAGCTGCATTACGACATTTGAGAAAGCATGATGAGATACCAAAGGGTACACGATTTGTTTTAGTTAGTCGTTTTGTTGGTGGTGATAGAGTTTTAATGAAGAGGTAGAACATGAGAACGAATGATATTTTATTAGATGGATTTAATGATATCCGCACACTTCAAAGATATCTTTATATGTCAGATGAACATTATATTGAAATAGAAAATGTCATTGGAGTGAAACTGAGAATTAGAATGGGAGAAAACTTACATTATTATTGTAAAAACATGAATTTCCCAGATTTGCCAGATGCATGTTTTTCGGAGTCAATGACGAATAAAACTATGTTGGGTATTATTGACCAGTTAAAAGAGAATCCGGCAACTGAATACCCAAACAGTTTTAAGAATAGATGGGATGAGATAGTATCAATAACATCTGCAAACGTAGCTCAGAACGAATATAAATGGGCGAATGGAAGATACAGAGGGAGTGTATAAAATGCAATTTGAATACAGAGGCTATATAGGTGTTATTGGATATAGGAATTATTATATAAGAGATATGAATGGAAAAACACATGTGCAAGCGTTGTGTTGTGAAAAGCCAACGGAAGAAAACGTTAAAAAAGCTATAGATAGATTCATTAAGGGGAAAGAAGAAGGAAGAACATATTCATAGGAGTTATAAGATATGGTAAAAGATATTAAAATGCCAGAAAATGTAAAAATGATTCTTGATAAATTATCAAGTAAAGGGTATGAAGCTGTTATAATTGGCGGTTGTGTACGTGATTCTATCATGGGGATTGAACCTCATGACTGGGACATTGCTACGTCTGCCCAACCAGAAGAAATAATGGAATGTTTCAAACACTGCAATCTGATGAAAGCTGGATTAAAACATGGAACAGTAACCGTTATCATTGACCATGAACCATATGAGATTACTACATACAGAATTGATGGAGAGTATTCAGATCATCGAAGACCTGATTCTGTTGATTTCACATGTGATTTAGCAGAAGATATTATGCGCCGAGATTTCACAATCAATGCTATTGCGTATGACGGAGAAAATATTATTGACTTGCATGACGGCATTGGAGATCTGCAGAAAGGAATTATCCGTTGTGTTGGTAATGCAGATGCAAGATTCAGAGAAGATCCGCTTAGAATTCTCCGGGCGATTCGATTTGCTGCAAGATTTGGCTTTAAGATTGAAGAATTAACTAAAAAAGCAATGTTTGATAATTGTGATATGTTGCGACTCATTGCAACGGAGAGAAGACAGAGTGAATTTACAAAAACACTTTGCAGTGAGCATGTCAGTGTCATCAAGGATTATGCTAAAATACTGAAATATGGTTTACCATGTATTGACAATATTAAAGATTTTGATAAGGCAGTACGTGCAGTGGAAATGTGTCAGGATATCAGTGAAAAATTAGCAATTTTAATTGACGAATTATCATTATCAGAGTATAATAAAGCTGTTAAAGTAATTTTGACAGCAATGAGATATCCAAATAAAGTAATCGCATCTGTTCAGAATATTTTTGCTGCAAAGAAAATGGTAATTACTAACTCAGATGCGTGTATCAAAAATATGTTGTACAAGTTTTCACTGGAAGATGTGAAACATGTTTTAAGATATAAACACGCTAAAATAAATGCAAGCGATAATATAAGTGAAGAAACACTTGCAAAAGTAGAGAGCATGATTAAACGTGCAGAAGAATTAGCTGAATCAGATGAATGCTATAACTTAAAAGGTCTTGCAATTAACGGAAATGACTTAAAACGACTGGGAGTAAAAGATCTTAACATCAAGTGGATGTTGGATGGACTGTTAAAATTAGTAACCACAAATCAAGTAGAAAATTCGAGGGACGTATTGATCGAGGTGGCAAAAATTTCCATGTTATAATTTGGTTTATTATTATTGACTTTAGTAAGGTTGATATGTATAATAAGAACATACGTTCTAAGTGGAACTTTCGCTACCTGGATGTCGGAAAGGGGAAAAATAATGTTTTTTATTTACGAAAAGAATGAGTGCCATGTAAATGTGAAAGATGAATTTGCAAAAGCTACGTCTGGTGATTATATAGACATGCTTGATGCATTTGGCATTGAGTTACATAGTTTATCTGACAATCCAGAATTCGGCAATTCTACTGTTATGTTAATGATGTATAATAATGGAAGAATTACCATTGAAATTGTTGACGCAAAGGAAGATGATTGTAAAATCATTGATCCAACATACACACAGGAGGAATATAGAGAAATAGAAGAATATTTAAAACTCGAATAATCGAACATCTACTATCAGATAAAAATAAAGTATTACTGGAAAACTTGACATTTCTGTTTTCTGGTGGTATTATTAAAGTACAAACAAAATATGGAAAGGGGACGCACATATGAAAGCATCTGATAGTAGAGAGCATCTAATTACTAAAATTGAGAATTTAGTTTTAAACTCAAGTCCAGATAAAATAAACAAAATTGAAGAAGAAGTTAGACATGACGGTAAAATCTCATTAGGCAGTTTTCTTAGAATAGTATCAGGGAGAGCCGATTTAGATGAGCTGAGTGATGCCGAATTATATTGGCTGACTTTTGCCATATCCAAAGTATCAAAAGGTTTTGGTGTGCCGGAAGATTATTTTGAAGACGTAGAAATTCAGAATTATAAATATTATGATCCACAAACAGATAATAATAAAAAAATTGGTTATCCGTTAGTCTTTAGAAATGTTTCAAAATTGGCAGATAACCAGTATATGTTTCCGTTAAGTGTCAGAGAAATTAAAGAATTAAAAAGTGCAAATCTTTTGCAGATTATTCCAGAGCTGCAGCGTAACCATAAAAAGGATAAATATGGAGATTTAAAAACAAAGGTTAATCGCCAAACAGCGCAACAGATTTCCAATCTTATCAATGAGGGAAGTTTTTTCTATAACGGAATTCGTTTCAATTTAATGGATGACGGTGATAGTGATATTCCAGTTTATGACGAAGAAGCAAAAACATTAACTGTTTCAAATGGTATTATTATTGTTCCAGATGGAAACCATAGAACAATAAGTTGTGAATTAGCAAATAAACATTTAGATGATTGTTTTGGTGTATTTTTCACATATTTCTCACCACAGAAGACAAGAGAATTGCTTAATCAGGAATGGACAACAGTGCCGATCCCGAAACGACATAGAGAGGCAATGAAACCTACAGTTGCAAATAAGATTGTAGATTCAATTATGAGAAGCAGCGATGCCGATGAAATTTATGTAAAAGGTATCGTAAAAGATGGAATGGAACTCCGGGCAAATAATGGGTTTATCCTTTATATTGAATTGGCAACGGCAATTTCAAGATACTATGATACAGATAATCTTACATTCAAAGCACAGCAAGATGAATTGAGAGACTGGCTGATTACTTACATGAATTATCTTACAATGTTATTGCACGATGATTTTATGAATTATAAGAAAGCGAAGAGAACCTCTTGGTCTGTACACTATATGGCATGGCATTATTATATAATGATTAGCAGATATATAAAAGGCGATGACAACTGGCGTGAAGAGCTAAAGAGAATTATAGCTGAAACCGACTTTTCAGATCAAGAAATTAGAGAATTCTTTGTTAAAAATAATCGCAGGAAAGTATATGAATTCTGCAATGAGAAGGAGGAACAGTTATGTACAACTCTGAACAAAAACAAACTTTCTTAAATACTATTACAAATGATAATTCATATAGATCATTCCAAAGAGTTTTCAAAGCTGTACAGGATATGGAAGAAAAATTTGGAAAAGATATTTGTGAGATGAATGTTGATGAACTTCTAACTGTTCTGGATTTCAAAACGGGAGTGCGAATTACAAATACCGAACAAACAATGAGCTTATTGCGTTCATATGTTGATTGGTGTATTCAAAATGGTAAGACAACTAGCGAAAATAATTTTGATAAAATCAGTTCTTCCGAAGTAGATAAGACTAGAACTTGTCGGGCAAGATATGTCAAATCGCCGGTAGAATTTGAGGAAATGATTAAAGTTGCATTTGGTATGAATGTCGATTATAATGAAAGCACTGAAATACCAAACGAGTTAATGGTAAGGTTATGTTATGTTGGCTTAGAGAATGAAGAAATTGTACTTTTGGAAAAGGCTAATGTAGATTACGAAGCAAAGACGATTAAAAGCCCACTTTATGATTGTGTTTATCATGTTTCCGATAGAATTCTGAAACTTTGTAGATTTTGTGCGGAGCAAGAAGAAGTATTGCTTATGGCAAAATTCGGTATGCGAAAAGAAAGAGTATGCAGCAACAAGTATTTATTTAGAAATCGACTGGGTACATTACGTGGAAAATCAGAAGATTCTCCATTGAATAAATTAGTTATCCCAAGAAAAGTAAAGGCATTTAGCGATGCGTATGTTGAAAGTACAGGAAATTATAAAGCTATATCTTGCGATAAATTACGTGAGAGCAAGATGCTTTATAATATCTATGAATCTGGCGAAACTTTTGATATATATTTTAACAAAGTAATTCTTCCAGATATTAAGATGCGCAACCCGGAATATACAGAGAGAAAAATCCAGGAGAGAAGACGTATTCTCAAAGGTATGTATGATTTATATAAGGAAACTTTCTATTAAGGAAAGGCGAGACTGGGATCTCGCCAAAACCTTGCGATAAACAACCAAAAATAAATGAAAAAACTTTTAAAAACCTATTGACATTTTCCTGAAATATGGTATTATATAATTGTTCAAAGGAACAGAGAAAACACTGGAAAAGCTAATAAGGTAGCTTAAAAAATAGGTTCGATTCCTAATCCATGTGATCGGCATTTCGGGGCTTATCTCCGTGAAAAAGTTGTGTTTGTTTGTAGAACGGACAACTCCGAAATGCCTTTGAAAATAATATAAACAAGCAATAATAAATGAGCTGACGTAGTTCAACTGGTAGAACATTTGATTATGAAAAATGCACTTAGAATTAAAAACATCTTTTCTTTCGTACCATAAGTGCTAACAGCAATAACAAAGCCACTCAAACAGTTGTTGGTTCGAGTCCAACCGTCAGCATTCGGCAGAAATGCCACAAATGTATAAGAAAGACACATACAGCAAATTCAAAAAAAGGATAAAGCAAAACTCTACAAGTTTAGTGAAGTGGTTCAAATCCACAAAAATGAAGTGTCTTGAAAATGTGAATATGGGAGTGATCCGGCGGTGCTTTTCAAGGCGCATCGGGTGGAGAGCGCATACAGCAATTTTACATAAAAGGAAACTCTTCAAAAGTTTTAGTTACGGTTCGACTCCGTACACTCCCACAATTCCACCAATTAAAAAATGGGTAAGTGGCGAAATTGGCACACGCAACGGCAATTTTTATACACATGTGTTTAGTTGACAAACACATACAGCAATTTATTTAAGTAGAAGAAATCAGAAAGCCGTGTCTTGCAGGTTCGAGTCCTGTCTTACCCGTTAGCACCATGAAAGTATGCAACTTTGTTTAGTTGGAAATGAAAGAATATCGCACCACAAGAATCGTATGTTTTGTGTGATTAAATGTAGCGAAAAGGTATCGTGAAAGGCTAATCCATTGGAGGTCGTGCATGGCTTCGCTTTATGGTGCAACCAGGATTATTAGCTCAGTTGGTTAGAGCATCCGGCTCATAACCGGGCGGTCACTGGTTCGAGTCCAGTATGATCCATTTGAGCAATTTCAAACGCTCAACATTTTGATTTTTGTAGCTTGGTTTTAGCGAAAGCTGTGGAAACTATCTGTAAAATAGGGAGATAGTGTGTCTCATATGTGAGGTTTGTATGAGAAAAATTAAATATTTGCCACCGTAGCTCAACTGGATAGAGCAACGTAAATCGAAAAACGTGTCTAGTATTAGACACAGACAGCAATTTTTCAAGATAGCATGTTAAGCCGTAGGTTATAGGTTCGACTCCTATCGGTGGCGTTGGCGAGAGTATGCAAGAGGCTTAAGCAAATGATACAAAAATGTGCTTAGTTCTAGCACACACAGCAAAATTCTCAGAAGAAAACATTGATTCAAAATTGTAAGTTGAATTCGTGGGTTCAAATCCCACCTCTCGCCCTGGTGAAATGGTAATGAATTAGAATAGCAGCAATTCATATAGTTCCCCCGTAAAACAAGGTTGCCATTGATTCTTACCACACCATAAGCGTATGTAGCTCAGTAGGTTAGAGCGTCCACAAAAATTTTATAGAGCCTTGTATAAGGCTTTAACCGCAAATATTTTTAAAGAATTTGAAATTGAGGAAGGTGGAAGGTCACAAGTTCAAGTCTTGTCATACGCACTTATTCTAATTTTTATATACTTACAGCATAATCAATCAATAATAAAGTATGTAGGAATTATGAAATATAATTCAAAATTAGGAGGAATTGAACATGAGTTTCATGAATTCAATGAAAAGTACGTTGAATGAAGATTTCAACGAAAGCTACACAGAAAACGGCGCACTTGGATATAGAACAACAGGTAAACACTTGCTTGATTTGAATTTCAAGGTCGCATCTCTGAGAAAAGCCGATGCAGAAACAATCATTTCTGGATTCGATAAAGCGTTTTCAGAAGACCATATTCACGCACTTAAATGGTTATTCTATTTACGTGATGCGAGAGAAGGTCTGGGGGAACGTAGATCATTCAGAATCATCATGTCTCATTTGGCAAATGTTGAGCCGGAAATCAGTAAAGTGCTGATTGGTTTAATCGCTGAATACGGACGTTATGACGATCTTTTTTCTTTGGTTGGAACAGAGTGTGAGAAAAATGCACTGGAAGTTATTAAGAACCAGTTAATGAAAGACCTGGAAGCGAAGAAAGCGAATAAGCCGGTATCATTACTTGCTAAGTGGATGCCAAGCTGCAATGCAACTTCTTATAAAACGAAAGAAAATGCAACAGTTGTTCGCAAGTACCTGGGATTCACAGAAAGACAATATCGTAAGATTCTTTCGGAACTGAGAGAATACATTGATGTTGTTGAAAGAAAGATGTCTGCTAAGAAATGGGGCGAAATCAATTACGAAACTGTTCCGTCAAAAGCAAATCTTGTTTACAACAATGCATTCCTCAAAAACGATGAGGAACGCAGACGAGAGTATCTGGACAAACTGGAAAAAGGAGAGGCGAAAATCAACTCTTCTACGAACTTCCCACATGATATCGTACATAGTTATCTGAAAGGTCGCAGCTATTACAGATCCAATATAAAAGAGGATAAAGCTCTGGAAGCATTATGGAAAGCACTTCCTGATACAGTACAGGGTGATGGAAATACTCTTGTTGTCAGAGATGGTTCTGGAAGTATGATGTGTAGTGTTGATCCAAACAGTAGCATTACTGCACTGGAAGTCGCAACAGCACTTGCTATTTACTTCTCTGAGAGATGTTCTGGCGAATTCAAAGATAACTTTATCACATTCAGTTCAAGACCTGAGTTGATTGACCTTTCAGCGTGTAGTTCACTGGCAGAAAAAATCAGAAGATGTTATGCAGAAAATGACTGTTCTAACACAGACATTGAAAAAACATTTGATCTTATTCTGCAGACAGCTATCAATACTAATATGAAACAGGAAGATATGCCAAAGAATATCCTGATTATCAGTGATATGGAATTTGACCAGGCAACCTATTCATATGGATGGGGAGGTAGCGCAAGCACAGTAAATAAAACACTGTTCAAGACAATTGGCAGAAAATTTGAGAAAGCTGGATATCAGCTTCCGAGACTTGTGTTCTGGAATGTAAACTCACGTACCGGCACAATCCCTGTCAAGGAAAACGCTTTGGGTGTTGCTCTTGTAAGTGGATTCTCAGTCAATGTTGCGAAAATGGTATTAAGCGGAGAACTCGATCCGTATAAATGTCTGATTGAGCAGCTTGACACAGAGAGATATGCACCGATTGAGGCAGCAATCAAAGATTTAAAATAAAACAACTTCATACGTGGCAAAACAACCAAAGTAAAAAGTACAGAAATGCCTTGTAAGACACGTACAGCAAATAATAATGCAATCAACTTTTAATTGATAACCGCAAACTAAGTGTCTTGAAGAACGTATATTCCATAATGGTTAGACGAAGTGGCAGTGGTTGTAAGCACTTCTTCTAACCTTTTTGAATAGATATTTTTCAACATAGAGGTTATACATGAGAAAGTTAGCAACAATTCGTGAAATCGCAGAAATCAAGCCGATTCCTGATGCTGACAGAATCGAAGTAGCAAGAATTGATGGTTGGGAAGTTGTCGTGTCAAAGAAAGACAATTTTCATGTTGGCGATAGAGTGGTATATGTCGAGATTGACAGTAAGATGCCGGAAACGCCAGAGTATGAATTCTTGAAATCAAGAAAGTATGTTGTAAAGACTATCGTAATGAGAGGACAGGTTTCACAAGGATTAGTGATGCCGTTATCCATTCTTCCGGTAGGCGAATACAAACTTGGTCAGGATGTTACGGATGTCTTAGGAATCATTAAGTATGATCCACAGCTTGAAGAAGAAAATGCGGTTTTCGAGGAAAACAGAAAGAAAACCAGGAATCCAGTTGTGAAATTTTTAATGAGATATACATGGTTCAGAAAAATCTATCTCAAGAAGAATATGCACACAGAGTTTCCAAACTTTATTAAAAAGACAGATGAAGAAATCCCTGGTATGGAAAGCATCATTCGGAAGAAAGTAAGAAGAAAATGAGTGAAGCGAGAAAGGGAGTACCAAAAACAGAAGAATGGAAAAGAAAAATTTCTGAGTCAAATAAAGGTCG